ATCCTACACTATCAATAGTTAACGTCCATTCATCGGGAGTATATTCGGCTCCCACCCACCCAATAGCATTTATATCACATGGATCTGATGATCCGCCCAAGTCATCATCTCCAATTGGAGCATAATTAGCACGCCATTTTATTGCAACCTCATCCCACCATACCGTAAAACTAGGAGAACCCACACTTGCAAAGACACCACCGCATATACTACCAACTAACTCCACATTTCCAGCGTTAACCCCACCATCTGTTGTGTAACTGCAACATAGATAGGTGTAATCGTCTGGACACTCACAATTACATTGGCTTATATACTGCCCCTCTACGGACCAATAACTATTAGCAACCTCTAAATAGTCCGCCATCGCACTATCAGAAGGATCACATCTTGAATTAGTAGCACCGTAACTATATCCCCCAATAGGATCACTCATCAACCATGCTATATTACCCACATCCCATACCAATGTCCATATTCCATCAGCACCAGTACCAGAATACCCATTTTCTAGTGACCCAGAAAACACAATTGTTTCTTCAGGATAACCAGCATAAACACCATTAGCAGTGACATCATATGATATGACAGCACTAAGACAGTAAATTTCTGGACTACATGTAGGAGCTGGCATTACACTATTACAGGATAGGGGTTTCTAAATGCTGAGATAGCACTCAGCGTTGTAAATGTTGTTGGAACAAATACACTCAACGATAGAGAAGATAGACTTTCATATGTTGGAGACTCTACACTACCTTGAGTGTGAAAATTCTTAATATACATCGTTGATGGTGTAGTCAAACTCGATATTGGAGAACAGAATGTTAATGCGGGATATAAAATAGGATAAGCACTTAGATCAAAGTTTATTGTCACACTTGTTAGTGTTTGATATTCAGTTCTTTCCTTTTTATAATCAATGGAAAGTTTTCTACCAGCATTAGAAAAACGGAATCTTAACGTTTGATAATTTTTATTTGCTGATGCTAAAAAGAAATCGGTTGAAAGACTAGATAAGGCTTCATTAAAGATGACATTATTATCCTCATCTCTAATAATTAGAGCATCATGTTTTACTGCTGAAAGCGCAACACCCGGATTACCACTTATTGGTAAGGCAAATAATCCTGTGGAATCAAATGCTATTACAAGTCTTCCATTTTGAATAGGGGGGGAGATTGTGAAGTAACCTAAATATTGACCAGCATTTCCAGTTGATAGATTTGGGTTTGTGGTTAGGAAAGTGGCAAATGCGTGTTCTGTTCCTGTTAAAGCAAATGTAAAGCTCCAAACAATATCCCAATGCCCATTGTAATCGTATTTCGAATCTACGAAACCGAACTCTTTGGAATTAGCAGGTAAAAAGATATCATTTGGGTATGCCATTTGTTTTAGTAGTCGATTTTAACCATGATATTAGCATCCATAGTGTTTCCACCAGAATTTAATATCTTAATGTCACAGTGGTCAGTTCCCATATAGATCACTCTTGGTTCATAACCGAAACTATCTGTTCCATAAATTTGTGCCATAACAATATATTGGTCAGTCTGTAGAGGTTTTGCAAATGGTAGTCTGTAATGTCCGATTGATAGGGCATAAACACCAGTAAATCCTTTACTTGCTTCTTCAATACCACTTGCACCAACAAATCTGGTATACATTTGATTCGATTCAATCACCAAGTTTCCTGATAGGGGATTGATAGCGGATAGACTATAATCATATCCATCAAAATACAGATCCAAACCACTTCCTGTTTTTAATGTCTTTGTTGTAAGAACATTGGCAGGTATAAACGATGATAGAGAAATTTTACCATCAGTGATAGTTAGAGGAGCAGAGACAGAATCATGAGAAAAGTTTCCAGCGGATAGTGGTCTAAGTGTTAGTTTACCTTGATTTAGTCCTAATGGTGCGGATAATGCATCTGTGGAGAAATAACCAGCAGATAGAGGAGCCACTCTTAATCTTCCACCACTCAATATAATGCTTGGGGTAAGAGAGTCAGTAGTAAATGCATTTGCAGACAAACCAGCCAATGCGATTCTACCCGAATTAATGTATAGTGGTTGTTCCACAGCATCAGATGAGATATAACCAGCCGATAATGGATTTAACATCATGACATTATCAGCAGAAATTGTGATTTGACTTGTGCCAGAAGAGTAAACTCCCCCAACCAGCAACCAATCTGCTTCATTCGATCCTGTTCCTGTTTTAAGAACATATAATTTGTTGGTATCAGTTGCAAATGCAGAGTCTCCGATTACAGATGGATACAATGTGGGATCAGTTATAGTTGGTGCATCCCCAACAAATAGATTTCCAACAACATTACCACCACTTAAAAAACCATCTCCAACATATAGTCTCTTAAGATCGACTGTATATCCCAATTCTCCAGAATCTAGAACAAGAACTTGTCTGTCCGAATCTGGTCCTTGACGAACTACTAGTTTTAAAATTGTATTTTGTAGAATTTCCATGATTTATTAGTATTTGAAGATTGGTATTGCGAATCGTCCAACAGATTGACCCATTCTAGTTGTGAAGGCTCCCTCAAAACAGATGAAACCAGCCGAAGACAGGGTTACTACTTGACCATCTGCTGATAATGCAGTGAATCTAGTGATATTTGTGCTTGTTATAACCCCTGAAGGATCACCATTAAAGATTGCCGATAGACTATTTGTTACATTATACGAACCAGAAGAAGAACTACCTGTCAATGTTTGGAATATAGAAGAAGTTTGGTTGGTAACTCTTCCAAATTGGTCAACAGTAATTTTTGCCCACTCATTAGTTCCAGAAACAGCATCATTTTTGATACTGATAATTCCTTCAGAACTTTTTACGATTGAGATGTTGTCACAACTTACTAGATTTGTTGATAGAGATGTGATGTTGGAATCATAATGCAGACCAGCACCGAAAATTGCAGTATTTAACCCAACTCTTCCGATAGCATCTCTTGTGATTGTTCCACTATCGTCAACATCAGTGATGGTAGTTGATAGCGAAGACACTCCTAAATTATAACTTAACCCAGCACCAATCCAATCAGAATTAATATCATCGAATCTTAAGGTGAAAGGATTATAACCACTAAGTTTTGTCATTCCATTTGCATCAAAGTAAAAGGAATTAAAATCTGCATATAAACCAATCTTTTGATTAGATCCCCCAGACAATCCTCCACCTAATGCGGAAGACGAAATTTCTCTCTCATCAATACCACTAGCTTTTAAGGATAGTTGATATGCTGAGATCTCTAAACTTTTTGTGTTAAAATTCGATTGTAGAATTCCACTATCAATCATTATACCATTGGATACAGAAATTGGATCTAGGTATATTGCTGATATTGAACTGGTGTTGAGTTGAAGAGTTGATGTGGAATCAAATGAGAAGACAACAGGATCAACATCAATGATTCTAATTTCCCAACTCGATAGTTGAGTGTAATCTGATGCAGTAAGTTGCCAGAAAGTTTTATTAACAGGAACAATGTCTCCAATCTCTGCAATAACACCAGTTAAGGAATATGTATTGAGAAGACTAGGATGAATTTTAGCACCAGCCGAAACACCACCTAAAGTAGCACCATCTCCAACATACAATCTTTTGGTATCGACAGTATATGCAAATTCACCTTGTTCAAAGACTAATAACTGTCTTTGTTCATCTGTTCCTCTACGGACTTTAAATTTTGTAATTTCAACTTGTGGCATAAAATATTATTGGGTTCTTTTCCAAACATACACACCATATGTTGGAGGAGTTATGTCTATTTCAACCGATGGGGTGACACTTCCACCAGTATAAGAGAATGCTCTAGTAGTTATTGCGGCTCTGGTCTTAGTTGCACCATTTGCTACTTGATTATCTTGACCACGACCAGTTCCGTCACCATTTAATTGTCTTGTCCAGTATGTGTTATTAGGATCAATCCAACCAGTTGCGGGCAATCTTGCGTCATCTCTAGCAACAACAAGATACACATCGTTATTATTATCCCCTGTATATACCCCAACACCGTGATAGTGTTCTGGTATAGAAATTGTTCTGGTATATGAACCAGCATTGTCCCCAACTAGAAAATTGTTACCACCAACACCACCAATTAATGATCCTTGTGATACTTGTTCCCATACTGTTCTGGCTAGTCTTGAGCCGGGATTGACATTATCAATAGTTATAAGAATTGAATTAACAGGATGTAAAAGATTAATAAATTCGTAGAATAAGTCAGAAACATCTTTTAATCCTAACTTATTACCAGAAAGTTGAGTCATAATAGAACCAGTAGTGGTTCCTCCATTATTGGAAGGATATTCTAGATTCCCCACATGAAATGGGGAGGTTACTTTAAACCCATTCCCTTCTCTACCAATGGATACGGAAGTTTTATTACCTAAACCGTCATAAACTACAGTTTGGCCCGATTCTGGTAATTCCGCAGCATCTGCATGTAGAACCCCTTGAAAGGTTTCCTTAATTTTTCTGTTGAATAATGAACTCATTGTTTTTATTTATCATCCAAATACAATTTTCAAGTTTTTAGATGCTAATTTACAACAAATTAACGAGTTCTTTTCCATATAAAGACCCCATAGGAAGGAGGGGTGACATTTAAAGCTATTGTCGGTTCTTGTCCCTTTGTATCAAAACTAAACTGTGAAGTTGTGATAATAGCTTTATCTTGGTCATAACCATCACTTAAAATAATGTCATTTCCTCTAGTTCCAGAGTTTCCATGCGCTCTTCTAGCAATGTAGGATATATCCTCACTAACCCATCCTTTATCTGGGAGGGGTTGGTCTTTAGCTATAATAAAGATACCATTGTCGTTATTTTCTGTTCTATTTGAACTACCACTTACCCAATCAATGGCCCCTCTTGAGAACCTACCAACACCGTGATAGTGTTTTGGTAGGGTAATAGTTTTATTGAACTCACCATCATTATTTTCCACATCAAATTCTCCATCATCATCAACACCAATGATAACTTTAGCTTCTCCTACTCTTTCCCAAGTTGTTCCTATATATTTTGTACTTGGATCATCATCATTTACAGTGAGTATTATAGCTCCCACAGGATAGAAGACATTAATAATATCCTTAAACAATCTGATAGGGGGTTCAAATCCAATCTCATTTGATGAGAGATAAGTTGCAACAGATCCGATTGGGTTGTCTCCGATATTTTCTGGATATTTAAGATCACCAACAATCAATTCACCGTCCACAATAGCCTTCTCTCCCATTCTGCCAATAGATAGGGAAGATTCGTTACCATCACCATCATATAATGGAACAGTCCCTGTGTTGGGTAGGCGTTTACCATCAGCATGAAGATAGCCGTGATAAGATTTTGCTAGATATTTTGCACTTAGAGAGTCCATTGTTTTATTTAATTATGAGGTTCTTTTCCACACATACACTGCGTATGATGGTGGAGTCACATCGACTATCATTTCTGGGTCATCACCAGTCGAATTAAAGGCAAACTGTGTTGTTGTTATCATGGCTTTATCCTTTTCATAACCATTTTTCAACACCCAATCCTGTCCTCTAGATCCAGTATTACCCGAACACCTTCTACCAACAAATAGATCTTCTCCATCAGGAATATTCCATCCCTCTTCTGGTAGATCCAATCCTTTAGCTGTAATAAAAACAGCATTATCATCAATTTCTCTACTTCCTCCAGTGTCTCTTCCTAAGAATCTACCGATACCGTGATAGTGTTTTGGAAGTTCGACCCCTTTACTCCAAGGAAATCCATTAGAGCCTATTTCAAACTCCGAACCTCCAACACCAACTATTGCTTCTCCCTTTGCAATTCTTTCCCATGTAGTATTAGCAAATCTTGTTGATGGGTTTTCACTAGTGACCGTCATTATGATAGATCCAACGGGATGAATTAAATCCACAATCTCACTTATGATAGTTTCATTTTTCTTGAAATCTATTTTATTTGCAGAGAGGTGAACCATAATAGATCCATGTTCTACTCCATTACCAGTTTGGGGGAATGTTAAATTTCCAACACGAAGATTTCCCTTTACTGCTATACCCTGTCCCTTTCTTCCTATATTGATAGATGCTTCTCTACCAAGGCCATCATAAAATACTCCTTTACCAGTTTCTGGAAGTGCTTCTCCACTCCTATTATGAATAAGTCTGGTATAGGTTTCTGAAATATATTGTGTTTTTAGTGAACTCATATTATTCTAGTCTTCTCCATGCGTATACCCCATATGCTGGGGGTGTAATGTCTATTTTTAATTTAGGTTCTTTGCCTGTTGAATTGAAACTGTACTGAACAGTGGTAATAATAGCTTTGTCTCTATCTCCCCCATCGTTGAGAACCCAATCTTCTCCTCTAGTTCCTTCATTTCCGGGTTTTCTTCTACCCTTATAATCTCCACTATCAGAAACCCAACCTTGAGTCGGTAATGATTGTTCTTTTGCGATTATAAAAATGGGGTTGTCGTTGTTAGGATTACCAGCATCTACAGGATATTGTGGATCGGCGTTGTCTTCACTATCATTATCAACATATCTAAATGTACTTCCCCATCGAACAACATTTGTTGGTAGGTAATACCATCCATTAGAGGTATATCCACCATATGCTCTCACAGTGTTCATACTAACACCAGCCTTAGCTGTTCTACCCACTCTATAGTAAGTCTTTGTTTGGTTATTAACAGTCTTTTTAGCAGTTATTCTTCCTTTGAATCTTCCAACACCATGATAGTGTCTAGGTAATTGAACTTCTCTTGTCCAATCTGAAACATTTGAACCAAGCTCAAACCCACCACCAACACCAACCAATGTTGTTCCTTGTGCAATTCTTTCCCATTTTGTGTTTTCGTATTTTTGATTAGGATCGATAGCATTGTCAAACATTATAACAGTTCCCACTGGATATAGTAGATTGACTATTTCGTTGATAGTAGATGTGTTGGGTCTGAACCCCATTTCATTTGTTGATAGACTAATCAAAAACGATCCTCTACCAGCACCATTAGTATTGTTTGGATAGTTTAGCTCTCCGACCTGAAGATCGTCAACCATGATACCATCACCACTTAATCCCAAAGAAAGACAAGACCCTTTTCCAGCACCGTCATAAAGACGAGAGATTGACCCTTGGGTGAAGGAATCGTCATTATTCTGGAGCAACCCCTCATAGGTGTCAGAAATATATTTGTTGGCTAGTGAACTCATTACTTTTATTTAAGGGTTAAGAATCAGTTTGTGGGGTGATTAGATTAAGCTGAACGTCCTCAATCGTTGAAAGTATTCTCTGCATTGCTATAGCATTGATAGCCTCATTTCCATTAATGTATAGGTCATTTACACCGAAATCAAACTCTTTTAGGGGTTCGCTTTCAATTTCAAATTCCTTAATATTGTAGACAGCATATGCTTTACTGTAAAGGTTAAGAGTATCGTTGATTAGATTTGCCAATGAAGAATTTATATAAGGTCCAATAGAAGATTCTGAACAATTCACTCCTGTAAATTGTTTAGGAATATTGATGTCAACATTATTATTGTATCTACTGGTCAGGGGTTGATACATTGCGTAAATTCTTCCCTTATTGTGAAGAAGTAGATACATACTGTCATTGACAATACGCTCAGTCACTGTGAGATTGTTATATTCATTTTCCTCAGTTATGCCGAACCCCCATTGAACATATAAATCAGTATGTAATTCAAATGCATTGTTCCATTTGTAAGGATCGTAATATAGTAGATTACTTGTTTCCAATCTTCCTGTTGGGTATGTTGGATTTGAAATATGTCTGGTCTGATATTCCTTTTTATTGAAGGTATAAAACAGATCAGAATCCAGTTCGGAAAATCTTATACCATATGGAGAGTCTATATCTTTAATACTTTCAATCTTTAAGTTTACTGTTTTGGAAATATCAGAAATATCAACGATCATCACATAAAACCCATCATCCTTTTTGTTCAGAATTATAATTAAATCATCAACAGTCCTTACATCTAAATCTTTGATTGCTCCTACTCCATATTGAGCTAAGTTTATCACCCTAATTTTATCCTGTGAGTATTTGTTGTGTATTACCAGAGACAATTCATCTTTACTTAGTGATGTTCTAATATTCTTACCGAATTTGATAAGATCCAATCTTGATGTTGTGGTGATGTATCCCCCATCGTTCCAGAGAACATCGGCATCATCCCAATCTAAATCAACTAGATTCCACTTATTGATACCAGTTCTTATAGTAACATCCTGAATTCTTATTCTGTCTGTTAAGAATAATTTTCCACAAGCCATGAAGTTGTCGGAGTCGTATATATTAATAAACTCCTTATTAACAAATATGATTTTACCTTCATCGGGATCATGATATACGCCGAATGTTTTGTCCTTATAGTTAAGATCTGAATCTTCAAGCGGGGTTACAGAGAGAATAGCCAAAGGTATATCCCTTACAAAACTTCCACTCAACACATAATTATTCAAATCGTCAGCACAAATATATTTAAAATTCTTATCAGAATCCATGATAAGAGTTCCAACTTCAATATTATCTAAGAAATCAAATTCTTCTGGAGGAGTAGGGTCAATGAATTCTACTCCTGAATATGTGGGGTAACTAACCATCAACCCATTTTTACCAGCATAGAAGTGGTTTACTGTAGGATTGAAATTATAGATTTTATAATTGTCAATCAACATACTCTTAAAGGTTAAGAGGTTATTTCTATCTATAGTTGAAGTGATTTCATTATATATTGACTTATTTAAAATATCTAGAGGTTGAGTATATATGCTCTGAATACTCTCTAGGTTTTTATATGAGTTGTTAAACTCTAACTTGTTTAAAAAGGTGTCGGAAAGAAAGGTGTCCTTGGAAACCAATTTCTCACTATCAGTATCCTTATACTTTCCAGTATAGGCATCCCCATTTTCATCTATGTGAAAGAACCCTGTATAATCAATACCATTCAACTGAAAGGCTTCTCCAGTTGTATATTTAAAGTAGGTGTTTTGGGTATATAAAGTTGGCATCGTTATTATTTAAACTGTTTGAACTTGATTGATCTTACTTTGGTGTTAGTAGGAACAATATCGTTAATACTTTCTTCTAAGTAACTCTTAAGTTTATCAGTATCAATCTGTGTAGTATCAATGTTTTTAACTAATACATCTACATTGTTTGACATGTATGTAGAAGAATTACAAACATCTTGTAAAATGTCAATTTGATCGATATTGTTTCTCATACCGCATGGTAGAGTTAGAGTTATATCATCAATAGTGATAAGACCCCTCTGTAGAGGAAGAATATAGGCTTCATCCTTCGGAGTATACTCAGTATTTAGAACCACATTAGAAACCAGATCCCCCTGATACTTAACAAGTTCTGTCTTTATTCCTTTATCGAAGATTGCAATATCACCATAGAGAACTTTCCATCTTGTATATTTGTATGGAGAGATGTTAAAACTGTAAATGATATCATTGTTGAGGAATAGATATGCTTCTCCACTAATAGAGTCGATGGAGAATGAGAATATATTTTTCTTCAATTTTTTAATGGTTGCAGAGATTGGATATTCCTCCAATCTTTCAGTAACAGGATTGAAAATGGCATACATGAAATGTAGTCTAAGACCAGTCTTTCTAATTTGAATTCTGGATTTAATATTATTGGTTCCACTCTCAATCACCCAATTATCATTACCTCCCCAGAAATCGAAAGTTAAAGTAAATTTACCAGACTTGTTGATTTCTTTGAAGTAATTCTGTGGGTATACACTGTTAAGAACACTACATGGAATTCCTTCGGGTGTTTCTGATCCAACAAATTCTGGAGAGAATCTCTCATAGATATAGGTTGTATCGGCCTCAAAGTATAGATCACTGCGTTTATCAATGACTTTAATATCCTTAAGTAAGTTTTTAAGATCATTATTATTTTCGATAATGTTTTCTAAAAACTCATCATAGGTTTTGTCGGTAAATGTTTTTGCAACAAGGGCTGCTTCCTTCTCGATAAGGTCAGGATAGTAGTATCTATCGACCCAAATTGCTTCAGTTCCACCGGGACTTCCTGATAACCAAGTGCAAAGAAGGTGTTGATTATCCTTGCTCAATATAGGATCATCTGATACCCTGTAAATTTTATCTGCATACTTTGGAGATGTGAAAGAAAATGAACCCGATTGTTTAAATTTAGTGTCATTTACATTTATTTGGCTGAAAGGATACATACTTTCAGGAGAAACGAATTCATTTTTTCCCGGTTTGATTACATATGACTGATTGTAGAATACATAATTCAATTTCAAGTCATTACTTTCCTGTTGATCGATTTCATCACAGATTGATGTATACTCTCTAAAGGAACTAATGTAAAAACTGATAGTATCTCCCGACAACATATTGTTGGAAGTGCTGAAAGTATCGTCTTGTGTGAGATGATTCTTCAAGTTTATAACATGAAGATTATTATCGTAATCCATAATCTTTTTATGAATTAGGAAGTTCGATCTTAAACTATTCATCTTCTTGGTGTGATCCACCATGTTGTTATTGTTGTTGTATACAATATATGAAAAGTTTGGAGTAGTGTTCTGTGTAGTATAAACATCTCTTGTCAATCGGAAAGGATCATATACATAATCAATAATATTGTTCTTCAGAACCAGAATGTCCCCCTCTTTTCTTACAATAAATGATCCATCATCAGTCTGTTTGAATAACAGGAAGTAGTTTCCGTCACTTTGGAAGGTGTAGTTGAAGTCCTGCGGCTTGCTTGTATAGGCAGTTCCAGTAGGAATTACTCTTTCGTTGGCAAAAAATAGTTTATTATCCTCATCAGCGACCAGATAGTATTTGAGGTCGTCTTTTTTGAAATAGATATTACACTTTCCGTATCCTTGGAACTCGATGTAGAATTTATCGGAAGCCGTGCTGCTGAAGACCCCTATTCCATAGTTCTTATATTGCTTATAGTTGCCGTAATATACAAAATAATCAGGATTTACGGCCTCAAATGTTAAAAATTGTCTACCATATTGAATTTTTGTCAGAATGGTCTGACTTTTTATGGTATTTTTAGAGGTTTCGAAGATATCAGTGAATAGATATTCCCCTGTCAGGTAGAAATTACTATAATTGATGGTCTTTTCATCATTAAAGTTCTGAAAACAGGTAGGAAAGGTTATCTTGTAGTTACCCGGATAACTTCTTACTGCTTGCTTTACCCCCACCCCCATTAAGCTACAGCTTAATTTAGGAGATTCGAAGGTAGATAAACTATACGATGAAATATACACAATATTATTTATCTAGGTTATTCATTTCGAAAATTTGATTATCTATCGAACCCTTAAAAATGTAGTTTTTGGGGTTATTATCCTCTGGAAGTATGACAACATCTTGAATTTTAAGGTCTTGGATGGTTTCAAAGAAGTCTCCAGAACGTAAACTTACTGGTATGTTGAAATATGAGTAATTGTAGTCAGAATAGATAACTATGACTTGAATATTAAATGTCTTATATAATTTTGTTTCAGATGGGTATAGGACTTGGCTTTGGGTAGTGCTTGTAATCGGAAAACGACTAAACACATTAACTTCAGTTCTTAAAAGAACTCTGTAGGGGTCATTTTCAATAGTCTGCACATTTCCATTACCCCAATCTATCACGATTTGGGTTGGAATTATCTCTTGATATATATTTTCAAAATTTAAAATAACATTTGTTACATCCTCCACATTTTGGGTTGAAAGTGTGGTGGAATATGATGTAGAGTTAGATGATAGTGTTATAGTATAGGTGTTCATATTACAATCTCCTCATTTACGATTTGTGTACCATTAGACGATAGGAATATTGTCAACGTTGAGGCAAAGGATGACAGGAAGGTGTTAGTTGTCTTGATATTGGATAGATCCAATCCACGCTTATCTATAAATTCCACATCGGGATTGAGTATCCAATCGTAAGACACAATCTTTGGAAAGTAGTTATGGTCTTTTAGAACAAGAGATATATTGAAAACATTATTCACCTTTGAGTATGTCAACTTAGGAGTATCTGCTGCAATGTATTCCACCAATTCACCAGTCAATGTAAAATATTCAAGATTTGTTGTTGCTGTTGGGAACAATAGATAGTTCTTGAAGTTGATAGGATCGAATTTATAGATTTTTGGAAAGACTCGGAAATCTCCATCTATAAACGACCCTGTTGCCGATACTGTGCAGTAATAGACACTATTATCAACTTTAAATCTGTTTGAGATTTTGTTGAAGTTGTCGATATTGTGGGTATAACTCTTAGACCCAACGATTGGTTCTTTGAATTGACCATCAGCGAAGTTAATCTTTTCAATAACAAGATAATTATCAGTTTCAATTATCATGTTGTCATAAATGACCTCAAACTTTCTAATACCACCACTCAACTCATTGACGATAGCAACGGAGTGTCTATCAGTAAGGTATGGCAATGCGCTGAGAAGAGGAAGAATCGACTTGTCATAAGAATTCTTAATGTATATATCTCCCTCAAGAGCATTATAGGTGGATTGTGGTATTAGTCTAGTAGAACTGTTGCCATCCATATCGTCAATATAGAGACTGTTCTGTGTTACTCCGAAACTTTGAAGGTTATCGTAGAATGATCCACAATCAATAACTCCAAAGGCACTTGTTTTTGGGAAGGTTAAGAAGTTTGCAGTTAGAGATGGGTAGAGAGGATCAAGTAATGCTCTTTGAAGAGGACTGATAGCATTGACTCCTCCTTCCAGAAGGGTAGTATAATAAAACTCATCAGTTGATAGTTCAAATGCTGATAGATCAGAAGATACGGGATCTGCATATGCTGATAGGTTTGGTTTAAGTATAAATCCAGCATCTATAAATCTTTCGGTCTTTAACAGATGTGCTTCTGTTGCAGGAATGATGGGATAGTATGGATCAAACTTACCGAATGATAGAAATAGATCAACATCGGCTGTGGTGAAGAATCCTGTGTTTGTGGAAAGACCACTTCTAATAGTTTCAGAATAAGTTACATCATCTTCAGTGAAGTAGTTGAAATTATAACCCTCATTATAAAATTCATCGAAGAACTCATACCCATTAAATACTAGATTGTAAGTTGGAGGAGAGTTTGCATCAACATTGACAAAGTATCTATCAAACCCATCTTTGAATAGTCCGTAAGAGTTTCCATATATGTCCTTTTTGAAATCTGCGACATATCCAGAGTTAAAGATAGAGTTTAGATATTTCCTAACATTTGGGTCCAATCTAGATGTGTAACCATAGTATTTTGTATCAAACTTACTACTATTTGGATGGTTCTTACTTATTCCAGAACTTGTGTTTCTTTTTAATTTGGAATCATCGACTACGAATTGGAATATTGGTAGATTGTTGCCAAATATTTTTGGATCTGGAAAGAAGTAAAGAGAGTTTGGTTCAAGATTTCTGGAATTGATTACATACTCTTTATTGACCCCATCAATCATCACAAATGAAGTATTAATAGGTCTGAAGAACCCACGCTCCATTCTATTTTCAAAACTATCCCTTGTGGTTGATGCAGTAGTTGGATAATTTCTGTTTATGAAATTCTTAATGGTGTTTTGATTGTCAAACAACTTACCTGAGAGGAAGGTAGTTCCTGTAGAACCTGTGGATAGGTAATAGAAACTGGTTCCCATGTATTTTTCTGTAAGTTTTCTCTTATTATCAAAAAGCTCGTCAACTTCTTTGATTCTTTTAAGATCTTCCGAAAATCCAGAAAATACTTCATTGATGAGAGTGGCATTATCCTTTAAAAAGATGTTTAACCCATAATCCAGATCCTTATTATCGTAAACCGTTTCATCTGGTTCTTGATTAAAGTATAGGGGGTGAATATCGTAAAGTTCTTCAATTTCAATTTCAAGATTGGCTTTGACGGAATCCAAATCGATGTAGATTTGGCTTTCTTCGATGTTGTCGATATATGAGAGGACCAACTCTTTTATGGTTATTTCCGAACCATAGTTGGTTCCCTTCATCTTATTGGCAGTTATACGAAACTTAGCATTGTTTCTCTTATTGTTATAAAAGAGACACAGTTCCTTTAATTTTCTGCTATAGAATCCCAAGGCTATCTCCAAGTCCAAAGGATCATCAAAATCAATCTTGGAAAGGAATTCCTTCTCTTCAAGGGTGGTGTGTTTTAGAACAATATCCTTAAGGAATTCCTTATACTTACTTACAATAAGGTCTTTTTCAGAATCCCCCTTACTTTTGTTGTAATTATTCCAATCTGTTAAATAAGCGTTGTAATAATTCTGTAAACTATCAGGGGAGAAAGAGGTATTAATGATCTTAATGAAATCTAGGAATGCAAACGGGGTTCCAACATCCAATGCGTCTTTTTTGTCTACGCTAGGATTGGTGATAGATTTTGGAACCTCTGGGAAGCCTAATTGTAATGAGAATGCCATTACTATTATTTAGAAAGGTAGCACTCCACATCAATGTATTTGATTGATTTTATCAAAAATTGTCAAGGCTCTTAAATAAAAGTTGCAAAATGGAAAGTTGGAGTAAATAAAAGAAAATGAACGCAAAAATATTAAAAAAGCTAGTGGAAAAGGAAGAAGCTCTTATGGATTGTGCCTATAGTATTAGGGATTACCTAGATTCTACGGAGGATGAGGAGCTATCTTATATGGGTTCCCAATTTTGTGAGGCTCTTTTAGAGTTTATCGAATATAATAATACAATGTCTATTAATGATATTAAGGACTATTTAAATGAAGAACTGTCCAAGTAAGATACTAATTCTGGGTAAAGGTTATATAGGAAATCATTTATATAACTTTTTAAAACAATCCTGTGATGTGGAGATTGTGGGTAGTTCCGATCTTAATTATCACGATGTTCATGCGTTGAGGTATTATCTTTGTAAGAACCAGATAGAAACTGTTATTAACTGTTCAGGCTTCACAGGAAGACCTAATGTGGATGAAGCTGAATCTAGAAAGGCTGAATGTTGGGAGTTAAATGTAAATTCTCCCCTAAGAATTACTTCCATGTGTAACAGTATTGGTGTTCGTTACATTCACATCTCTTCAGGGTGTATTTTTACTGGTTACGATAAGAAGTTTACGGAAAAAGACGATCCAAACTTTGGATTGTTTGATTATAGTTCATTTTACAGTAAAAGTAAACATGCTTATGAACTAGGATCTAAACACATGAGAGTGGAAGTGATAAGATTAAGAATGCCTATATGTAATGATCTTAATAGTGGTAGAAATTATCTGACAAAGATTATGAAATATCCAAATCTAGTGGACTTTCTAAATTCTAAGACCTATGTTCCTGATCTGTGTGAATTCATTGGTAAATTACTTCAAACCAAACTATATGCCACAGGACAGATCATCTATAATGTGGTAAATGGCGAACCTCTTACCACAAAAAGAGTGATTGAAATTCTTAATGAGAATAATAAGGGAAACTGGCCAAAACTAGACCCAAATTGGGTAAACATTGAAGAGTTGAAAATAGCTGCTCCCCGAAGCAATTGTGTACTTGATAATTCAAAGGCCAATGCTATATATTGTTTACATACCGAAGAAGAAATTCTGAAGATGGTGTGTGATTACAATAATTCATTATGAAAGGCATTATTTTAGCAGGAGGAAAGGGAAGTCGTTTATATCCATTGACTTACGGTATCAGTAAACAGTTATTACCTGTTTATAAACAACCCATGATTTATTATCCATTAAAAACCTTAATAAAGATGGGTATTAAGGATATATTAATAATTGTGGCATCGAATGAACAATTAAATCTATTTAAACATTATTTTGAGGGTAAGAATTTTGGGGTCAACATTCAATTTATAGTTCAAGAGAATCCAAATGGTCTTCCCGAAGCATTTATTTTAGGAGAAGAGTTTATAGGTGATGATGATGTTACTCTAATTCTGGGGGATAATGTGTTCTTACTGGATGATGAAATATATAAGTTTTGTATGCCTAATACCATCGTGACATATAAGGTTAAAAATCCATCTGCATACGGTGTGGTGACTTTCAACGAGTGGGGTAGAATAGATCAGATCGTTGAAAAGCCTAAAGATTTCATCAGCGATCAAGCAATTGTAGGGCTGTATACCTTTAACAATAAGGTGGTTGAGATTGCAAAGAAACTCAAACCATCTAGCAGAAAAGAACTGGAAATCGTTGATTTAATTAGAGAACTAGATGAAACAGATTATGTGGATGCTGTGGAGTTTGGAGGAGTCTGGTTTGACTGTGGTAATCATGACGATTTGCTAGAGTGTGCAGAGTTTATTCGCGCCCTTGACAAACGCGCAAACTGTGATATATTCCTTGAAGGATGACACAGTATAAAAATCTCTGGATTGAAAAATATCGCCCAAAAACCCTTGAGGATCTTTGCATTTCTGACGATATTAAGGGGTTAATAGTTGGATGGGGAGATGATATTCCCCATTTGCTTTTGATAGGTCACGCAGGAGTTGGAAAAACCACTCTTTCTAGAATTTTGGTGGAAGATTTACTGAAATGTGACTTTTTGTATATCAACGCATCTGATGAAAATGGTATTGATACCATTCGCAACAAAGTTACAGGATTTGTTCAAACTAAGAGTTTGGATGGTAATCTAAAAGTGGTGATTTTGGATGAGGCAGACGGGTTGACCATTGATGGACAAAAATGCCTTAGAAATCTGATGGAATCTTATGCCAATACCGCAAGATTCATTCTAACTGGCAATCATAGGCACAAGATTAGTACTGCCCTTCAGTCTAGGTGTCAAAGTTTGGATCTTAGACCTGATTTAAGAAGTGCCGTTGGTAGATGCTTACATATATTAGACAAGGAAGGCATCAAGATCAATAAGGAACAAGCACAACAGGTTGTTGACCTTGTTAAACAGAATTTTCCCGATCTTCGTAAGTGTATCGGGGAATTGTCCAAGAACTGTGTGGGGGGAGTGTTTAAACTGGTCAAGAAGGAATCTACTGACGAACTTCTTAACCTGATTTGGAAAAACTTAAAGAGTAAAAAAGGATTAGATACTAGAAAGTATCTTATTGAGAATGATGCCCTATTTAACTCTGATTGGGATCAGCTTTTGACCAATCTTTTAAACTATGTGTATGTTCAAAGGATTGAGGATGCCAATAAAAAGGCTATGGTAATCACCATAGCCGATTATTTAGATAAAACTACTAGAGTTGCAGATAAAGAGATTAATTTCTTTGCCTGTATTCTTTCTCTAGAAGATTATGCTTGATTTAGAGTTTTTTCGTATAACTCTGCCATCTTTTCATTATCACGGGTAATTCTTACGGATTCCCCTGCTAATTTTAATTGAGTTGGAGTATTTTTACCATTTCCCTTGTCAGTAACACGGGTGATGTTCTTTTCATCTGGCTTATACTCTTCAGCTTCAAATTTAGTATACTTGCTGTCATCCCACTTAAATTGGTCAGGAACCTTTGGAGTGGGATTGTTAGGATCTTCAAGATCGATCATGTCAGGAGCAACTGCAATCGTTCCAAAGTGTCTACCACCGTGATCCCCTGCGATTGTAATAACAACATCGTTAGCAAGCTTAGGATTTACCGAAATGGAGTGGTTGTCTACTCTGGTTCCGATTTGAACCACTTTAATGTTTAGACCACTGTTTGCCAGTTCATCCAATTCCTGTTTCATCAAGGAAGGCATAGCTTTATAAGTTTCAGAAGATTTATAGTCAGGTCTGAACTTAATAATATCACCCGGAAGATAACCTCCTACATTATATCTGGAGATTACAGCCTCGTAAATTGCATCAAATTTTTTTCCCATGTCTATATTTAATAAAACAACCCGGATTATTTGGTATTTTTCGGTTTATGGGGGTCATATAGATAAATAATTTTGTGAGTATTAAGATAAAATCCCTAAAACCTGTAGCCTTGACGGAGCAAACTCTGAAGAAGGACTATCTGTATAAGGATATTCAACTGGATATTAACCAGAATGTTTACATAAATAGAGATCTTAATAAAAGCAAACCTTTAAAGGATTTGGTGGCAATTTACGATATTGAGGCCGTTAAAAACAGCATTATATCCGCATTTACTACCCAACCGGGGGATAAGGTGCTAAATCCTACCTATGGAATCGATTTAAGACAATACCTCTTTGAACCCATTAATGACTTCATTATCGATATTATTACTGATAATATTAAGTCAAAACTTCCCAGACACGAACCTAGGGTTGAGGTAGAGGAGGTTCTGGTGGATGGCGATGAAGACAACAATACCATCTATATTCAGATGAAGATAAACGTCCCATCCTTGGGGGTATATGGATTATCTATAAAATCTGAGTTGAATTCTGCTGGTTATTCGCTCCCATAATCCTAAATATATTTGTGAACGATAATTTAGAGTATAACCTACCGAATAATGCTTATGTCAATTTCGATGCGCTTTCATTGAAAGCCTACATGATTGACCAACTTAATAAAACTGGTAAATTTACTGACCAGAATTATGAAGGTAGTAACATGTCATCAATTATTAGTATTTTGGCATATTACACCCACGTTCTTCTCTTTTATTTAAACCAAACATCTTCGGAAACAATGTTCTCTCAGGCAACCATCTATGAGAACATGAACAAGATTGTAAAACTTCTGGGTTACAAACCTACAGGTAGACAAACATCCTTATGTCCCATCTCATGTGAAGCATCGGATGGATTGGCCACAGGTAGCTATGTTATCAGAAAGTATAGTTACTTTTTAGTAGATAACGTTCAATACACCTTCATGAAAGACTTCTCATTTGAGAAAGTTGGAAGTGGTGTGGAAGCTATTCAAACTCTAAACGATCAGGTTGTGTTGTTCCAAGGAACCGTTGGTCAATATCCAACATATACCGCCCTTGGAGATGAATATGAAACATTTCCTGTGGTTGTAGATAATTTGGTCGATTCAAATAACAAGAAATTCATCTCTCACGGTTCTATCAGCGTATATGTTAAAGAAGCCGATTCAGGAACTTGGAAAGAGTATGAAGAAGTGGATACTCTATTTTTAACCAAGGGAACCGATAGAGTATATGATCTTAGACTCAATGAAAATGGTCATTATGAAATCAAATTCGGTAATGGCGTGTTTGGTAAGAAATTAAACACTGCTGATGAAGTTTCCGTATTTTATATTTTGAGTGATGGTGATAGAGGATTGATTAGTAAGGGAGCCGTGGATGGTAATAAACTTTTCCTATACAACAACTCAACATTTAGTCAGATTTATAACGATGTTCGTGATGTGGGAGCAGGAACCATTATCGATCAGGCATACAGCACATTCCTATCATTTTCCAATCCCACAAACTCCACTCTTATTCAAGATGCGGAGAGTATTGAAAGCATCAGAAGTAATACACCAGTATTTCTATCATCACAACTTCGTTTGGTTACTGAGGAAGACTATGAGAGATTCTTTAAGAAGAGTATCCCCAATGCATTGAATGATGTTCGTGTGGTATCCAACGATGTGTTTATTTCTAGCTACATTCAATACTTCTATGATATTTGCGTAGATCCAAATAAGGTTAATAGAGTGATTTTAAACCAAGTCAACTATGCGGACTCTTGCGACTTTAATAATGTCAATGTATTTTGTGTCCCAACATTCAATATAACTGTTGATGAGGATTATCCAGACTTCGTTAGCAACAGCTATAAGACACTAATCAAAGATATCACTAAGGATAAGAAAATGATTAGCAATGAAGTTGTTCCAAGAGATCCTATCTATATGGCACTCGATATTGGATATAGTGATACTGACAAAACTAAGGATGTTTATAAGAACAGCAAATTAGTAATCGTCAGAGACAAAAACAACAAGAAAAACAAGGAACAGTTGAAGAAACAAGTCATCGATAAGATCAAGACCTACTTCAGCCCTCTTAATGTTAAGTTAGGACAGACAATTGATATTTCAAAAATCACCACAGACATTTTAAGCATAGATGGTATAACTAGTTTGAGAACTGAAAATACTGATGGTAGTGTTATCAACGGATTATCATTCATTATGTGGAATCCAATGTTTGAAGGAGTGGACGAAACACTTGTAACACAGACTAAGACATTAGAGTTCTTTAAATTCCCCTACATATATCGTCCAAATGGTATAGTTAATAGAATAGAAATCGTTGAAGAATAATGGGAACTACATTTACAGACTTTAGGGTTATGGACTATACCGATAGTGAGGTATTGTCAACTTATGCTTTATCCAGCACTCCCCTATTGTTTGTTCCAGAATTTAATATCTTCGAAGAGAAGAAAAATAGAGTAGTGTGGGACTTTGGTGATGGAACCATTTCTCGATCAACTTCCGCATATAAGTTCTACACTTATCCGGGTAAGTATACTGTTCAAATGATTGTATATGATTGCTATAACAATGCACTCAAGTCGACATTTGAAAAAGATATTGTGGTCATAGATTTTAAACCACTTACATTTGATTTGGATGTGTATAGCAAGTATGATGTGTATGGAAACGAATTACCAGCACTCTCAGCCAACACAAATCCTATAGTCTTCAAAAATGGTAAAATTTCAGGACCATTTGTTTTCACCGTTACATATCCTTATTACCAAACTGCACTAAATCTGTATTATACTGTAAGCGGAAGTTCTAGTGATAATTATGTAGATTTGGAAACCAATAAATATGCTCACCTAGATAATACCTATAGTTTTTATGATAAGATTTATAACTATGCAATTAGTAGTTATCAATACAGACATGTGGAAAAAATTATTCCAGAGACTACCAGTATATTTGCTAAGATAGATGGAAACCAAATTGTTATTTGTAAGTCTAGTGATGATGGTGCATTCTTCGTTGGATTGACAGGGACCAAATCTGTATACTTTAAAGATGACCAACCAAAAGATGAATTGGGCATCACCTTTAAATTCGATAAAACAGGATATAACTCTAAGGGTAGTTCTTCGGAAAACTTTATCAATAATCTTGGTATAACTACTCTTGTTAATGTTCTGGAAAATGAACCATACTCTCTATCCATAACCTCTAATGGGTTGGATGGTGAAGGATACGCAATTTCATCGTTTAAGATAAATCCAATCAAATTATACAACACTAAAATTCCATTCGTTATTAAGATGAAGGATGCTGAGTGGTATTCAGTAAAGAATTTCGACAATCTTGAATTGTCTGCTCTCAATATAAGCCTATCAGCAGTTGATGGTAGCTGGAATCCTCTAAGTGCAATCGACACTACTCTATACACAATTTCTTCTTTAAATACTACTCTTTCTGCACAAAATCATGGGTCGTCATTTAGAGGGTATATTCTGTTTACTGAGTCTGACAGTGTTCTTGAAAATGTTGTGATGTATGCCAACACCACATTGACCACGGACACTAGTTCCTATTACTTAAGTGCCAAGTCCACACCATTCAGTGTCTATCCTGACAACTATTATGATCTGTATAAGATAAATGAAAATTTTGATGCTACTCAAACTCTAAGAGACATTACCTTCCAAGAAATTATTCTTGAAAGCACTAAACTCTATGATGACTTTTTCGCGGGAATTCTGGGAGATGAGAATGCCGATCATGATGCTATTGGTCTGAAGGTATATGAGCGTATAGCAAACTTTGTGGATAATGCATCGGATGTTGATAGATGCACCTTGGAAGCATTAGAATCTCTATGTCAAAACATTGGATACAATGATAAGAATGAAGAGAAGTATGTGTATCCTGAAAAGATCAAGAGACTTCTAGACCTACTATCAATCGATAAGAATAGATTGTTTGGAACATCGAATAAATTTGCTGATAATTTTGACACTAAAGGATTGGCTGAAAGAACTAAGTATGGTTTAAACCTAGGCAGTCAAATTGATACTGCCACATACATTGTGTCTGCGGGAACTGATATTGTAGCTCTAGAAAAGTTCAGCAACAAATATACAAGACTGAATACATATCAACCTGTATCAGCAATGTCTGCTTTCCACTATGCATTATCAGCATATTCAACTGATTGGGGATGGCCATTGGTTCTTCCCGGTGTGTTTGATTTTGCAGATGTTGGTAAGTATTATATTTTCTTCACAATCAATGAAAGATATGATAATACCATAATGGATGTTGTTGCAGACTTCTACAACACAAGAACAACAATACTTTCTACTGTAAGTAAGAATGACTTAATTGTTGATGGCGGAATCTATGATAATATGTTTATCAATACCCTGTATAAATCTCTATCATTGATAGATTAATAATAGTTACCGTAAACACTATTATTGGTATTGTCCATATCGTAGACTTGTGTTCTACTGATAGTATCTGCGTCATCATCGTAGACTTTCGCATCTGATGTAAGTGATGGATAGAGAATAGATGATAGTTTTCCACTCAACAGATTGTCGTAAACCTGATCGTTTCCAAGTTCCATTGGAGCATTTGTTTCCATAGATGTTTCGTAGCGTTTAGCAGTCAATTTCCATACATAGTGACCCATGACAGGATTGATACCATCTTGAATACTTTGATCCAATGCTTCTGTAATAACAAAGATTTTAGCTCCACGATTTCCCGGTCTATCACAACCCAGAGCAGTGATTTCCATTAAGTCGTCTGCTTTAGGTTCATATCTTTGACCATTGTTGATCCATGCACTAGCAGACAATGCAGATAATGCTGCGAAATCTTGAATGGCGATATATGCAGTCACTTCATCTTCTGATGCCATACCCCATTGTGTTATACTAACACCTTCTTCCAATTCAATAAGTGCTTTAATTGCGAATGGACCAGAATACTCCTGTAATGGGTGTTCTCCATAAAGCATGTTCATGGCAGATAGATTAAATCCATTAACATAGTAATTTACATCAACCCCATACTTATAAATCTGTTCTCTGAAGTTGTTTCCAAAGATTGCTCTTTCTGCTTGAAAATTTGAGGGATCTGCGAACCCTTCACAATAGTTATATAGACCAGCAAATATATTTACTGGTGCTAGACATGAAGCTGGTGTTGTGGAGCATCCCATATACTTTATTTATTACTCTTGAAAACTCTTCCCATTGGTTTACCACCAATACTTACCATTTCAATACCGAATCCGCTATTCTTAACATTTTGAAGAATCTTACCGTGTTCGTATTCAATACCCATATCTGCTAGTTCAACTGGTGATAATAAACTACCGGGAACATTCATCTTAGGATTGTCCTTTTTATACTCTCCCCTAGTGGCAAGACTCTTTCCCGGTTGAACTCTGTTAGGATTCTTACCGTTGTGTGCCTGAAGAGATGGTGCAGGAGTTCCATCAGCAAGATTGTGACGATACTCTAAAAAGAACTGTTTGAAAGATTTCACTATATCTATTTAACAAAAAAGCCCACCGAATGGTGAGCTTTAATGGTTGATTGTTATTGGTTATTTCTTATTGGAAATAATCAGATGCTTTTTTGATGGTAGAACCGGGAACTTGGTTATTCTTACCTTGTAGGGCGGCAATTGGAGGAGTTCCAACTTTAGTTCCAGTTTCGTCAGTCACATCGGTCTTAGCAGAACCACCCTTTGGTTTTGGGTTTGCTCCAACCTTGTTGTCCTTACCTTGTAGCTTGCTGAAGTTCTTCTTAGGAGCTTCCTTGGTTCCTTCTTCTTCGTCTTCTTCAAAGGATGGTTCTTCGTCTCCGAATCCGTCACCTTCGCCACCGAAGTCTAGGTCATCACCTTCTTCGCCTAAGTCACCCTCTTCTTCTCCACCACCAAGAGCGGCTTGTAGAACATCCACAAGGGCTTGTGCAGTAGCTTTGTCGAGGGTTAGGGTAACAGTGTCACCTTCTTCCCCTAGGTCGTCACCACCTTCGTCTCCAAAATCAAATTCGGAATCTGGGGTTGCATCGTCTAGGCCAAGGGCATCCACGTCTTGATCTTCTACTCCAAAGTTTTCTTTGAGTAACTTACTATAAATTTTGTCAAATGCTGATTTGCTCATAATACTATTTACCTTTTCGATGTTAATTTTTTTCTTTTTCAGTGAAATTTCTTCGTCTTCTTCCTTACATTTACACTCTTTTCCATCTTTTTTACAAGTGCAACCCTTTTCATCATTTAATGCTTCATGAAACCCGTCAGTCTTAGGACCATCCCCTACAACATCAGGTTTTTCCTCAAATGCGCTTTTATTGGATTCTTTGATATTTTGTTTAATGCCATTAAGCATTTTTCCATAGATATCACCTAGTAAGACTGAATCTTTATGTTTCATATACCATTATTTAGCTTAAATAGTATTATAATGGCTCAAAATCCTAAAAAAGAAAAATTTTATATGGGTAATCCGAATGTTCCTTCCAAGGGAGCAGAATTCGAATACACCCCAAAAATGGTTAAAGAGATAGATAAGTGTAAGAATGATATATTACACTTTGCAGAGAATTACTTCTTTATTTTAATACCGGGTAAGGGAAAAGAAAAGATTAAGTTATATAAAGCACAGAAAAGAATATTAAAAAAGATGAGGAACAATCCTTACTTTATTCTTCTAGCAAGTCGTCAGGTGGGTAAGTCCACACTTATGACCATCTATCTATTATGGGTAGCCATGTTCTTTAATGACAACAAGATTCTGTTGGTTGCTAACAAAGAATCAACTGCAATTGAAATCTTTACTAGAATAAGAATGGCATATGAATTAATGCCTAACTGGATCAAGTCTCCAATTGATGAAGGATTCGGGGGATATGGTAAAACCTCTATGGGTCTGGAGAATGGTTCTAGAATTGAAATCTCAACCACAACAGGAACAGCAGCCCGTGGTAAGGCTTGTAACATTCTAGTTATTGACGAAGCTGCATTCATTGAGCAACACCTTATGGACCCATTCTGGGCATCGGTGTTCCCCATTGTGTCTTCCATTCCAGACGGTAAGATCTTTATCTGTTCTACGCCAAATGGAACAGGAAATCTATTCCATGAGTTATATTCTGGGTCATTAGAGGGCAAAAACGGATGGGTTAATGATAAGATTATTTGGAATGAAGTTCCCGGTAGAACAGAAACATGGGCCAAGAAGATTAGAAGTGGTCTTGCATCTGAAGAAAAGTGGAGACAGGAATATGAATGTGAATTTATCAATTCAGGAACATCCTCTCTTGATGAAGATCTATATAAAAGATTGAGGGGAGAACTTAGAGAACCCAAGGAAATTTTAATGGATGGAAAATATAAGATTTGGGATTTACCAAATCCAGACAGAATTTATGTAGCAGGTGTAGACGTTGGAGAAGGGGTGGGAGGAGACTATTCTGTTATTAAGATAGTAGATATTACTGACTTAGATGAAATTATTGAAGTTGCGGAATATTATAGTAATGATACTCCTGTATCGGAATTTTCAAACATTGTGTATGACATTCTACAACATTGGGGCAATCCATTAGTTTGTGTGGAAAGAAACAACCAAGGGGGGCAAGTGGCAGACAGATTAGGTAACGACTATGGTTATCCTAAGATGGTAAATTGGGGGTCTAAACTAGCAGGTCGTAAGAATCTTGAACTGTTCGGTATGGTATCTTCGCGCAATACTAAATACTATGCTTGTGCCAATGCTCGCTATTATTATAATGATAAGGGGGCTGTTATCTTTAGAAATGAGGATTCTTTGGAAGAATTGTTTAAACACTTTGTAAAGTTACCAAACGATTCTTGGGGAGCCATCTCAGGAAAACATGACGATAGAACCATGGCACTAATTTGGGCTTTAATGGTTCTAGATAAGGATCTTTGTGAAAGATGGTTTACTATTGAGGAAACTGATAGCTGTGGAAAGCCCAAAAAGATAACCCCCCTAGATCTAGGAATATCCTACTTTGAAAACGCCACTTCTATCTATTCTAACGAAAAGGTTGAAAGAATTGAGCAATCCCGTCTAGCCCCCATAGTTTTCGGGGGTGGAACGGAACAAATGAACGAAATTGAGCAACTTAAGGCAGATGGATGGGAACTATTACAGGGGACCATGCCACATATTGACCAAAGTAGAACATTTACACCGGATCAATGGGATGCAATGAAAAGGATTTTTGGCTAAAAAGGTAAATATAGATATGAAGAAAAGGTTAAATTTGTTTGAGAAGGTTTATTCTGAGCTTTTGGAGGATTATTCGGAGCTAGTTGTAGAGGATTATCAATCCTTTAGGGCTGAAGCCAGAAAGATTTTAGGATCTGTCCATGTCAATGATGCAGAGCAAGCATTAGCTCAAATTGAGAGTGTATATAATAGCGTTCGAAACCAAGAAGCTAAAACAGACTATGATATTGTCGGATTGGCATTCTTAGCATTGGCAACACAAGTAGTTCCAACCCTTGAAGCCATAAGAACAGAGTATAATAATTATTGTGATACTCCATCTCTCTATAGAAATAAAACTTTAAGTAAATGGGCAAACGATGTTAAGAATGGTATCAAACAAGGTAGGCTGTACACTCCAGAGAAAAAACAGGAGAAGATTAACTTTCTTAATACCAAGGCCACTGAACTTGTTGAGAAGATTCACCAGCAATATGTTCGTCCAGAAAATAAACAAAGTAAAGAAGACCCTACTGAAGTCACTGAAAAACCAAAGGATAAGTTAGTGTATGATAATGGTCAAATTGAAATTTATCTGGGAGATAGTATGGTGATGTGTCAACTTTTAGGCAAAGGAACCAACTTATGTATTTCTGAAAGAGATAGAAGAAGCAATTACTATTGGAGATATAGATTTAAAGGAATGAAGAGTTCTGGTATGACCACATACTTTGCCTTTAATAAGGGAGACAAGTTTCCATTTGTAGTTATTGATTCTCATGGTGATGAGTATGGTGCAGATGATGAATATGCATATACTAATGTCGATTCAAAAACTGGAAGACAAACAGGAGATGCATATAATCTACCAAAGGAATCGGTCATAGAAAAATACCCTATGCTAAAAGATGCATTTGATAAGGATGTATTTAAATTCATTGAATATGGAGAGAATGAAAAGAAATATAGGGATATCGAAGAAAGAATTGAGGATATTTTAGATCCAAGACTGACGGAGTATGAAGACTATGACATGTTTGTTCAAACAGGAAAAGATGTTGAGGATAGTGCTTGGGATAAATTACCTATCGATATAAATTCTAAGAAGGATTTGGTTAAAAAATATATGGGCATCGGGGGGTATGTGAGTAGAGATACTTTCAGAAAATATGCCGATAAAAATGATTATGACTGGTATATTCAAAGTGTTACAAGACACGGAAAACCAGAAACTGGTTTGAAGATAGCCAAAGATCATATGGAAGTTGGAAGAGAAGTTCCTGAAAAGATTATCGATATGATCGCCCAAGATCCTCACACATCGTTTGAATATGTAAAAATTCTTTATTCTTTGGACGATGAAAAAACTGCCTGATAAAATTCTTAAGAGTATTCTTTCTAGTTATGCACTCACTGTTGAGTATGCTCGTCTATTATTGACTAAAGGACAAGAAGTTCCCGATGATATAGTGGAAAAAATTTCTCATAGTCACGGTGGGTCACATGTGTATGCATCATCATTGCTAGAGTTAAAAAGGGAGGTTCCTGATATTATTATTAACTCCATTGCAAGAGCACACGATTCATCATACGAGTATTCTGTCGATTGTATGAATATGGAATTAGAAATTCCTACCAAAGTGTTTAAAAAAATGTTGGAATCCTCTTATTATGCGTTTGCTTTTGCAAAACGCTTGGTAAGAAAAGATAAGGCTGTGCCTAAAGAAGTCGAAAATAGTATAATGAGAGAATTTTCAACGACTTGCGACTATGCGGAAATATTAATTGATAGAAAGAAAGAAGTCCCCGAACATATTATAAATAGAATTTCGGAAGATACCAATAATTCCCGTTACCTTGCGGTCTATCTACTACATTCGGGAGCAGATGTTAGTGATATTCCAATGGCTATTGTTGATAGTATTGCCAAAAGTTTAGCTAATTCTTTAGCATTTGTCGAAAAACTGATTGTTTATAACAAGAGTGTTCCTGATACAATCACAAAAACTTTAGCTACCAATTCTGTATATGCGGCGGCATATAAAAGAAGATTAACGATTCATAATTTAGAAGTTCCTGAAATTATAATGAAGGCGACAGCATCTGAGGAGTCTGAGGAGGTAAGGGATGTAATAGTTAGGGAATCCACAGATAAAGAGATTCCACAAAAGATATTAAACACTGTGTCAAAGGATACCTATTATGCTTTGAAATGCGGAGAATATTTTATAAATATAGGAAGAGCGAAGGAAACCCCGCAAGATGTTTTAGAGGGAATAGCCGAACTTGCATCACATGCATTTATTTATGCTTCAAAGCTTATTCGACATAATTCAGAAGTTCCTAGTATTATTTTAGATAGTATTGAAAATGATGCAGAATACTCTTACCAATTCGCAAGAGTTTTAAAAGAGAAAAAGAAAGAGATTCCTGAGAGAATATTGAAGAGTATATCAGAATCAAGACAATATTCTTTTTATTATGCAACATATCTTATAATTAAAGGAGAGGAAGTTCCTGAAATTGTTTTAAAGGCTATTACTACAAATACTTATTATAGTAGAGAGTATGCTAGTTTCTTAAAGGATCAAGGAGAGGAAGTTCCTGAAATTATTAGGAAGGCATGTGTAGAAGAAAGTGTCGAATCAATTCAAGAATCCACAGATAAAAAAGTTCCACAAAAGATAATGGATGCTATCATCAAAAGTCCTCAAAAAGCTTATGAGTATGCTATATTTATGACAGATTTGGGGAAGGAGGTTCCTGAAAATATTGTGGACTGTATTGTAGATGACTCTTCTACCCTATCTCGTAAATACGCCCAACATTTACAGACGGTATTAAAGGTGGAGGTTCCCGAAAAAGTTTTACAAGGAATTACAAAGCATCCTGCAAGTATAGATTATTATATAGATTTTTTAATGAAGAAAGAGTTGGAGATACCAGAAATTATTATACAGGCAGCACGCCGTTGGGTAAATAACCCTACCTCTTCTTGGAAGAACTCTCTTGACAATCTTCGCATTGTGGGATCTTCTCCAGTCACTGAGTCTAAAGATAACGCCCCCCAGAAAATTCCCGACCAAATATTAAATGGCATACAAGGAGATGTTTGGGTTCTTTATGATTACATATTATATATGAGAGGATTGGGAAAGGAAGTTCCCGAACACATGTTTGATGCTTTACTACAAAGCTCCGCATTCTCTCGTAAATATGCAGAAAGATTATATGAAAATGGAGAAAAGGTTCCTGAAAAACTTTTAAATGCTATTGCTAAATCAAGAGTTAGTGCTAGGTATTATTATATTTTTTTAAGATCCTACCACGAAGAAATTCCACAGATTATTAAAGATGCTGCGGAACGTATCACTCATTTTTCTGAAGATGAGGAAACAATAGATCCAAAGATTCCCGAAAATATTCTTAAGTCGATTTTGAGTTGGAGTAATACAGCCTATAGGTATGCCATGTTCCTTAAAGAAAGGGGAAAGACTGTTGCTGATGATGTCTTATATAAAATCTCCAAAGAAATTTTTCCAGCATATAACTATGCAAAATTCTTAATTGAGACGGGGGAAGAAGTTCCTGAAATTATTGTTAATACTATAGACAAATCCCCGTTCTCATCATATTCATATGCTAAGCTTCTAGTGAAACATGATTTAGAGGTTCCAGAATCCGTAATAAAGGCTATTTCATATAATAAGGGTATGTCATTGGATTATAGAGCTTACTTAAAAAAGAAGGGAAAAGAAGTTCCTGAAATCATTGAAGATAAATTGACAGCATGGACATTTAAAAAATAGTAGATTTTTGGTAAATAATTGAGTATGAGTGACCACATTAGATCATTTTCGGAGTTTTATAACTCCAACATTCTAAAAGAATCCTATGTTAAGGATTTGAAAGAAGTGGACATTAGACAGTATGTGGGAGACATGGCAGAGATAGAAAGAAAGAATTTTACCTATTATGTGTCATCCCAATACGATTTGTTACATGATTATAATCTGGAGGGCTATATAGGGCTTGGATTGTTTGATGACCATGAAAGAATTGTGGGTTACATATACGGAAATTCTCTGGGAGCAGATGATGAACTTGATTCTCTGGATGAAGGCGACTTCAACAATGCTCAATTTTATGACCAAGGGTTTAAAGAAACATTGTTACAAAATGGAATCGAAAATACCCTAACACCCGAAAACACGTTCTACACTGCTAATTTTGTTATTAATAAGGAAAATAGAATAGGTATAGGAAAACTATTACCAAAGTTTATCGAAAAAGTCAAAGCGGCAGGTTATACTTACATGACTTTTGATGGTCTTCAGGATACCCTAAGAATCTACTCTGGTAGAAGAAGCTCAAGACTAAATACGGTGGGTATTAAAATCATGGTGGAAATTGACCTAGGTGAGTCCAAACTAACATTAATGAAAATCCGATAAGAAAGTTAATAGCTAGTTAAATACTATCATGGACATTCAGCAGTCGTATCTCAATAAGGCCCGTCAGGACAAGTTTATACTTGTCTTTGACCTTCCGCCAATTTTGAAGCCAATTGCTGCAAAATATAACCGAAACAATAAGACAGTCATTCCTGATAGTGTTCAGTTCTCAGTTTTCGGCACAGTTATACCAGAAATTACCGTGAAGGGGGTCGAAACCCGATTTGCAGGTTCCTCTCTTTACATATCGTCATTTAGTAAGGACACTCCTCCCCCCGTTAACATAAAATTTGTCATTGATTCTATGTATAACAATTATTTTACTATTTGGTCTTGGCTTAACTTACTACATGACCATAAAACAGGTGTTTACAATCAGGCAGGACTTAAACCAGACGATGCCAACTTTAATGATTATATGATAGATTTGTCGGTTTATGGACTTGACGAATTTGGCAAAAAACGCATCCATTTTAAGTATGTGAAAGCCTTTCCAACCAGCCTAGATCCTATAGAATATGACCAAAAGGGGACCGAAGGGGTGGAACTTGTGTCAGGATTTACCTTCTTATTTTCCCAAATGCATGTCGAAATACTAAATGAAATATAAATTTACCAAATTTATGTTCGAAAAAGGCTAAATAAAGGTATGCAAAGATCAATTTTATCTCCGGGTGTCGAGATTTTCGAAAAGGATGTGTCTCTTATCGCCCAACCAAATGTAGGAACAAATGTATTCATCGCAGGATATGCGCCACAAGGCTATACCGATGAGATTATTAAAATTTCTTCCAAAGCAGAGTTGGACCAAATCTACGGCACACCTACCAATAGTGCTGAAAGATACTTTTATCATGGTGTTAAGGAATTGTTAAATTCCAATGCTCATATCTATACTGCAAGACTTCCTTATGGTAGTGGTTCAGGTGTAGGATTCGGATCAGAATACTCCGCTCTTGTGTATCCAGCAAAAGCTTATGATACCGCTCTTTCCGCTGTTAAGGTAGACCTTACTACTGCGGATTCTACTATTGTTCTTGGTGCGCCTGTTCAAGTAACTCTTAGCGAAACACAATACCTTCAAATTAAAGAAGGTTCTCTATTCACATGGAGTCAATCGGGTTGTAACAGAAGCCAACTTTCCGCATTCTCTGAATTGGGTAAAGCTGGTCTTATCATTCTTAACAAGGCTCAAACAACTATCAATAGCCAATTTGAAGGCTATTATGTTGCCATTGCTGACAACTCCAACATCAATCCATCATCTGACTATGATGCGATCATTGGAGCCAAGTCGGTAAGCGTGTCTGCCACATTTACTTCAAGCTTTACTGACATTCCTCTGGGAACTCTACAGTTCAGCTTAACCGCAACTGGAAGTGGAACTTCTGGAAGCATCTCCGAAATCATGGAGAACCTAACCAACTACAACATTGACGGTAGAGAAGATGATGATCTTCTTAACATCGGGGTGTTCAAACTTCGTAAGAGTCTGTATGCTACAGAATCCTACAAACTGGATTACATTCTGGATAGTGGTGTTGTTGGATCTATTGATACCTTCAGAACCATTCCAAATCAAAGCGGTGGTTCTCCTGTCTCGTTCTTCTTAGAAAGCAGAGACTCCGAAAACAACAACATTGAAGTTCTGGTAAACCCATACATCTCCAACAAGTATTCAACTACTGCGGTTGGTGTTGATGGACTACCTACCAGAAAAGTTAGAGTTCTTACAACTACTCTATCTGCCGCATCCCTAGATGCAACAGGTATCGATAGTGGTGGTTATGGAACACTCTACAGCACTCTAGGATTGGCTGATAATCTATATCCAGTAGGTGCTTACTCATCTGGTCAAATCAGTTCTAAGGATCTTGGTTCGATTCCCGATAAGATTGATAGAGTTCTTGAATTGGTTAAGAACGATGAAATCTACGACATTGACGTTGTGGTGGAAGCTGGTCTTGGAACCATCTACACCATCACTCAAGCAGCAGGAACAACCTACTACGATGACACTCTGTATAATGCAGCAATCAGCGGTGCAATGGCATCTCTGAGAACATCAAATGATCTTGGTGCTTCTGGTGAAACTGTGAGAGCTAACTACAGCACAATCTTCAACAAGTTTGAAAACTTCTGTAACCTTCCATCCAACACTGGTGGTCGTGGTGACTGTATCTTTATTGCAGACCCAATCAGACACATTATGGTGACTGGTAAGGATAGTAAGATTCTATCGGATCGCACTAAGAACTTCCAAACAGATGTGTATTGGGCAATGAGACACCAATTCGAACTTGAGAATACATCCTATGCAGCAGTTTATGCAAACTGGGCGCAAGTTTATGATGACTTCTTAGGAGACAGAATCTGGGTTCCATTCTCCCCTGTGGCTGCTGCTGCATATGCTAGAACAGATGCCGCTGAATTCCCTTGGTCTGCACCAGCAGGTTACACAAGAGGATTGGTGAGTGGTAATGTAATCAACATTGCAATCACTCCTAACCAAAAGCAAAGAGACGAACTGTATAAGAGCAATCTAAACCCTGTTCTCTTCTCTCCATCACAAGGTATGGCAATCTTCGGTCAAAAGACCATGAGTAGAAAACCAAGTGCATTCGACAGAATCAATGTTCGTAGAGCATTCCTAGCATTGGAAAGACCAACTAAGAAAGCATCTAAGTTCTTTGTCTTCGAACCTAACACTGAGTTTACAAGAACAAGATTCGTAAACACTCTGACACCACTCTTTGAATATGCGAAGAACAATGGTGGTATCTACGACTATGTGATTGTCTGTGACGAAAGAAACAACACAGGAGAAGTTATCGATAACAATGAAATGAGAGCAGATATCTACATCAAGCCAGTGAGAACTGCTGAGTATATCCTCGTAACCTTCATTGCAACTAGAACAGATGCTAATTTCCAAGAGTTAATTGGAGGATAATTTAACATTATAGATAAATAATAATATGCCCGCTACAATTAATACATTCTTCAACTTAGCATCTCAGAGACAGTTCCAAAGGGACTTCTTCATGAGAGTTAAACAAATCGAACTTCCGGGTCTTTCATTGAATGGTGAAGATGAACTGGTGTTTGCGAAAACAGCATCCATTCCCGGTAGAAATATCGAGAATAAGATTGTTAACTATTCTGGTCAACAATTCAACCTTAATGGTAAGTCAACTTATCCCGGTTCTGAAGCATACTCTATTGAGTTCTATCACACACAAGATTTACATCTTCGTAAGAAACTTGAAAAAGCATCCAGAGCAGCATTCGACAACGACACAACTACTGGTCAAATGTGTATGCCCGGACCACAACACTACATCATTCTAGATGTGTTATCAGTTCCTTGCGGACAAAATAATGAAGGTGGTCAAGGTTTAGATGTTATCGAACAAATCAAACTAGTAGGTGTTTCAATTAGAGACATTGGAGAAGTAGCATATCAGATCGCAGATGGTACAGGTGAGGTTCTATCCATTCCTTGCACCTTCTCCTACCACTGGTATGAGAACTTCTCAAGCTAATATGATATAACATATTTTCGAAATCCTAGCCCTAAAAAGCTAGGATTTTTCGTTTACTACGGTAAATAATTTTATGATACTCAACATCAAAGAATTTCTATACGCTTTCTCGTATGATCCAAGGTTCTTCATGAACCTTCCTGTCCTTTGGGCAGTTACTATTGATGGAGTGGAAGCAGATTCTATTAATAATGTTTTAGCCAATGCTGGAGAGAAGTGGAGAGCATCAGACCTTGCCACTCCTAGAAACATGACAGGAAGTAAGAACCTGCTAGTGGCACAGGAGGTAGCATTACCCCAAGAAACCTCATCCTTTGCGGCTACAGAAACAGGAGGAGCCATGGGGGGCTTTCTACCGGGATATGGTCTTACATCTAGAAGTAACTTTTTAGACAGATCATTTTCTATTAATTTTTTAGAAACCACTGTGGATATTGAACACAACTTCTTTAGACCTTGGGCCATTGCTATAGGTATTAAAGGACTCATTGAATCAGGACCAAATCTCAAAGCTACTATAAATGTTAAGTGTTATAGTAACCAAGGAATATTCTTAAAAGGATTTAAGTTTAACAAAGTATTTCCCACAGCAGTTGAGGGATATACCATGAACTATGATTCCACAGATTTCAGAGTGAAGTCTGTAACATTTGCATGTGAAAATTACGAGCAGATGGATTATAGTTTACCTAACTTCTTAGTGTAATGACTAAAAATAAAATAACATTTAAGGATCTTCAAACAATTACAGAACAACTCGTTAAAGGAAACGATAGTTTTTTTCTAGAGTATATTAATAGTTTTGGAGGAGACACTACATATGACAAATTCATGAACATATTGAATTGTTGGAATATCGATGTTTCTCCAACTATGAATTTTAATAGAGATGGTAAGGACATTAAGATGAATGTATCTTATATAATGGATCAGTTGAAGACAACTGATATTAATGAACCGATGTTTGTATCATTCGATCCTTACAAGGTAGAATTAAGCATACCAAAAAAATTTAAGATCTCTGATGTCATACCTATTTATGATATTATTCGAACTATAAGTATTCATAATACTGTTATCAATATAGATAAACTTAAGGAAGAGGATAAACAAATTATACTTGACAGTCTTCCTCCAAAATTATATAATGTTATAATTAAACATATTTCTGAATATAAGGATAAGATATTATCCTTTGATGATCTTTTATTTGCAGATATTAAATTAAATTTCTTAACAGTAGATTCGGTGGTCTTTCTTAGAAGGCTATTTTCCTCATATGGAGAGGACTATTTCAGAGATGTTATATATCACTTATCAGAGAAGATAGATGGTAACGTGTTGATGAACAGCACATTACAGGATATTGACTATTACACAAAGAAGCTTACTTCCGAAATTGAAACCAAAAATAACCACTTGAAATTATAACCCGCCATTCTAAATACAATCATGGAAAACAATATTAAAGATTTCTTGGATAAGATTCAAGAGCTTGGTGATAAGAAGAATACTAAGGTTTTTGTTGCCTCTCTAAATAAGGAGATTAGCTGCCAGAACCTAACTTTCAAACAACAGAAGGACATCATCAGCACTATTGGAGATGGGTTTATTGGAGTATTAAAATTTCAAAAGATTTTGAATGATGTAGTGTTGGAAAATACTGATAATCAAGATTTGTTAGTTACAGATAAATTGCCTATCATTTTAAAGTTGAGACAGGAATCAATTAGTGATGATGTTGTAATAACAGATGGTGTGGTAAAAATATCATCTCTGTTAAATAATGTCTCTAAATTCAATCCTCCAAAAACAGAGGTAGTTAAGGGAGAAGTTATCCTTCATTTAGAGACACCCAAGATAAGTGAAGAAAATAAGATTTTGAAATACTCCATTGATAATACTAAAGTTGAGGAAAATAATGTGAGTAAGTCAATTGGACAAATCTATACTTTTGAGATTGTTAAATATATATCAAAATTAGTCATTGGTAATGAAGAACTGGAATTCGATAAGATTCCCGTCAAGGACAGATATAAGGTGGTTGAAAACCTACCATTAGAGGTTAATAGAAAGGCCATAGCCTTTATTCAGAAGATTAAAAGTGCTGAAAATACCCTATTAACGGATGATAGTGGAAATTCCGTGGATATTGATGTGTCCTTCTTTGATACCAACGATTAAATATATATGTGAACGAACAGACATTTGACCTTCTATCAAAGATGATGGGGCTGCTAGAGCGGCTTTCATCAGAAAGGGGTGTTCCTGATTCGGGGGAATTGATAGTAGATAAGAATGTTATCAAGTCCGAAAAGTCCACTTTAGACAGGGGACAGAAGGTTCAACCATCTAGGCTTTCCCCAAAGGAAAGGAAAAGAGCCGTTGAAACATTTTCGATATTTGCTAAGGTCTTTTTTGATTACAAGAAGACACAAGAGAGGGATAGTAAAGAAAGAACCTTAGTTGAGAAAATCAATAAGGATAGACAAAAATACAGTTTTGCTAAAGAGAAGAAAGAGGGAAGTCCTCTTATGTCTATTATCAAAATGGTTGTTGGGGGATTAGCTCTAGTCGCTGCCAGTATTGGTGGCATCATAGCCTCGTTGTTTGGGGTGTTTGGAAACGCTGGTGGATGGGTAAAGACTATTGGTAAAGTAGGTATTTGGGGAGGGTTGAAACTAGTAAGCAAATTATTCTTAAAAAGATTTACAAAACATGTGTTGAAAAGACTCCCAATCGTAGGTGCTATTGTTGGGTTTGCCTATGCTGCCACGGCATTTATGCAGGGGGATATAGCTAAAGGCGTGGCAGAATTAATATCAGCCTTTTTAAATCTAATTCCGGGCGTTGGCCCTATACTATCTATTGGTGCAGATATATTAATTGCATATGCTGAACAAAAGGGAATGTTTGACGAAGGTGGATCATTAAGCAATGCGAATGCGTGGGGGACCATTAAAGGATGGGCATCCAATATAGGTGATTTTATTTGGTCTAAAGCAGAGTATCTTCCAATTCTTGGAGGGATCAAAAGATTTACTGATGCACAATACAAGTTTGCCATTGGCGATACCAAAGGTGGTCTTATCGACTTAGGACGAGCATTTCTTGGATTTATAGGAGTCGATCAAATATTCACAGGGTTTGCAACCTTAGTTGGATTCTTAAGTCCTAAAGAAAAACCAAAAGATGTTTCATTTGAAAAACATGGATGGGAAACTATTAAGGGATGGGCTAAATCTATAGGTGATTGGTTGTGGGATAATGCCGACAAAATCCCATTATTGAGTGGGGTTAAGTTAATGGTAGATGCTAATAAATTCTTTAAGAGTGGAAGAAAGAAAGAGGGTCTTATGGCTGTAGCAAATGGAATGAGTAGATTTTTAGCTCCCGGTGCTATGGAAGGATTCTCCTTACTAACTTCATTCTTTGGTGGAGAGGAAAAGACCGCAGAACCTCTAAAATCTGATGATGGAGTTAAAAAGGGTTTTTGGGGTTATCTTTCAGAGAAAACTACAAAGGTAATTAATAATGCATCTGATTGGGTCTATAGTTCTGTAGATAAAGTCTTGGGAGGAAACAAAGCATACGAATATTTGAAAAATGCACAGAATGATGTAAAAGATGAACATAAGGGACTTGTAGATACACTAGTAGATTCCGCTAAAGAAACTATAAAAAGTTTAAAGGCTGGAATAAGTAATGGTGCTAAAAAAGGATCAGGTATTTTAAGTATGCTTAATCAAGACTGGTCATGGAATTCATTTTTCGGTGAAGGTAAATCATCGCCAAATTCGACCAACGCTGCAAAAGCTAAGAAAGCAGAGGAAGCGAGCAAAATAAACTTTGGTGCAATATCAAAAGAATCTAAACCTATCAATACTCTTGAAGAGCTATCATCTAAAAATGTCGAGCTACTGGCAAGCCTAGTAACTATAAGCACATTATCCTTAAAGGAATTGAAGAGAATTAGTGGAAACAATTCTAGCGGTGGCCCACCTATAGTATTGCCTGTTCAAAATCAATCCTCTTCAACTAATAGAATTCCAGTAGGTAATAATAGAGACGGCTATAGGGCTAGTCCTTATGCACAAGCATAAATAATAAAATATGAGATACGATGTAGTCAGAGATTATGATTGGACCAGTTCCCCAAGAGGATCTGGTTTGAGAAATTCTGCACCAAAGGCTATAGTGAAATCATATAAGATAAATGCCAATCAAATCATGTTGGCATTTAGGGGTTATATGAATATATACGATACTCAAGATAAGAGTGCTGATGAGTTTTATGATAGGATGTATTCGGAGTCTGTAACTGAGGAAGATGATTTTAATTTTCCGATGTTTAGTGATCGTATTAGGGGATTCTCAAACGCTTTCGGTGATTCGTTTGCAGGACCAAGTAGTGCATCTTCAGGTGGTATAGGTAGTGAAGTAAATGAAATGGTCAAACAACTTTTCGGTGGGTTGGGAGAACTTAAGAATATAACTGGTGCAGATAAAGGAATGGATACCTTCAAGAAAAACGCTGAAAATGCGGGTGCTATAGGTGGATGGGCAGGGGTTAAAGACTTTTTTAATAATCAATTTGCTACCAACATGAGTCCCGGTACATACATTGAAACTCCAATGTATTACCAATACGATAAAACAGATGGTCCCATTGAAGTGACATTTGTATTATCAAATACTATCAACGCTGATAGCTTACAGAAAAACAGAGAGCTGATCGATAAGCTAACAAGAATAAATAGACCTTTAAGAAAGAATAGCTTAACAGTAGAACCGCCAAGAATCTATAAGATTAGAATTCCCGGTCATAGATTTATCAGATGGGCCTATTGTAGTGATTTTGCTGTTGACTTTATTGGAACAAGAAGAGAGATAAATGGTGTTATTGAACCGGAAGCATATCTTGTTTCCATGACATTCCAATCTCTCACAATCGAACACGCAGGATTTATGGATCACGTATAATGGACACAGGAACTTACAGAAACGATATACCATCACTCTCAGCATTAAGCATCAGAGAATATGAACGCATTTTTAAAGTCTTTCAACAATCGAAAGATGATAAGAACTTCTACACCTATAACATCTTAAAGAAGATTGACTTTCCTGAGATTGACGATCAATACATTGGTTTCTATACTCCCAACAAACGAATGGCAATGACAATAGCTTCTTATAATATTTACGGAGATATTAAAAGTTGGTGGATATTATACTTACTTAATAAGGATAAGTTTGAAGGCGCACCATTCTATGTAGAGGGTGGGGTTCAACTTAAATACATTCTAGATCCCATAAGATCATTGATCTATGAGGATATTACTAACTCAACCGTATTCGGTGGAAGACATTACTAATCATGGCAACTAATATATTCAAGCTTAATGACATTGAATATGAATGTGAGTTCAAATTATCAAATCCTGATAACCAACAAATCATATTCACAAAGGCTGCTATTCGTGGAATGGAATTAGTAGATGATTTCTTTGATCCATTTATGTCAGGAACAATTTCTATTGTTAATCCTTTCGGATTGTTTGAACAGGATTATGTTTTAAGAGGAGATGGTAGAGATGTTCTCTCCATCAAGTTTAAACCTAAAGAACAAAAGGGATTGAAGGATGAAGAGTTCGAACAAGAGTTTATACTTATTGATAATATTGACACAGTAGATCCATTAAGTAGATCGATGGACATTAAAACATTTACCATAGAGGCTATCGATGCCATAAAGTTTATGGATTCAATTCCATATGGTAAAGTTTATGAAGGTTATGTTGGGGATCTTATAAAAGAGATTTTTATAGAACTGTTAGGAAGTGATAGTATTGGTGAACAATGGGCATCGGGTGATTTTTATATAAAGTATCATCCTCCTGCAACATTCCGCTATATGGATCTTCTTCGTTACTTTATTAAGATCTTCTATGCTAAAAGTGATGACATACATGTTAAGGGATTTATTAGTAAAGATAATAAGACCAAGAAATACTCCTTAACATTACTATCTGATATTTTCAAGAATAATAAGAGTTTAGGTTTAGAAGCATTTCCAATTGGAGATATGGTGTCGGAGATTGGATTTGATAATGAAAACAATCCACAATCTGACCCAGAGGTTTCTGTTGGATTATACATTTCACCCATTAAGAATTTGGTGTATAATACTCCTCTCTACAACTGGTCCACAGAGTTTTTTATTAACAGTATAGTTTATGGTTATGATCCTATTATGGGTCAACAAAAAGCGTTTAGATTGAACTTTGATGAGGTTAGAGATAAGTGGGAGAAGATTTTCGTAGAACCCTTCAGATCCAAGGGAGGAAAGCCCAAACCATTTGCTGTTAAAAACAAGGCCAAGGATAAGATATATAAAAAATATGTTTATCCCTATAGGGCCGAAGATTCTGCTAAAATTATAGAAGCAGAAATACATAATTCTTTAACATTCTACAATTTACAGCTATCTTTCAGTAATATTGGTTCTGCGTCTAGAAAGGCAGGACGCTTCATTGATATAGTATCTGCCAGTAAACCCCCAGAGGGCGAACTACCCAAAACTGACCAGAAGTTACTAGGTAGGTGGTTTGTGACACAGGTAAAACATCAGTTTTTTGACGGATTATACACTAATCAGGTGTTTGCCACAAAGACCTATATCGGACCAAAAGCTAGTATAAACGAGGAAATTGATTAAATAAGAATATGAACGATAATCAGGAAAAGTTTCAATTTGACGAAGGCGTTAAGGAAATTCTATTAGCCCTTACAGCCATGGCAGCATCGTCTGTGGGAACATATAAGGCTGTTAAGTATTTAGATAGCAGACCAGAACCCATTGAACAAAAGATGGCAGCGTTGAATCAAGCAGATAAAGAGGATCTATCTCCATCTTTCGATAAAACTGTTAAGGATCTTAAGAACTACTATTCCACTAAGATCAAACCTAAGATTGATGATACCATACATGGGATTGATGTCCTAACAGGACCAGCCACCAAGGATTACATTGGTCCGTCTCAACCATCTCCTCTTAGACAGAGAACAAATATTTCACAACCCAAGGGAAAAGATATTAAATCCTCTCCTCCAGAACCAAAGACCGACAAATCTAAACCTGTATTGGTTAAGGGTAAGCTAACAATACCCACCCCTAAAAAGCCACAGTCCATGTTTTCTAAAAATACTGGCGTGGGAGAAGATTTGGTAAACTTTGTTAAAACACAAGAAGGATTTAAGCCTAACAAACATTGGGATCATAAACAATGGTCAATTGGTCATGGTTCTAGAGCTAAACCAAATGAAACTACCATTACTCCAGAAGAAGCTGATAAGAGACTAAGAGAAGATCTTGCCAAACATAAGGAAGCAGTTCTTAAAGCAAAGGCTGCATGGGGATATGATTGGAATGATAAACAGGTTGATGCATTAACTAGTTTCCGATTCAATATTGGTTCTTTGGGACCATTAACACAAAACGGTAAGAGAAGTAATGAAGAGATTGCTAAAAAGCTTCTTGAATATACTAAGGCTAGTGGTAAAGATGCTCCCGGTTTAGTAAAGAGACGAAATTTTGAAGCAAAAATGTTTGCATCTAATTAATCACAATGAAAAATAAAGTAGAGCTATTAAGATCTCTTTGTTTTGATAAGGAGACTCTTGAAACGATCAAGAATTTACCCAAGATCTTTAGTGATAAAGATATTGAGTTTATTATTGAATTTAAGAAAATCTACGAATTAGGTATTGACCAACTAGATAAATTTCTGGCTAAATTGGAGAATGAGGGAAGTCAGCTAGATACCTACTCCATACAGTATTATGTTAATCAGCTTAAATCAGGCCCATTTGCTGATCTTGTAATTTCCAAAACTGCGAGTAGTAAGTATTTTAAAGAGTCTCCTGATTCTATGGGAGTGATGGGCAATCTTACAAGATCCCCATCCAATGTTAGTCTGTATGCCAAGGATGCAATTCCTATGGGTTGTGCAGTTACCACATATAATAAATTACCAGACTTCGTTCAGAAAAATTTGCAAACTGCTCATAAGGTTGTTGAAGATGTGTTTAGATCATCGTTGAAGAGTTCAACAATGTATGATAACACAATGCCCATTATTAATAAAAATAATGGAAGCAGAATGGGTAAAGAAAAGACTGGAAGTTGGGTATATACCTCTAATGGCACATATCTTGTAAAAGATTCAGCTTTTTATAATAATCTTACAAATATAACAAAAAAAGTTTTTTCACAGATTAATGAATATCTGGGGGATGAAGACTATAGAATGTATACAGATAAAAAGAACTACAATCCGTTCGGTAATACAAATGAATCTATTACTGAACCTCTAGTTCTAGAAAAACAAGTTGGTTCTCATATCGAGGAAATCGACATTATGGGTGATGTTTACGATTCCGATGAAAAGAGGAAAGCAGTAATAATCGTAGATACTGGTAATAATGTTGAGAAATTTACCATTAACACTAATAAAGGACAATTAGGTAATTAAACATCTATTGTAGGTTCTTCGATCTTCTCTGGATCGCTTGAAGTCTTAACCAACTCCTTAATGAGTTCTTCTCTGCTTATGTATATACCACTTGCTCCCACACCACTATCCCCAATTTTCTTGGAATTGATATCCATTTCTTTTAATTGTTTTTGGGCCTTGATTTTATCGTCCGCTAGTTTAAGCTTAGACAATGAATCAATTGCACCTGTGGTAGCTTTAACTAATTCTGCCATCGCTTCAATAGCTTCACTTTCTCCACCTGCTATGGTAATGTCCTTCATATCTTCAATCATTTCTAAAGAATGCGTAACTACAGCAGCCGCATTATCTATGATAAATTTTTCAATATCCTCTTTGTTTAGAGTGGTCATTTCTCTAGCAGCCTTTTTCATTGATTTGTTACGATCCTTGAGTTGGGATATAATTGAATCCACATCCTTATCAATCTCGTTCTCAAAGTCATCAAGTTCTTCGTCCATATCAATATTTAGCCTTGACAAATGGAAAATCAATGTTAAACATATATTTGAAGGGCATTCCAAATTCAAAAAACCCCTCAATGTCAATAAATAGTAATAAAATTAATATGGTAGATTTAAATAACAAAAACATTCTTGTGACGGGTGGTTGCGGATTTATTGGAAGTAATTTTCTGGAATATTTAAAGAAACATTATAAAAACGTAAGTATAGTAAATGTCGATAAATGGGGGATTGGCCATCGTAAAATGTCAACCACTATGGCATGTAACCATATTGATTATGAGGAAATATCCTTTAGTCTTTGTGATCTAAATCCTGACAGTAATCTTTTCTGGAACGGTGTTATAAACAAGAACAAGTTTGATTATGTCTTTCACTTTGCCGCCGAGTCTCATGTAGACCGAAGTATTTCTGGTCCAGAAGCATTCGTATACAACAATGTAATGGGTATTACTAAATTGCTTGAAATGGTGCGTGTAAAACAACCACAGGCAAGAGTTATAAATGTATCAACAGATGAGGTCTACGGGCATTTAGGGCTTAATTCTGACCCATTCACAGAGGAAACTAACCTCAATCCAAGAAGTCCCTATTCTGCATCTAAAGCAGCCGCTGATTTAATTGCTAAATCTTATGTGGATACTTATGGATTAGATATTATTACTACTAGATGTTGTAATAATTTTGGGCCTAATCAGTTTGATGAGAAGTTAATTCCAACCATAATTAAGAATTTAGTAAATGGAAAACCCATACCTGTTTATGGAGATGGCACAAACATTAGAGAGTGGATCTATGTAGATGACCATAATAAAAGTATCTTAGAATTGGCAGAAATAGGGGAATCGGGAGGAGTGTATAATATCGGATCTGGTAAGGAAATGACCAATTTAGAAATGATTGCCGATATTGGTAAAATTTTAGAAATAGACCCGATTATCAAGTTTGTAAAGGATCGTCAGGGGCATGATTTTAGGTATGCTATAAGTTCTATTAACTATAAACGCTCGTTTGAATTAATGGAACATGACGAGGCTATGCACAGAACCGTCACCTTTTACGCCTCAAAATTTAGCAAAAATGGTTAAATAATAGGGTGAAGCAAAGACGATTAAATTCCCATATCAATAGGATTATACCAAGACCAGATGACAATACTTATGATGTATATCAAAAATACCTAGATACGGGTCGCTTGACATTTATTGGGAACTTCAATAGTTATGAAGAAGCCCAAGAAAAAGTCAGAGACTTAGAACAGACAGTATCACAAGCAGATATTTTACAATTTTTTCAAAATCTGAAAAACAAACAAAACAAACAATAACAAATGACGATAAAACAACAAGTAATAGATGCAAGGCTAAATCGTGGTTACACATATAGCGCAATTAAAGAAGAATTTGGCATTGCTAAATCTACTGCAAGAGATTGGGTAGAGACTTATCTTCAATCAGGAGATAGTAGTGATGTAGTAACAGGTTCCACTTTTGTTAATGAAAACTTACAAAGGGTTAAACCAACTAAGTTTGGAAAAACAGAGGAAGAAGTTCTGGAATTCTTAGAACAACTTGCGCCCATCAATGTTTCAAGTTCAAACTTCACCCCAACAAAAACTTCTCAAAGTGATACTGTTGTTGTTATTGGTGATATGCACTTTCCTAAGCATTGTGAAAGATCCCTCAATATTGTGTTGGAAACTATTGCAGAATTGCAACCCCGACAAATTATTTTAAATGGTGATACCGTTGATCTATTAGCAGTATCAAGATATCCAAAAGATATTAGACACAATTATTCTCTACTGGATGAAAGAGCCGCTTATCATAAGTTCTTGAATGATCTAATTTCTGTTGCAGGTAATGCACACATTGTAGAAACTCATGCTAACCATTCTGGTAATGGAACTGATGGTAGATGGTTTAGATACTTAAGTGAAAGACTTGGAGAGCTTGGTTCATTGCCAGAGATTCAAGAAGCACTTAGTTATGAGAATATCTTCCTAGGTGAATTCAAGGATCGAATCGACCATTGCGATTATGTCGAAATTTGCCCTGATTTAGCCGCTTTCCACGGTGATGTTGTTAGAAAGTTCGGGGGCTATTCTGCTAGAGGGATGATAGAAAAGTATTACCACTCTGTTCTAATGGGACACACTCATAGACTTGGTATGACTGCACAGAGAATTCCCGGTATTGGAACAAGAAAAGACCAACAAATTTATGCATGGGAATTAGGATGTTTGTGTGATTTAGATCCTATCTATGCATCTGCTCCTAACTGGCAAAATGGTTTTGGTATTGTTACTGTAGATAAAGAAGGATATTTCGGTGTCGAACCAGTAATGATTAATAATGGTGTTGCTAATGTTGCAACTTTGGGTCATACTATTAAAGGGTAATATATGGAAAAAGTAAAATACGAGGGCGTAATAGGAACTTATTCCTTTCTCATGACTTCTCCTGATGTAATTGAAGTGTGGACGGATTACGATAATGAGAATCCATTCAGTTACATTTTTCTTAAAGAGGATACAGTCAAATCAGAGAAGGATTTTCACGCAGAGATATCATATTGGTATATGTCGAATGTTGGGTAACTTGTAAGTTATTAATTAAAACCGACCTATGATATGCGCGATGAACTTGAATCTGCAAAATGACGGGTTTGAGAGGGTATCCTGTGTAAATGCACCTGATTACCTTTCAAACAGAATAAGCACGGGGGATAGTAACTTGGATGCCATTTTTGGTGGTGGTCTATTGCCCGGATCTACTTGTATTATACACGCCAATGCTGGCGCAGGTAAAACTTCGTTTTGCCTAGATATATGCGAAAGACTCACTCGACTAGGTAAGCGTGTTAAATACGCATCTGGTGAAGAGAGTAAGGCACAGCTATCTATTACAGGCAAGAGGCTAGGTGCAAATAATGTCAACATTGGTAATGTTACCGACATTGACGAATTGACTCAACTCACCTATATAAACGACCTGATCGTTATCGACTCATTCCAAACATTGACCTGTAAGGATAAGAAGATCACTAAGAGTAAAATAGTCGATTACTGTATTAGAACACTAATTGCTGCTGTCAAACAAAATGGATGTATTCTTATCTTTATTCTACAAGAAAACGGTAAGGGTGAAATTAGGGGTGGTCCATCGTTATCATTCTTTCTAGATGTTCAAATGGAGATTTTGAGAGATGATGAGGAAGACCCTAATAAGAGAATATTTGCAGTAATTAAAAATAGATTTGGTGTCACAGGACTTTTTCATGCAGACCTTACTTCCACAGGCTATGTCTATAGAGGTAAGTATGATGTTCCTAAAATTATTGCCACTCAGAAGAAATTCAAGGGTAATAAAAAAGTAGTTGACTATGCGATTTCTCTTGGTATGCTTGTAGCAAGAGAAGCGATTGCCCGAACTGTATTCAAAAAGAAGGGTGGATGGATGCCAATTCTCAAAAGTATATTTAAAAATGGATAATAAAGAAGAAATAACCCTGCCGTTAGACATTGCTTCCGATAGCTTAACATTAGAAGAAATTGGAGCATTAGTAGTATTAATGGCAATGCCTAAAATGAAGAGAGATTCAAAATGGTTTCTTAATAAGAAACTGCTTGATTATCTGGACTATTTTCTTTCAGAGGGAATAGTCACTAAACCAGAAGGTTCGGAAGACTTACAATTAGAAATAGATTTAACATGGATATAAAGGAAAAGAGATTTCTATTCTTGGATGATGATAGACAACCAGAACATGCTCACCTGTGGGATGAGGATGCTAATCTGATTGTTTATTCTGGTATACCTGTATGGAAGTGGGACATTGTAAGATCCTACGATGAGTTTGTAAACTACATTGATACCGTGGGTATTCCTGATGTTGTCAGTTTTGATAATGATCTGTGGGATGTGGCATATGAATTAGCCGAAAATAGAACTAGTAAGAAGTTAGCAGCCCAATTTCTCATGGAAAATTGGGAGAATTTTGATATTAAGACAGGAGCGCATTGCGCTCAATATTTAGTGAGTGCGTGTAAGCTTGCGGAAGTCCCTATTCCTAAGTTTTATGTGCATTCTGCAAATGCTAGAGCAAGACCGATTATAAGAAAAATTTTATCACAATGAAAGGACAATGGCATGGTGGAAAAGGCCCGACTAGTAGGGTGAATGATATTAAGGCTTGGAATAAATCTCCCTTGTGGGATAATGTAGGCCCGAATAAAAAGAAGAAAAATGTGGAGGAAAATGCTCCTTACACATTTTACACTATGGTTCTTGTGGTTGGTGATCTTCATGGAGGATTTACTAGATTCAAAGAAAGGATCATTAAAGAAGATTTTAGAGATTGTATCATAATTCAAGTTGGAGATTATGGTATAGGTTTCAAGCGCAAGATTGGTGATGAGATTGAATTACAATCAAAGTTAAATGAAGTCTTGGCTGAAAGAAACATACAACTGTATGTCATCCGTGGAAATCATGACAATCCTGATTACTTTAATGGGGATTGGAGAATAACATGTCTTTCTAACATTGAGTTTTTACCTGATTATACGGTAAAGACTATCAATGGTAAAAAGTTTCTATTTGTCGGTGGAGGAATTTCCATTGATAGAAAATATAGAGTTGAAGGTGTTGACTATTGGCCCGATGAACGATTTTATCTTGATGAGAGTAAAGTGGTGGAGTGTGATGTTCTAATAACTCATTCTGCTCCTAGTTGGTTAGGTCCAAATAGAAAAGATGGAATAGCTACTTGGTGTGTTAATGACAAAACACTCTGGGAAGAATGTGTAATGGAAAGAAAATTACATGATAAACTTTTCGATCTGGCAAAACCGAAGAAATCATTTCATGGTCATTTTCATAGAACTGAAAGAAGAGTAACAGAAGAATGTGCATCATATATTCTGAATGAGTTGGAATTTATGGAATGCATTTGTGATGATGTGAGAATGAGAATATGAGAGAACTAAAATTTAGAGCATGGTATGACCAACAGAAAAAATACCAATATGGAGAACTTAAAATGTTTAAAGACTTTTCATTTCCTCTATATTGGTGTAAGGTTGAACAATATACTGGATTTAAAGATTCCAAAGGTAACGATATATATGAGGGAGATATTTTAGAAGCTAATCCTATTACGGGATTGAGTAGTTCTGAAAGTGGTGTAAAATTTCTCTATCATATGGATTACTACAATGGTGGATTTAATACTCCCTACATATATAGAGCTATGGGGAACGGGGAGCCAGAAGTTGTTGGTAGAGTTGTAACATCACAAGACTCTTTCGATAAATTAACCATAATAGGAAATGTTAATGAAAATAATAATTTAATTAAAACCACAGTAAAATGAATATCGAAGAAGAAAACGAATATGATGGATGGTGTCATGCAGAACAAAGATTCTACTCTCTTGATGAATTAGGAGGGGATGCATGGTTGACAGGATGCCCTTGTTGTGGTATAAACTGCTGGGAGATAGATTACAACTACGATGTAGAAGATTATGAAAGTCAGTGATTACTATAATACTATTGGTAAGCCCATAAAGTGCTATTTCTGTGGATCTACGGATTTTCAGGAAAAAATTATTGATAGATTGGAAACATTAGGACCAGTATTGGAATATGAAGTTCACTGTAAATGTTGTGAGGGAGTTATTGGACATTGGGGGTGTGGATATTGGAGTCATGATTTCAAAACAGATTGTGCAGAACTTATATCCAGATTAAATACCAAAGACATTGTGGCCAGATTAGACGATGATGTTAAAGTCTTTACTGCCTATGGTAAAAAGGAAGATTACTTTGAATATGGAGCCTGAAGAATCAGCAAAAAAAGAGAAGAAACCAAAGAAAATTACTGCTAAGAAAAAGGCTGTAAAGAAAGAACCTGTGGTTGATCTAGAACTTGAGGAACTGAAGAAAAAGTATTTTTCATTGCTACGGATTGAAGATGCTAATCCTAAAAAGACTGATATAACTGTTAAGTTAGATATACTAGAAAGAAAAATTAGAGAGAAACAAAAAAATGCCTGAAGGAAATCCAAAAATATATTACAAATATAAATCACATTTTGATTTTGCCGCATGGTTTTGGACTATTATAAGCTTTTACCTAGTCCTTCATTTTGGAGGAGTCTTTAATATTGAACATAGAAATCTATGGATGGTAGCTTCTGTGTTTTTGTTTTCATGGGAGTATATTGGGAGAATAGCTTGGGGTAAATTATTTTCAATCATTTACTACGACACCATTGTTCATACCATCTATGAATTGTTTGTGGAAGATAGTGAACAAAAGACATATTTTGTGGCTGCTCAAAATAGAGATGAACTAGATTTATATATGGAAATGCATTATCCCGGTCTGGAATATAATGTAGTAAATTCTTTCGATGTAGAATCATTCATAAAAACCGACCAAAGAGTGTAATTAAAACCGACTCATACTAGGCGCATGAAAACTATTGATGGTGATCTTCTGGAAGGGGATTGGGATGTTGCTATGCATTGTGCCAATGCTCATAAAGTTATGGGTAGTGGTGTTGCATTGGCACTTAGGGTTAAATGGCCCCAAGTGGAACAGGCAGATAATGCATGGGATGCTGCACCAGAGGATAGGCTTGGAAGTTCTACCATTGCCACCTTGCCAGATAATAGGCTAGTGGTTAATCTCTATGGGCAAGTTGGTGTTGGATGCGATGGCAATCCTCTTAATAGGAACTGTTCATATGACCACCTATATAATTCTATTTTTAAAGCTTGCGAAGCTTTCGATAATCTGTATGATGGTTACTTTCCTATCAAGATTGGTGTTCCCTATAAGATGGGCTGTGATCGTGCAGGAGGTTCTTGGAGAGTAGTGGAAGCTATTCTTGAAGACATGGAACATCTATTCAATGTTGAATTCATCGTCTATAAACTTAATCCCACAAATACAAAAAACCAATCTTCAATTCGTATTCCGCTATGAAACTTACTATTTCCGAAACAGCAGATCCTAACTATTTGGCCACAGTTGTAAAGTGTCCAACAATTAAGGATCATCCTAATGCTGATAAGCTTTCTCTGATTGATATTTTCGGTAATGAAATTATCATTCAAAAAGGCACTTATCAGGAAGGGGAACTATTGGTGTATTTTCCTGTGGAATGTTGCATTGATAAAAAGTTTCTTTCTTGGGCTAATCTTCTGGACAGACCAGAACTTAATAGCGATGGTAAGACCAAAGGATTCTTTGGTAAGCAATGCCGTGTAAAGGCTATTAGACTTCGTGAAGTTCCTAGTCAGGGATTTGTGTTTAAGGTTTCCAAACTTGCAGAATATTACAAGGTGAATGAATCTGTGTTTGCTCTTGGTAAAGAATTTGATACTGTGGGTAGTGATCTACTGGTTACTAAGTATGTAAGACCAGAGGTTAAAGTTAGCAATCAAACACAAAGCACACCTAATAAGTGTCGTAAAGTCTTTGGTAAGATCGTTGGCATATTTCCAAGACCCGTTAGAAAGGTTCTTAACTCTGCATACAATGTTGTGGAGAGTGCTATCCGTAAGCCTTCTGCGGAAAAGAGCATTGTGGGTAATCAATTTGCCTTTCATTACAAGACTGAACAGTTGGGTAAGAATATGTTTCTTATTAGTCCCGATGATATTATTACTGTGTCTGAAAAGCTTCATGGCACATCTGCTATCTTTGCAGAACTGGAATGTAAGAAGAGATTTAATCCATTCAGATTTTTGGTAGGTATTCCTAATACAGAATATCGTCATGTGTATGCATCTAGAAGCAGAATTTTAACTGGTAATGATAATGGTGTGTGGTCTGTTATTTCCGAAAGAATTAAGGACAGCATTCCAGACGATTATCTTATCTATGGAGAAATTGTTGGATGGGTATCTCCTGAGAAGTGTGTTCAAAAGGGATATGACTATGGTTTAACTAAGGGTGAACTTGGATTCTATGTTTATCGTGTCGTGAGAAATATTAGCTCTACGGAAAAGCACGAATTCTCTCTTCCGTCTATGGTTGAGTTCTGTGTGGATAGAGGATTGGAAACTGTTCCTATTCATTACTACGGACTGGCCAAGGATCTGTTTAATATTCCTGTGGATGATGATTGGAGAACAAACTTCATTACTAAGCTTAAGGAAACCTATTTCAAGAAGCAATGTTTCCTTAGTAAGAATGCTGTTGTTAATGAAGGTATTGTTGTAAGAATTGAAAGCAAGCCTACTAGACCAGCATTTAAGTTTAAGAATCCTGATTTCGTTATTAAGGAAAGTGCATCTAGAGACAATGGAGAATCTGACATGGAGGAAGAAAGCTAATGGACACGCTAAGAAAAGGTGATAAAATCAAGTTGAAACAGCCTAGGATTATCTGTTATCTAAGAGATCCCTTTAAGATTTCTATGTATTCTCCTAGAAAGATTAGACCGACCACTCTAATTCCTGTAGAGGAATATTTTGTAACTGTTGGAACTCTCACCAAGGATGATATTGGGGACGGTATACTTTATGTTAAACCAAAATATTGTAAGGTAGAATTCCAATTTTATAGAGAAGATGTAGATTGGATATCTGATGATGATTTTAAGAAATTTAAACAAAAGACCAAAAGAAAATGAACGAAAAACCACTAGAAAATGTTAAGACTGGAACTTATGACCAGATGTGCGGAGAATGGGAAGAATTAATTGGAGAACATGCACCTAGACAATGGAAAACATATGGTGGGTATACTATCAATGCATGGTCTAGATTTTCCATGTTTGATTCGATTGATTATGGGGATGATGATAAAGGATCTGAATGGATTGTTAAGTATCCAGACTTCTCCAATGAAGAAGTAATTTATGAAGGGGAATTGACTGTTCGTATTGAAGATTGGGAAAACAAATCACAAGTGTTTACCAATCCTACCATAAAGGATATCTTTAGATTCTTTGCGAACAACCACGATGGCCATCATGGTTATCTGGAAGGATATAGTATGGAAAATGGTGAATTAGTATTACATGCAGGATCTTAATTATGAAATTACCTACACTATATTCAAGAACAAATACGGGTGCAATTCAAACTTGGACTATTGAGATTGAGGGTGAGATATATCGAACTATTCATGGTCAATTAGATGGTAAGTTACAAACTACTGAATGGACTGTTTGTGATGTTACAAATTTTGGTAGATCCAATCAGAGAAATCCTGCTGAACAGGCATTGTTTGAAGCACAGGCAGCATGGCAAAAAAGAAAAGATACAGGATATCATGAGGATATCAATAGTATTGACATTCAACAATATGTTGAACCCATGTTAGCCAAGAAGTGGGAAGATCGTAAGGATAAGGTTAAGTTTCCTCTTTACTGTCAACCAAAGCTTGATGGTCTTAGAGCAGTAATTTCCCGTAAAGGTGCATACTCTAGAAATGGTAAGAAATGGGTGACTATTCCCTTTATTTTAGAGGGTCTTGAGAATGTATTTAATATGTATCCTGACCTTGTGTTGGATGGTGAACTCTACAACCATAATCTGAAAGATGATTTTAACAAGATCACTTCATTGGTTAAGAAACAAAAACCATCTGCTAAAGATTTGAATGAGTGTAAGAACATGGTTCAATTCTGGTGGTATGATATTGCCGATGATACAAATACATTTTCAGAAAGAAACAACTTAATTAACCACATTCACACGGTATTTAATCTTGGTGAATATGGTATAAAAGTTGTTCCCACATACTTAGCGGAAAATAATAGTCAATTAGATTCCCTGTATGAGCAATTTCTTGATAATGGTTATGAAGGTCAAATGGTGAGAGAGAATACTAAGTATGAATTCAAGCGTTCTGCTTCTCTTCTTAAGAGAAAGGAATTCCAAGATGATGAATTTGTTATTATGGATATTCTTGAAGGAAATGGTAATAGAAGCGGATTGGCAGGTGCTATGGTATTTGTCAACAAATTAGGACACCAGTTTAATTCTAATATCAAGGGTGATAGAGACTACTTACAAGAACTCTGGGTGAATAAGGGTAACTATATTGGTAAGAAAGCAACTGTAAGATATTTCAATCTTACTCCTGATAAGCTTATTCCTAGGTTCCCGTTCGTTTACGGAATTAGAGACTTTGAATAATGGAAGAGAATGATGAATATAGAATTAAGCGCATCTATAGTAGACGCTTAATGAATGCCAAGGGTTATGTTTTATTTTGGGAAGAACATGTTAAAAAACTTCCTGATGAATTTGCTCTTAGTATGTTGGAAGTCTCTAAGAAAATTCTGTTAAAGACAGAGAAAGAGGCAGAGAAGTTTATTAATTAAAACCGAGGTATAGTGGGGTCATGAGCGAAACTTATCAAATTATTACTGATGATAAACTTTTCCGAGAATTTATTGATTGGCTTCCTGATCTGGAAGTAAATGAGAAATACTATGGTTGTCTTTTTTGTCGTAAGAAGTATTGTCACGATATGCCTTGGATTAAAAGTGACAAAGGACAACTTAAGAGGTTCACCACCGATAAGGAATACTTTTATGGTAAGGTAGCACAGCTTGAATGTAAGCTTGGTGCATATAGAGTTAAGGGAGAGCAAGATAAGCCTGTTCCTCAAGAGGCACTTGCATTATATGTTACTCCTAATCCTAGGGATCTATGGAAGGCTACTCTTAAGGGTATTAGCGTTTTAGCTACTCTATTGGAATGTTCTTCCAAGAATGCAAATCCTCATGCGGAAATTCTTAGTGAGATTCAAAGGTCTTGCAGTAGCAATAAAAAATATATTCCTTTTGATCTTGACTCCAAGGATGAAAAGACTATTATGGAGTGTATTGACCTTTGCGAAGGTTATTGTGATGTTGTGGAAACCCGTGGTGGTTATCATATTTTTGTTCATAAGGACAAGGTTGGTTTAATCAGTAACAAGAAGTGGTATCCTAATATTGCAAAGTATTGTGATGTTACTGGTGATAATATGACTCCCCCTTGGGGAACTTATCAAGGTGGCTTTACTCCGCATCCTGTCTTTAGAATTACTGACAGAGAAAAACCTATTAATCTTAAAGGAAACTGATATGGCATCTTCATCTAAAGGCAAAGGTTCAGTTAAAACTGTCCAACGGTGGAAACATCTACGAGATTGGAAAAAACCACAAAATAAGCGTGTAAGAAAAGACGGTAAAAAACAAATCAAAGAAGAATCATGAGAATTTGGCTAGTCAGACATGGAGAATCAGAAGGTAATGCAGATCATTCTGTTTACTTCACTAAACATGATGCAGATATTCAACTTACTGCTAAAGGAACGGGACACGCATCTTTAGCAGCAAAGAAGATTATTCAGTTACTTGATAGATTTGATAATCAAGTAGAGTATCCTACTCATACACCGCAAATGTTTAATATGTTTACCTCTACATTTAGGAGGGCAAAACAAACTGCTAGTGTTATTAAGTATGAACTAAGTGGTATTCCCATGTATTCTTTTGGTAAGCATTTTACTATGCCTATTCTTAGAGAAAGGGAATGGGGAAAGCTTAGAGAACTAACCTTTAATAAACTTCATACTGAACATGATTTCAACTTCTATAATAGACCTGATGGGGGAGAAAGTTTTGCTGACTGTTATCAGAGAGCTATGATCTTTCACCAACATCTTCTTAATAATGCATCTAGTAATAACATTGTGGTTTCTCATGGTGAATTCAACAAGGTGTATCTCATGTATCTTTTTGGATGGACTGTTGAAGAATTTGAATCGTATAAAAGTCCTAAGAATGGTGAAGTGTTTTTGATTGAAAATAATCAACTTAGTAGTGCCACCCCTTTAACTAAGAAGTAATATGAAGTATTATGCTGGTATAGGATCTAGGACTATTCCTGATGATATTTCTAAGACTATGACTAGTATTGCAGGTAAACTTGAATGTATGGGATATACTTTAAGATCAGGTAATGCCGAGGGCGCAGATCAAGCATTTGCTAAAGGTGTTAAGGGTTGTGATGCACAAATATGGTTGCCTTGGAATAATTTTAACAAAAAATTTAAAGATTCTCATCCTCAACATACATATAGGATTTTATCTGATTATGATGAAGAGGCTTTTAAATCTGTAGTAAAGTTCCATCCTAGAGGATCATATATTATAAATAAGGAGGGAAAACCTAATGTTCCAGATGGTTATTTTCATGCTAGAAACTATAGACAAATTTGTGGTTATGTGAATAATGAACCCGATAGTAGTTTTGTTATATGTTGGACACATGATGGAACCGATGTAGGAGGAACAGGGCAAGCCATGAGAATTGCAAAAAGTAGAAATATACCAATTTATAATTTATATCATCTTTCCGAAGATGATGTTATGAAAGAGATTAATAAGTTAGAGCTAATATCATGAGCATAACGATAGAACATAAAGTTGATGAAACTCATATGGAAATATATGAGTTTGATAAAAGTGGTAATATTTACTATTACTCTGGTATTATGTTTTCAAATAGAAATGATGAAAACGATATTTGGGGACATGAGTGGCCTAATAATAAGGAACTACAAGAAAAGAAGGAAGAAGAGATAATGGTTCTTGCCAGAGAAGAAGGATATAGTAGTGCGTCCTCTTTCGAATATGATGTTTGGAATTTTGATAGTTTCTATCATTATACATTCAAACTTATGGAAATAGCTGAAAAGTATAATCCTTGTTGTAATAAGACTAAAAGTGGGGAACCCTATTATTATGGGTGTTCTTGGGGTAGTTATGATGATAGTGATTATAAAAAGAAAAATCCTCCAAAGATATCAGTAGATAAAATTAGAGAGGAAATTTTAAATAAAGTTTCTAAAATTAAAATTGTGTTGTAGTATGAACACCGAAAGAGAACTTATAGATGTTTTAGTTAGCCTTGGGTGGGATGAATATGAAAGAATCAAACTTCCCAGAATTACCAAGGAAGAAATTTTAACTTTTAATCCTAGGTATATTTTAAATCAAAAGCCTATTGGTATTAATGGTTATGATCGTAAATCTAATATAGTTTTTATAGTTCCCAATATAAAATATTGTGGAATAGAATATCCTTCGATTCGTATGGCTGTTAATGTGGGGGATTTTATTGATGTTTTGGAAGGACTTCCTCATATTCCTAATAAAAAAGAATCTAAGGCTATTCGTAAGGAAAAGATCAAAAGAGGGAAATAAGTAGTAATTAAAACCGGGATATGATAGGCGCATGAAAAAGAGTGTTATTATCATTCGTGGTGTGAGTGGTAGCGGTAAGTCTACCTTCTCCAATCTTATTGCAGATCCTAAAGTTATCTGCACCGCAGATGATTGGTATTATGAAACCTATGGTTTCTATAACTGGAATGTTAAGGACATTCCCAAGGCACATGGTTGGTGTAAGGATAAGTTTCTTAAGGCATTGGATGATGATTCTATTGAGAACATCGTGATTGCCAATACCAATACTAAAACTAAGGACTTTGAATTCTATGCATCTACTGCAAGATCCCGTGGTATTCCTGTGCATTTTATTGTGATGGAAAATCGTCACGGTGGTAAGAATACTCACAATGTTCCTGAAGAAACTTTGATTAGACAGAAGGAAAGCATTATTGAATCACTTAAACTGTAATATGATAGAGAATGTATTTTTTGACCTAGATGAAACTTTGGTCTATTCTAGTATTGATGAGCCTGAACAAGAGCATTTTACTATTGTTTTGGCCGATGGAGTATATTATACTATCATAAGACCAGAAGCGAAAGAAGTATTGAGATTTGCAAGAGAATTAGTTGGTAAAGATAAGGTGTTCATCCTTACTGCTGCCATGAGACACTATGCTATGGAGATAAATGTTTTGGGTAAATTTGATTTCACATATCAAACCATTCATGCAATGGAAGACCTACAAAACAATTATGTTCGGGGTGCTTATGGTGGTGGTTATGTCATTCCCTCTAAACTAGCAAATCCTAATAATGTTCTGATTGACAATCTTCCCATTCATAAGAACTTTGAGAAGCTACAGTATATAGGTATAAAACTTGGGGGTGGTAACTACCTTCAGGTTGATGATTACTATGGTGTTAATTTTCCTGATTGCACCTTTGAGAAAGATGTTAAAGCATTTTTAGAAACCAAACATGAATGATATGAATACGAAACCTGATGAAATGTTGTTAAAAGTCCTTACAGGAGCGAATCTATTCTTTTTAGAAAAGGAAGAAGTAATTAAAACCGGGTATAATGCCCCTATCGAAGAAAAACCAGATATGAAAACTAAAGCAAAACCAAAGGCGAAGAGTGTGGCGGGTGGTAAGCATATTAAGCATAAACCCACTGTTAAGTATAATGTGACGGCGGTAGAGGTTGGTAAGAATAAGAATGCTAAGAAGCTAGATTCTAAATGGACTGTCGAAATTGAGGATGAATGGGATGAAGAGGATAATTTTCAACCTGAAAAGCTTCCTAATTGTATTACTAAATTTTTCGACTTCTACACCCTTAGTCTTTTGAATTACTTTGCTGGTTCAAATTCGTTAAACCATTCTAATAGGGTCAGACGAATTGAGGAAACCTACGAACAGACCGTGGAGGATATGTATAATGAAGTTCGTAGAGCATTGGAATACTCTGTCATTCGTGAGTTTAGACACTTCAATGACCAAGCTATGCTGCATGAGAGTAAGCAATATCCCAAAGGTATGTATACTCGTATTAAGTCCGTATCTAAGGATTGTCTTCATTTGTATGATAGTGGAGCATTGCGAGTTTACCTTGAAAAAGGTAAAAGACCTGAAGATATTACTAACAAGCTTATTTCTGATATTTTCTATGGTTATAGAGAATTTTGTTGGGATGAGGCTTATGGTGGTAAGCTTTGGGGGGATGCTACGGAATTCCTGTTTCAACATCCTAGAAATGCCAAGGAAAAGGAATTATGGGTTGACAAAGTTCTCGACTTGCACCATAATAACGGACACCTTTTGAATAAGACCAAGTTCAATTATCTGTCTAATACGGGAGATGATGAAACTTATGCATGGGATGGTCGTTTTACTAATGCTAGAATTAAACACAGAAAGACTAAGATTGAAGCAGATAGCGCATTGGATTATCGTAGATATGCACACACTATTTCCGATCTTTCTCTCTATGCATCTACTAAGGTTCAAAATCTGTCTACTGCAAACCTTAACTATATTCCTGCTGCTGTAAGATAATGAGTAAAGAACTTAAATTCAGAGCTTGGAATCCCAAGGAAAATAAATTTATCTATTCCTTTACTACAGAAGGAAGGAATAGATTGGGGTGGTTCTTTGCTAATGTTAAGGGTCTAACTATTCAACAGTATATTGGATTTAAAGATATTAAAGGGGTTCCTGTATATGAGGGGGATCTTGTTAAGAGCTATATACACTATGGTCGTGGTGTTTGGGATTGGTCTATTAGAGTGGTAAGATACTCCAAAGAAGATCCTACATATGAAATGGGAAAAAATATTGAATCTGATGAAATTGGAGGATTTTATATTCCCGGTGGTGATGAAGTAGTTGGTAACATTTTTGAGACTCCTGATATGTTGGAAGAGGAAGCCCAAAGAGAGCTTCAAATTTTAAAACAAGTAGAAAATACTCCTTATTTTGGATTATGAAAACACTTAAATTTAGATTATGGGATGAATCCAAAAAAGAATGGTCTACGGGCAGAGATTTCTTAATTTCTCTTGATGGTGAAGTATTGTTTGGAGAAAAATCTAAGTATGAATATGAGTGTAGGGATCAAATAGTTCAACAATACACAGGATTAAAAGACAAAAATGGAAAAGAGATTTATGAGGGAGACTTGATTATTAACGAAACATCAGATGAAGATTGGGGAAATCCTCAATTGGTTGTTTGGTCTAAATACGAAGAAGTTGGATTTGCTGTAGCAGTTTCTTTAAATAAAATGCACTCCCCCTCTTATCACTTACATGAATTAAATCATTCTATTTTGGGATCTATCTTTCAAGAACAGTATCCACTGAATCAAACAATGGGTCGGTATGAAGTTGTTGGCAACATTTTTGAAAATCCCGAACTCTTAAACCCATGAATAACAAAATTGCATTGATAGGATGGCCTTGTGGCACAAGACAAGTTATTATAAAGGGACAGGAATATGATGAAAAACATCATGATGGGTTTATGATTATTGGAGAAGGAATGTCTGATGAAGAAGCCTTAACCAACGCATTAGAAAATTTAATCTCAATGAAAGATGAAGTTACTAACCTATTAAACAAAACATTATGACATACTTACAAATATTAACAATACTGGCAATGCATACCACCTTTGATTGGCTTTTGCAGACTAGATGGATGGCAGAAAACAAGAGTAAGAACTGGAATGCATTAAGCGTCCATGTCCTTGTATACCTTGCTGGATTGGCTATTGCGGGACTTATCCTACCATTTGCTTCAATCGTCTGTGCGTTGATCTGGGTGCAATCTAATACCATTTTACACTTTCTTACGGATGCTATTACTTCCCGATACAATGCTAAACACTATCCTAATAAGCAATTCTGGGATTGTGTGGGTATTGACCAATTAATTCACTATGCTACTCTGTTTGGAACCTATTTCTTACTAAAGTAAAACATAACAAACCAATGAATAAAAAAGATTTTATAAAAATTTGGAAAGAATCTGATTGCGAAAAATATTATCAGAGAATGGATTTTCTTAAATCCATTGGATTCACTTTTGAAAAGGATGGTAATATGAAATATTCAGAGTCTTTAGCTTTATCAGAATGGTTGGATCTTGAGTATGATAAGATAAAAAAACCTATTGCATCAAATATTACAGACCCATCGGAAGAAGAATTAAAAAACGCTGTTGGAGGTATTCTTAAAAGAGCATCTTATATTCAAGAACAGCTTGACCAAGATAAGTATTTTTATTAATTTGAATATGAATTTCTATTTATATACAATGCCTCTAATTATGGGTAGAATATATACTCATAAACTTGAAGGGATTAAAGCGATGTTAGAGTATGTTGATCTTAAGAAAGATTTTATTCGTTTGAAATGTGTGGAGTCTCCATTTGTGTTTGAATCAAATAGAACTACCGTGGAATATTACTGGACACTAGATGAGGAAAAAAAATAATATGAATATAGATTACATTAAAGAATTGAAAAATCAGGCCAGAGTTTATGGGGTGGAGATTTTTGTAAATAAAGTCTTAAATGATGAAGACTTTAGAATTTGGTCTGGTGCAGGTAAACCTGAACATCATCATTATGGTGATGGGGGATTACTTAAACATACTTATGAAGTTTGGATGTTAGCCAGAAGTATATGGGCAACTCATAAAAGTTATGGGGATGATAATCATTTCGATCAAGTCGAAGTTTTTGTTAGTGTTATTTGGCATGATTTTGGTAAACTCTGGGATTATCAAAAGGATGATGATGGAGTGTGGGGGAAACATGATAATCATGCTAGAACAATTCATCATATTTCAAGATCCGCAATTGAGTGGGAAAGACATGTTGATAGAATTATTAACAATCCTATATATGAAGATACGGTATTTCCTTTTAGAATTGAAAACGTAACTCATAATATTTTATCTCATCATGGTATGAGAGAATGGGGTAGTCCTGTGGCTCCTGCTACTAAGGAAGCATGGGTATTACATTTGGCAGATAATCTTTCTGCTAGACTTGATGATTGTGATAAGCACGATAGAATTAAAGGAAAATGAAAAAGAAAATTGTATATTATGCACTAGCAAATTCTGGGGGAGAATTCTTTTATAGTGTTCGTAGTAGCTGGTGGTTTTCTGATAAGCTTGATCTTAATGATCTTTATAAAGATCCTAATGAAGCAGCAGGAGCAAAATATAGAATTACAAAAAATTTAAAAATTGAGGATCTTCATGTGAAACCTATTACCATTTCTTGGGAATGAATACTAAACAAATCATAGTTATCCGTAAGGATTTGAATATGCGTAAGGGCAAGCTTGCAGCACAATCCTGTCATGCGTCTATGGCATTTTTGACTAAGAGAATGCGTCTTGATTCCGAAATTATAGACGATGATGGCGAATCCCCTTGGTGTTCCAAAGCATTTTTTTTCTCCACAGATTTTGTTTCAGATATTTATGTTGATGAAATTTCTCATTGGCTTAGAAACTCTTTTCGTAAAATCTGTGTCTATGTAGAAAGCGAAGAAGAACTGGTTGCTGTTTATCAGAAAGCCCTTGATGCTGGTTTAATTGTTCATATGGTTGAAGATAATGGTGCTACTGAATTTAATGGAGTAACTACTAAAACTTGTATTGCAATCGGTCCACATTGGGATAATAAATTTGAGGGAGTAACCGACCGCTTACCACTACTATGAAAAATTGGACAGTTAAATTTTTAACATATCACGAATCGTATAATGGATATGATCTTTGTGATGGGTGGTCGGAGTATTATGTATCCGCCAAGACAGAAAAATCCGCAGAGAATAAGGCCAAAAAACTTTGGAAAAAGAGTTATCATTCCGCCTATTGGATTACAAATACTACTATATATCAAATAAATTGATTATGACTACGGAGGAAAAGAGAATTAAGATTCTAGAACATCTAGGATGGACTGAACTTAAACGGGGAGAATTCTGTTTAAGAGGAACTACCCCTAATGGAGAGAAGAGAGTTATACCTCCCAACTATTTTAAAAGTCTTGATTCCATGAGAAAATTAGAATTAACAATGTGGAACGAAGAAGAATTGGTTGAAGAGTATCAAGAAAAGATAGAATATCTTTATCTAAGGGCTGTTGGATATCAAGGATGTTCCTACTGGTGGATGTGTAATGCATCTACTAGGGCAGAAGCTTATGGTCTAGTAATGGGACTTTGGGAATAAGTAATTAAAACCGACTTACTATGCTTACATGAATTTGCCCGATACAGAAAATTTCAACTTTAAAGATTGTGTCATAGGAGGGGATGATTGTGTCCTTATTACTCCTAATGATATTCGTTGCACTTGGACTGAAGACAATCTTAAGTTTCGTTCTATGATTGTGCGTAAGTCCGATCATAAGGTTATTTCCCGTGGATTTAATAAGTTCTTTAACTGGTCTGAAAAGCCTGATTTGAATAAGTTTCCCAATGGGGGATTTACTGCAATTGAAAAGATGGATGGTTCTCTGCTTATCTGGGGATGCCACAATGAAGAAATCATACACAGAACCCGTGGAACTGTTAATGCAGAACAGATGGTAAATGGTAAGGAAATAGAATTTCTTAAGAAGAAGTATTCTAAATTCGTAAACAATCTTTTTCTGTTTTCTGACTACTATTCGATTCTTACCGAATGGACTACTCCTAGTAATGTCATTGTTATTAACAATGCTAAGGAACCTACTCTGTCACTTATCGGCATCATAAACAATGAAACTGGTGAATTGACTTCTCAATCTTATTTGGATGTATTGGCCGATACATGGTATATGAATCGTCCTAAGCGTTATGAGTTTGATTCTATACATGACTGTATTGAAGATGTAAAGATGTGGGAAGGTAAGGAAGGTGTTGTATTGTATTCAGAATGTGGTCAATATCTTCGTAAGTGTAAAGCAGATTGGTATTTGTCTCTTCATGCTCTTGCTACTGGTGTTAAGGGGGTAAAGCAAGTTCTTGGTGTTTTCATGGAATCTCATCGTCCTACTACTTATGACGAATTCTATAAGTATGTGGAAGATACTATGGATCACGAAATTGCAGAGAAGTGTAAGGACTATATGCAAGATGTTGTGAATGCCTTTAATGACTTTCGTAAGGATGTTGAAGATATCGAATATGAGTTGGATACTTACATAAAGAAGCTAGATACTCGTAAGGATCAAGCCATAGCAATTCAAACTAGATTCCGAACTGGAATAGAGAAAAGCATGGCATTTACTATGCTTGACAAAGCCTTCATTGATGATAAGCTCGTTCAAAAATATATGGAAAACAAACTTAATATATGAATGATATAGATAAAGATAAATTACCTAAACTCAGTGAAGTTATAGGAAGGGGAGAAATCACTTTTTCAGAATTTGTGAGAAGTGATAATAAGATAGATCCTTTCGAAGATTTCAAACCTCTTTGGACAAATAGTAATGAAGATAATGATTGTTTACATAAACAATGTGAGCGTTGTAATGGGACTGGTGTAGATAAGGTAACTAAACAATCCTGTATTCACTTCATCTCCTGTCCTTGTAAGAGATGCACCCCCAGATGTTGATTAATATATGAAAAATGATTATATATTATTTTTAAATATTTGGGAGGGCTTAGGATTTGTATTAAAAAGAAAGCTGGAACAGAACAACCTTGAAGTGGAATACTTTAACTCCAAGGACAACCCCAAGGAATTTAAAAAGCGAAATGTTAAGTCTACCCCCGTTCTAATTACATTTGACAATGGAGAGATTACTGGTAGACTGACAGGAACAGATGATATCGTAGAATACTTAAAAGAACATGTATCGAATAATAAAACACAAGTGGGAAGAAAAGAGTAAGTTATACTTTAGTAGTGACTTTCATGCCTATCATAATCCTAATTGGCCTACTCCAATCTGGGAAACCCGTGGACATTTAAACGCACAGGATTCCGCAGAGAAGATGTTGGTCATGATTAATAATACTGTTCCTGAAGATGGTATTCTTTACTTTCTTGGAGACGGATTTTTAAATGCTACGGACGAACTCTGTATGTCATGGCTGAAGTCTATTAAATGTAGAACTATTAGATATTTGTGGGGAAACCATGAATCTAATATGTATCGTATTTATAAGACTGAAGTATTAAAACAATTTGGTAGGGATGATATTGAAGTTTATCCCTTAAGAATTGCCAATGTGGAATTTATGGGTAATCATCTGGAAATACACGTTGGTAAGCAGATGGTAATTCTTAATCACTTTCCTTATCGAATCTTTCATAAGAGTCATAGGGGGGCTTGGAACTTATCTGGCCATAGTCATTTAAATGATCCTCAACGTAGACCTGAATTTCCTTTAGGAAAAGGACTTGACGTTGGAATAGATTATGGTAAGATATGGTCGTTCGATGATATTCAAGATATTATGTCAACAAAAGACACAGAAATGATTGACCATCACGATGAGCGGACTAATTAATACATGGGACAAGAAGATTGGAACCGTATTGATAGTCAAATTGAATCAGTAAAAGAAAGACTTAACCAGATAGCTATAGAAATAGAATCTATTGACAATCCTGTTGATAAGAAAAAATACGAAAAAGAATTAGACAGACTTGATTCTTTATTGGAAAACTTATTAATAGATATTAATGTAGAAAGTTTTCTAGATTCTGTAGATGATCTATTAATAGCAGAAGGTTATATAAAAAAACAAAAATAAACATATGAGAAACACAAACAGAAAAAACAAGCAATGGCTGCGTAACCGTGACCAAAGAAAAAACCCCAAGGTTTATCAAGTAAGCATGGTTCGCAATCCTGACGGTTCTTTCCATCTTTTGGGTGGAGAATCAAAGGTTCTTATTCGTAAGAATCAACACGGTGGAGAATGGGTTAATGTTGATACCCGTGATCTTACTTGCGAAATTCGCAACAGCCGAATCACTTCTTACTAAACTTGAAGTGATTGAATCGAGAACTATGATGCCAGTAACATTATAGTTTCTCCCATTAAAAAGGTTTAATTAAAACCGGGGTATGATAGGGCCATGAACATTTTCTGCCTATCTAATGATCCTGTGCAATCTGCACAATGGCAAGTTGATCGTCATATTAGTAAGATGGGCTTAGAGCATACACAACTCTTATGCACCGCATTTCAATTACAAGGTATTGATGCGCCTTATAAAAAGTCTCACCAGAATCATCCTAGTTCTATTTGGGTGCGTGAGTCTAAAGAAAATATGCTCTGGCTTATTAGGCATTCTTATGCTACCTTTCATGAATATACTGCACGATATGGTAAGCGTCACAAAAGCCAAGATGTTTTAGATTGGTGTGTTCTCAATATGAACAAGCTTACATTCCCTACACAGGGTCTTACCAAGTTTGCCATTGCTATTAGTCAAGATTCTATTTGTCGCACTATGCCTGACTTTGATGAATCTGATCCTGTGCATTGTTATCGTCTTTACTATATCCACGATAAGAAACATCTTCATAACTGGAAACAAAACAAACCCGAATGGATTAACCAATAGAAAACTAATAATATGGGATGCTGGAATGGAACTTGTGCAATTACTAATCTTCCTGTTATGGCAGGAGATAAAGTGTATTGCTTATTTTTGGTAGAAAGTCCTTATAAGGGAGTAGACGGGGATCATTGTTATTGTGATACTTACTATACTCCATTCCCTCTTTTCTTTGAGGGTGAATATGATGATTATGGTGGGGTTGAAAAATGTAGCCCTGAATCACAATACATTGTTGACTTTCTTAAAGAAAATATTGTGGAGATGGAGCAAGGGGAAAATAAATACCATGATGTTCCTGTTAAAGTGGATGATCTTGATATCTATAAAGTTTTGGAAGCAGATCATGAAGGCAGGTTGTATGTTAAAAATGGAAAGTATGGTAAAGACGAATTAAGATTTACACATATCATCATTAAGAAAAATGTTCTTGATTCCTTATTGGAAAGTGTAGGACTTTCCTATAATCCTAAAAAGGAAAATGGGGATGAAGACTACTATACTACCTTAAAAGCATACTATAAGGATTTTGAATCTGATTTTGAGAATGTTAGACAAGCAATAATCAAAATTAGTGAGGATGATTCTATGTCAAGATTTATGCTGTTGGCAGGACTTACCAGTTTGAGTATTTCCCTCAAACAAACAGGTTACAAAATGCCTGACTATTGGGATATTTTTAGAGGTATGGATATTAGATATGGATACAAACATGCCCAACAAGTTATTCTTAAAGAAGCGAAAGATAAAGATAAGCATAATCACTTCTTGAAGTGCTACATTGTTATGACTGTTCTAAATTACTATATGGGTCGTTCTCGTAAAGTATGGATTAAACCTTCTGGGGAGGGTAGCCAAGATTCTAATACAAATATGCAAGAAATTACTGCAAAGCTTATTACGGATGCCGCAGTTGAGATCAATCAACGATGGGTGGAAGATAATTAATTAAAACCGACCTACACTGAGCGCATGAAAACAGGAATCATCACTAAGAAAACATTTGTATCTGAGGACTTGCAGAGTTCTAAGAGTATTATGGGTATGTCCATGAAGGGCATGGAAATGGCTCAATACTTTATGCGGGATAAGATTTATTCTGATAAGGTTCTTGCAGTTGTTCGTGAGTATATTTCTAATGCACGGGATGAGCATATTAAGTATAGAATTACTCAACCCATTAATGTCTTTATTGAAAGTCGTGATGGTAGTTATGTTTGGGGAGTGCGCGACTATGCAATGGGATTGAATGAACATGATGTTCGTAATATCTTTGCTGTTTACTTTGAATCTACTAAGTCCGCAGAGAATAACTCTATTGGTGGGTTTGGTATCGGTGGTAAGGCTGCATTCTGTTATAGTGATACTTACTATGTTGTGAGTCACCATAACGGTGTTAAGGCAACTTATGTCTGCACCTTGGGAGCTAGTGGTAGTGGTATTCCCATTGGAGAAATCTATAAGGTTTCAGAAGAACCCACTACGGAGCAAGGTATTGAAGTTTCCGTGGATGTTAAGAATAGCGATATTGCTAACTTCATTAACACTACCAAGAAGTTCGTTAGAACCTTTACTAGTCCTATCGAGTTTAAGGAAATCGTTTACAATACTGTTACGGTTCCTGCAATTCCATTGCATACCAAGACCATTGGAGACTTTACTATTGAAGCTTACAAGGCTAGTGATATTCCCGATAGGCAGACCTATAACAATCCTTACCTTAGAATGGGGGGAGTGATCTATGGTTACGAAAATTATTCCTTCTCTGTGGAATCGGAACACATTATTGTGATTGATGTTCCTATTGGTAAGCTTACTCTTCCCATTAGCCGTGAGCGTATTGAATCTACTGCTCTTAATACTAAGGTTTATGTAGAGATTACTAAGTTTATTGATGAAGTTAGGGCGCAGGAGAAGGAACTTATTACTTGTCCTAAGCTTGGTGCAGTTCTTACACAGGAAGTTCCCTTTGGTAAGACTTCCACTTTGGAATATTTCTCCCATAACTATACGCAACTCTTTCCTCTTACTCATTATACTTCTCGACACATCGTAAAGATGGTGGAACTTAATCAATATGGTTATAATGGAATGAAGAACCTTGTGGGTAAGAGAAAGCCTATTCATATCATTCCTGATATTAAGAATACCAACTCTTGGAAGAAGAGACTTATTAGTTACTATAAGAATCTTCAAGGCTTAGACTATGAAGGATTCCTTTATATCTCTGAGGTAGAGTTTAATAACATGGCTGCTAAGATTGCTGCTGGTGATAAGAATATTGATATCACTGACTGCGACTTTATTGATGTTAAGAAGATGAAGCTTCCCAAGCTTCAAACTACTGCCAAGGATACTACTAAGTTTCTTGTCTACTTCCGTAATAGTAATTGGAAGAATACTATGAATGCGGAAGAACTCATTAAACATTCTGATGAGAGAATCGCTAATTTTCTTAAGAACAATCCTAATGTTAAAGTTGATTATACCGCCGATGATTGGTATGACCAAGTTACGGATCTTAATGAACTGGAATATAAGACCATTGTTAATAAGGCAACTTACGGATTTAATAATCTTTATTATTATACTAATAGTAAAGCCATGATTGAATCTCTTCTGGAAGCAGGATGGATTGAATATGGAAGTAAAGAGTATAATAAAAAGGCTGATGAAATCCGAGAAAGACACAGAGAACAAAGAGAACTTGAAGCAGTTGAATCAAGGATTAAGGATATTTGTCTGGGGGCTGCTTCTCCTAGAACTGCCAAGGCTATTAAGAAATATACTGATAGCAATATTAGACAACAAAAACTTGATAAGATTGATAAAGTTATGCGTAGAATTTTTTCGGAAGATTCTTGCAGAGGTAGAATTCTGCGTCAAATTCGCCATTCTTATGCCTCAAAGAATCTTACCAGAGAGGACATTAGGAAGATTATGAACCTGAAATAACTTACTTGACATTGATTAAAACCGAGATACAATAAACACGAAACAGATACAAAGCTATGAAATACATTACAAACGCAAGCGCAATCATCATCATTCTTGAGAGTGGTGAGAAAGTTAGAGTTGAAAAGACTGATCCTAAATACGCAAGTATTGTTAAGGTCTTTGAACTTCCCAAGGATGAGCAAGAACAGGCTGTCCTTGATATTGTAAATCCTGCTCGTAAGCTTAACGATAAGGGATTTGTGGTCGCAGGAGATGATGTTAGTTATGAAGGGGAGAAGCTTCCCAAGGCACTAGCAACTAAGATTAAGTCCATTATTCGTGATGGTCTTCCAATTGAACACTTTGAGAACTTTTGGAAGAATCTTAAGGACAATCCTTCTGCTCAATCTATTGCAGAATTGACTGACTTCCTTTCTTATAAGGAACTGCCAATTACTGAAGATGGTTGCTTTGTTGCCTATAAGGGAGTTCGTGATGATTACTACTCCGCTTCTGGTAATAAGGAAACTAAGGTGATTAAGGGTAAGGTTGATGAACATGGTCATATCTATAATGGCGTGGGAGAAGTCATTGAAGTTTCCCGTAGTCATGTGGATGATGATCGTAATAAGCATTGTTCCTTTGGTCTGCATTGTGGTAGCTTTGATTATGGTTCTACCTTTGCTAACAAGACTGTGTTAGTTAAGGTCAATCCTAAAGATGTTGTGTCCGTTCCAACGGATTGCAATTTCCAAAAGTGTCGTGTTTGTAAGTATGAAGTTGTTGCAGAATTCACACACGAAATCAAAACTTCTGTTGTTGATGAGAAGGGACAAGATGTTCTTGAAGTTGATAAGACTGATGAGAAGAATTCATCTGAATTGCAAGCATACACTAAGAAGGTGCAAACCTATCTTGAGAATAAGAAGGATGCTGGTGTCGATCAAGTGACTATTAGGCAGGTGCAAAATAGTGTATCTCCTAGTTATATCACTAAGGAAGTAGCCTTCAATATTCTTCAAGACTTGTGGTATGATTGGGAATATGATGATGAGATTGGCATGGAGGTTGTGTATCTGTAAAGAAGGGGGAGGTTAGTAATCGGGGTGATGATAGGTGGTTGCTTATCATCACCCCCCATTTTATAAACAAAATAAACATATGAATATTATACATTTAGTCTGCACAGGTCTTCTTTTACTAGTAGTAATTTACGCATTTCGTAAAGGAAGTGAATTAGGATTTGTTTTAAGTTTTGTATTATTTGGAGTTAATTTAATGCTATCTATTGTTGCTGGTTTTGGGGATGCGAAGATTGAGTATGAAACGGCAAAAGGATTTCAAACTAAGAGCGATATTATTGTTCTCTCTGAAAACTTTCCAACACAGATTGTAACTGATGTTAAGTATTTGGATAGAATGTTGCAGGTTAAAAAGACAACTCATCGTAATTCTTGGGGATTTGATAGCTATACTAACTATGAAGTTGTTATCTATGATCCAAAGAATAAGTAATTAAAACCGCACTATAGTAGTGTGTGAACGAAAGATATACAGTAATAGGAGAATCAATACACTTCCATAAAACAGGCTGTGTATTTCATATATCCTTTATTAAGCGTTATAAAAGCTGTAGATCAATTATTGAGATAAGAGAAAGAGCAAAAGATTTTCATTCTAAGAGTCAACAAAACGAAATAATTCACTATATAAAACAAACACAATCATGAATCCTACAGTAGAAAAAGCATTGGAAAAAGGTATTGAAGGGGCGGAAACCGTTATTAAGAATGGAGTGGAAGCAATTCAAGCTGGCACTAATTTTATGCTTGAACAAATTCCTATTGTTCTGCAAGAGTTTTTGACTTGGAGATTTTATGAATGTCTTATCAGTGGTATTATTTCGTTGATTATCGTTCCCCTTACTATCTACTATGGTAAGAAATTTCTTTGTTGGATGTGGAAAGATAATAAAAATTCTATTGATGGATTGGAACCTTTGTTTGCTATAGTCCTTCTCGCTATAGTGGTAATTAGTGGGATAGGTGTTTGTAAGGTTATTGATAATGCTAAAGACTGTGTGCAAATTAAAGTTGCTCCCCGTGTTTATCTGATCGAAGAAGCACTCAACTTTTATAATAGTAAGACTCAACAAGAAAAATGTAAGTAATTATGAAAAATCATATTCATGTAAATTGGGAAACTAAAACTACTCCCTATCAGATTAATTTAGATGAGGAATTTACTCCTACTATTTCTGATACTAAGGTTTTGGATTATAAGTATTTTGAATTTAAGGGGGGTGAACCTCATTTGCAAATTACTACTATTGTGGAGTATCCCGGCGATTTGATTATTACTCAACGCTATAATAATATTGCTGATCTATTTCAAATCATTCTTGCTAATGATGCTGCTCGTAGAATGGGCTTTAAGAATATTCATTTGATTCTTCCCTACTTTCCTGCTGCAAGACAAGATAGGGTTTGTAATATGGGAGAACCCTTGACTTGTAAAGTCTTTACTGATATGATTAATGGCTGTGGCTTTGCTAGTGTGGAAATCTTTTGTCCGCATAGTGAAGTTGTTCCTGCATTGCTTAACAATGTTGTTGTTAAGGATGAATTGGAATATGTTGAAAAGGTTATTGAGGATTGTCTCAAACCGATGCAAGGGTATATTAATATTGCCAAGAAGGATGCGATAGTTAAAAGATTTAATATTGTTCAACCTGATGCTGGTGCTGGAAAACGGGTAGGTAAAATTATTCAACACCTTAGTAATAAATTTACCAACTGTGAATTTAAACTTATTCGTTGTGAAAAGGTTCGTGATGTTAAGGATGGAAGTCTTAAGGATTTCTTTGTGCAAGCTGATGATCTTGGAAGACTGGATACTCTCATTGTTGATGATATTAATTGCATGGGTGGAACCTTCATTGGTCTTGCTAAGAAACTTCGTGAGAAGAATTGTGGTAAGCTGATGTTGTTTACTGCTCATGCTGATTGTGTAGAGGGGGTTCAAAAGATTGTAGAAAACTTTGACTATTACTATACTACCAACAGTAAAAAGAATTGGGGTAAGTTCTGTTATACCTTTACTGATAGGTTTACCTGCCTTCCACTTTACTAAGAAAACTAAAATTATGCCTAACCATATTACTACTATAATTAAAGCTTCCGAGAATGTGTTGAATGCATTACTCTCAGAAGAGGATGGAACTCAATGTGTGGACTTTAGCAAGATCATACCCATGCCGAAAATCCTTAAAGATGTTCAGTGTGAATTTCATGCTGTTGATATTGTCGAAGTATTGTTTGATGGACTTAAGATAAAGGATGGTGGAATTTTTGAAAATATTGCTTATTCTAATAAGATCAATTCCTTAAAGGATGGTGCGATTAAGAATTGGGATGATAAGAGAATCGAAAATCTTATCAATATGATTAAGGCCAAGAAGGAAACTGGTTACACTTCTTGGTATGAGTGGAGTATTGATAATTGGGGAACTAAGTGGAATGCTTATGACTTTGTTAATCATGGGGATCATGTTAAATTTGATACTGCGTGGGCAACTCCTAGACCAGTAATTGAAAAGCTGTCTAAGATGTTTCCAGAAGAAAGTATTGAAGTGAAGTATGCCGATGAAGATATCGGTAGTAATTATGGACACTTTATTATTAAGGATGGAGAAATCATTGAAATCGAAATTGATGATCCTATTAGATTTGCAGTAATGTTAAAGTATGAAGAAATTCCTGAATATTATAGAGAGAATCAACTACTGGTAAGCTTGAATATATTGATGAAGATGAAGATGATGAGGAAGATAGTGAGTAATTAAAACCGAGATATCATTACCACATGAATCGAGACGAGATACTGAAAAAACTTGAAGGTTTGAATAAATCTGGACAAGAATTAAAAGAAAACCAAAAGCTGATTATGGACTGTCTAACATCGAATCTTAATAATGGTCTTACGAATAAAGATTTGAAGATTGTCAGATGGGCATATTCTCAAAGATTTAAAATGCTTCAACACGAAAAACAAATACTTAATAAAAAACTCTAAAATAAAAATATGAAAAACAACCCGCATCTACTATATGATGGTTACAAGTGTGACCATCGCCGCCAATACCCTAGTAATAGCCAAATGGTCTTTTCTAATATGACTGCCCGTGGTAGTCGTGTTCAAGGACTTAACAAGGTTATTCTTTTCGGTCTGCAATATTTCATTAAGGAATATTTGATTAATGACTGGAATAAGAACTTCTTCCAAAAGGATGTTGAAGAAGTTGTTAAGGCTTATACTCGTAGACTGAATAACTACCTTGGGCCTAATGGTATTGGAGAGCAACATATTCGTGATCTTCATGCATTGGGTTATATTCCTCTTGAGATTTGGGCATTGCCAGAAGGTTCTAATGTTAATCTTCGTGTTCCAATGTTTGTGATGTATAATACTGATCCTCGTTTCTTCTGGTTTACTAATGCCATTGAAACTATTATTAGCACAACTGTTTGGGGTCCATGCACTAGCGCAACTACTGCATTGATCTATCGTAAGATCTTTAATACTTGGGCTAAGAAAACCAATCCTGAAATGATTGAGTTTGTTCCTTGGCAGGGTCATGACTTTAGTTTTCGTGGTCACTTTGGATTAGAGGCTGCTACTATGTCGGGTGCTGCTCACTTGTTATCCTTTACTGGAACTGATACTGTTCCTGCTATTGATTTCTTGGAGCAATACTATGGTGCTGATAGTGATAAAGAACTTGTGGGTGGTAGTGTTAGTGCTACGGAACACAGCGTTATGTGTATGGGTGGATTGGAAGATGAAGTTGGAACCTTTAAGCGTTTGATTTCTGAAATCTATCCTGCTGGAATTGTTAGCATTGTTAGTGATACTTGGGACTTCTGGAATGTTGTTGATCCCGTTAATGGTATCTGTAAGCAACTTAAAGATATCATCATGAATCGTGATGGTAAGGTTGTTATTCGTCCTGATAGTGGTGATCCAGTGAAGATTGTTACTGGATATACTATTGGAGACTTTGAAAGCGATGATTGGAACAAATACGATCTAATCAAAATGCCTAATGGCGCATACAGATATAACGACAATGGAAAGCTTGGAGAAAGGGCTGATCTTACCGAAAATGAAATTAAAGGTATGATCCAATGTCTGTGGGAAATCTTCGGTGGAACTACTACTTCTACTGGTTATAAGCAACTTGATTCTCATATTGGTGCTATCTACGGAGATAGTATTACTATTGATCGTGCCAAGGAAATTTGTGAGCGTCTTGCTGCTAAGGGATTTGCATCCACTAACCTTGTGTATGGTATTGGTAGCTTTACCTATCAAGGGGCTGTTACTCCTGATGCAATCATTACCCGTGATACTCATGGATTTGCAGTTAAGTCTACTTATGGAGAAGTCCTTAAGGGTGGTAAGACTGTGGGCATTGAAATCTTTAAAGATCCTAAGACTGATAGTGGTCTTAAGAAATCCGCAAAGGGTCTTACTGCTGTCTATGAAGATGATGGTAACTTTATTCTTAAGGATCAAGCAACTTGGGATGAAGTTAAGAACTGTGCATTCAAGCAAGTGTTCTCTAATGGTAAGCTTACCAAGGAATACACTTTGGCAGAGATTCGTGCAACTGTAGCAAAGAACTTTTAATCATATGAAAACATTACTTAAAATCGTATTTGGAGTAGTTCTATATGTTCTATTCACCATATATAGTGGATATGCATTCTCTCTATTGTGGGAATGGTTTCTAGTTCCTATGTTTCCTCTAAGTCCTCTTAGTGTTGCACAGGCTATTGGAGTAATTATGATTGCACAATATCTTACTTATCAAATTAAAAAAGAAGATTTGAAGGATGATAGGTCTTATCTGGAATCGGTGATTCATACCGTTTCTATTGGTATTGCTAAACCTACTGCCGCAATCGTTATTGGAGCAATCGTTAAACAATTTATCTGATGATATGAAAGAAATACAAGCACCGAACAGAGCTATCCCTGAGAAGTCTAGTAGATGGCCTTCTATTTTCTTAGCAGGTTCTATTGAAATGGGAGCTGCTGAAAATTGGCAATCCAAAATTCTTAATGATTTTAAGAGATATGACATTCTATTTTTCAATCCTCGTAGAGACGATTGGGATTCTTCTTGGAAACAAGAACTCAACAATCCACAATTCTATGAACAGGTAACTTGGGAATTAGATCATCTTAATAAGGCAGACATTATTGCTTTGTATTTTGATCCTAATACTAAGTCTCCTATTTCATTACTGGAACTTGGACTGTATGCAAATACTAGATCAGTGGTTGTATGTTGTCCTGATGAATTCTGGAGAAAGGGTAATGTAGACATTGTTTGTCAGCGTTACGGAATTCCAGTGTTTAATAACTACGATGCTTGGTTAGTAGAAATTAAAAACAAACTTGCAAAAATTTAATTAAAACCGAAATACAATACACATATGAATAAACTAATAATCGCAGGAACAGTCGTGGGGGGTGTGCTTCTACTTGGAATCATTCTCCTATTTTCAGTAATTGGTAGCTTTAATAGTTATACCAGATTGGAAAATCTAGCAAAAGCAACTCAGGTAGATAACCAAAATGTTTTGGATAATACCCGAAAACAAATTAAGGAAGCTGCAAATGTTTCCGATAAGGAAGTGGAAGCACTAACTAATATCATTACTGGTTATGCTAATGCGCGTGGGGGTAATACTGCTGGGGATGGTGCATTGGTAACTGTTGGAATGGTAACGGAAGCTGTGCCATCTATTCAGAGAATTGAAACTCTTAAGAACCTACAAAACATTGTTGTGGCAGGTCGTAAGGATTGGCAATTTTCCCAGACTCGTCTATTGGAAATTAAACGACAAGCAGATGATATGATTAATATGTTTCCTACTGGAATGATTTTGAAGTTCCTTGGAAAGAAAGAGATTGAAGTGGTTATTGTAACTTCTGCTGAAACTAAGGAAAACTTTAGGACTGGAGAAGATAACACCGAATGGGTAAAGTAATATGACTTACGGATACTGGCTATTTGTTCTAATGATAATCCCCGTTATTGCGGGGGTTATTTCATGGATGAAGTTCTCAACTATCAGTATTAAAGAGGCTGGTGTTAGTGTTGGAACTGCTCTAGTCCTTATCATGTTTGTTCTTGGAGTATCGGAATGTAGTGTTAAATCTGACACAGAGACTTTATCTGGTAGGGTTGTAACTGCTGTTCATATTCCAAGATGGGAAGCAGAATGGGAGGAACTTGAAACATACACTACAACTGATAGTGAGGGAAATACTGAAACTCATACTAGGTGGGTGACTAGACATGAAACGCATTATCCTAAGTGGTGGGTTGAAACTACTATTGGAGATATTAGTATATCAGAGAACTTCTTTAAACAAATCTCCAAGAAACATGGTATAGTTTCCAAGCCGGGACATAGACCTGATTATGATTCTGGTGATAGAAATGATTACTTCAGCTATGTTAAAGACGATCCAGAGTATTGTGACTATCCTGTTACATTAACAAACAGTTGGCAAAACCCTTTGATTGGAACTGAAAACCTTTATTCATATAAAGATATTTCTGAACAGGAAGCAAGAAAGTTAAGACTCTTTTCATATCCTGAAAATAATACCTTCTGTTCTTCTCGTCTAGTAGGTAATACGGAAATGACTATTTGGGATTGGGATAAGATGAATGCTGCCTTGGGTGCGGAAAAACATATTAACCTTATTCTAGTTAAACTTCCTAATGGAATTGAACAGGCTAAGAATCTACAAGCATATTGGAAGAATGGTAAGAAAAATGATATCGTTATCTGCTATGGTGGAGAACCAACTAAACCTGCGGAATGGTGTTATGTTTTCGGATGGTCAAAGTCTGAACTCGTAAAGCAAAATTTACAAACACTTTTACTTGATAAACCCGTGAATGATGATATCATTCCTGATATCAAGAGAATTGTGCGAAGAGATTTTAGACCGCATGATTGGACAATGTATAGAGATACAGCATTTCTAATTCCTACTGGATGGGTTATTACTGCCTTTATACTTATGATTGCTGCACAAATTGGATTATATTATCAATTTCACAAAATAGATTTGTAATTAAAACCGACCTATACTATGGTCACAACAAAAACAAAATACATATATGCAAACCGTAATTAAAGAATACATTCGCGATGAAAAGACTAGGCAACCCCGTGGTGTTGTTATCGCAGTTCGTAATGGTGATGAAGTTCGTTATGGCTTCTCTCTTCTTAATACCGTCTATGATCGCTTTAATAAAGCAGATGGTTTGAAGATTGCTATGGCTAGAGCTATGGCAGACAGCTATCAACTTCCTAAAGTTCCTGAACGCAGGGTGATTGTGTTGGATGCTCTTACTAGAATTCAAGACAGGGCTATTCGTTACTTTAAGGATGTTAATCCTGACAATATTGAGTTCACCTACACCGTGGAAGAATATCAAGACCTTGATGAACTTCAATAATAAATTTTAATGGGTGGCAATAGCCTCTATACTTGAGTGTTCACGGGCTTAAAAATACTAGTAATTGCACGATATCATTCTTCTATAATGATATAAGGACTGTTCGATTCAGTAGGTATATGAAGCTATTGGGATATCCCACCCACCTTTTCCATTATAAATGTAGCAGAAATTATTAAAAATGAATAGCAAAGATACATTAGGTGATAGAATCAAACACTACGAATCTATCAGTGAACATTACTTTACTCCCAAGGTTCCTATCCTTGTTAGAGTAGATGGTAAGGCATTTCATACTTGGACTAAAGGTTGCGATAAACCTTTTGATACGAAGTTAATCAATGCTATGTTTATTTCTGCTAAGTATGTTGCTAAGGAAATGCAAAACTGTAAAGGATTGTATGTTCAAAGTGATGAAGTAACTTTTGTGTTGGATGATAGTGGTAGTATTGAAACTCAACAATGGTTCGGTGGTAGACAGAATAAGATTGAATCTGTTACTGCTGCACTAATGACTGCCTACTTCAATAAAACTTGGACATGTTTGAATTGGGATAATGGTAGATTTAATATCGGATCATATAATCCTGCTGTGTTTGATGCTAGAGCATTTCAATGTCCGAAAGAAGATGTTGCCAATGTCTTTCTATGGAGAGTTAAGGATTGGGAAAGAAATAGTATCTCTATGTTTTGCCTGTCTCATTTTTCTCCTAAAGAATTACATGGACAAGGTAGAGCAGATCAAAAAGAAATGCTTAAAAAGATTGGACACAGTTGGGAGGATGAATGCTCTGACCAACAAAGAAATGGGTCATGGTGGTCGCCAACTAAAGGTGATAATTATAACCTAACTGATTACCTTTCTATTAATGATTTCTTGTTTGGTGCTATTACAAGTGAGGAAGATTTATGGTTATATTAGAAATAAGATAGTAATTAAAACCGTAATATACTGTGGCATCGAAAGAAAAAATCGAAAAGCCTATTGACAAATCGAAAAAATAAACTAAAATACTAATATGTTTGAGAATAAAAGACAAGCCGAAACCGTGCGTAAAGTGACTCGTAAAAAAGTTAATGAGTTTCTTGCTAATGCCAATGCAGAATCGAATAAGACTCGTTCTGGTAATGGAGCATTGAAGTTTAAATCTTCAGGCTCTACGCTAGTCGATCAATTTACTAAGGCTGGTAATTACAAGACTCCCCGCAAGTTTTCTGAGATTGCTGCTGATGCATCTACTCTTTGGGGTGAAGATCCTCTTAAGGCAGTAAAGTTTACTTTGTTCCTTAGAACCATTCCTCGTATTGTTAGTCTGCCTGATGGTAGTAAGACTAAGAATCCTCAACTTGGAACTGAACTTAAGCATGAAGCTATCATGCGTATGATTTGGCTGCACACTGTTTCTCCTGATTCTTTCTGGAATAACATTCTGCTGTTTGTTTCTGTGGGTTCATGGCATGATGTGTTTACCATGCTGCAATATGATCTTAGTTACAATGGATGGGAAAACCGTCAATTGGATTGGGATAAGTTTGGTGAACTGATTCTGGCTGCACTTAATAATGATAAGACCTGCGATCTTGTGAAGAAGTATCTTCCACAAATCAAGGCTAAGTCTCAAGCTACTACTGTGGATGCACAGTCTAATAATCAAATTGCTAAGTGGATTTGTTATCTACTGTTTGGAAGCAAGACTTCTCCTGCTAACTACAAGAAGTATCGTAAGCTTAAGACTAGTGGATCTGCACACGATTGGCAAAAGCTTATCTCACAAGGTAAGTTTAAGGATATCGACTTTAGTAAGATTCATGGTCGTGCATTGTCGATTCTTGTTAAGAGCAAGTTCCTTAAGAATCAAGGTCTTAGTGAGAAGTATTCTGAATGGATTAAGAAGCCTGAGACTACTGCTGTTAAGTATACTGGATTTGTCCATGAACTCTTTGAAGGTCATTGGCAAGGGGATTCTAACAAGGAACTTACTATTGATAAGCAGTTTCAAACTCTTGTTGATAAGGCTAAGGCAGGTGAAAACTATACCAACCTAATCGTGGTGCGTGACACTTCTGGTTCTATGGGTAGCATTGCTACTGGAACTAAGTCTACTTGCTATGATATTGGTAAGGCTCTTGCTCTTTACTTTAGTGAATTCCTTACTGGAACTTTCGCAGGACATTGGATTGAATTCAATTCTGATGCAAAGCTTCACAAGTGGAATGGTCATTCTCCTACTTCCAAGTGGAAGAATGATAAGTCAGGATTTGTTGGTTCAACCAACTTCCAAAGTGTTATTAACTTGTTCTGCAAGATGAAGAAACAAGGAACTCCCGAATCTGATTTCCCCCGTGGAATTCTGTGCATTAGTGATAGTGAGTTTAATCCTGCTAGTTTGAATAAGACTAATGTGGATGCTGCTCGCACTACTCTTAGAAATGCAGGATTCTCTAAGGAATATGTTGATGAATTTGTAATCGTTCTTTGGAATCTCCAAAGTAACTACTATGGTAAGGGAACTGGTGAGAAGTTTGAAACTGGTAAGAATGCGCTTAATGTGTATTACTTCGGTGGATACTCTGCATCCGTTATCTCTTTCCTTAGCGGCAAGATTAAGACCACTTACGAACTCATGGAAGAAGCTCTTGACCAAGAGATTCTAAACATGGTCGAAGTTTAACCTAAGCACCTTGTCAGTAGTTTACTGCTCATAACACTAACTACTTGACACCGTAATGCTATTGTGATAAATAGTATTACGCCATGAATAAAGGCTTGAAAAGGAACCCTGATACAGTTAAGCTTGCTGCGAAATGATGGTAATCCCAAGTATTGAATCCTTTATTCTATAAGAATAGTCCAGCAAATATATTCTACATTTAAGAAAGGAAACAAAACTATTCTGATAAAGTCTCAACCAGCAAATATAAAAAACCAATTAGCAAAATAGGAAAAAACGAGACTTGATAAGATTACAATACAGCAAATATATACTATTCAATTGATAAATGAAACCAAGTAAAATGTAATCTGATAAGAACTTGAACTGCAAATATTATCTAATTGTATGTAAACAAGAGGCGCAGGTTCGAATCCTGCTACGTTCCTAGCGGAGCGTATGGTGTAGTGGCAGCATGAAAAAAGAAAAAAACAAGTTCTGATAAGAAATTCAACAGCAAATAATAGCAATGTAAAGTCCCGCGATCAATAGATCACCTGTAGGTTCAAGTCCTACTCCCCACACTTATATAAATAAACGTTGGGGATGGCGAAACTGGTAGACGCAGGGAAGCAAACAAGATGGATTTCTGATAAAATCTCTACAGCAAGTAACATTATTAATCCAAAATCCAGTCATTGGTTCGATTCCAATACCCTCCTTATGGAGCGGTTAGTTTAGTGGTAGAACGGGATTCTATAATAAAAAAGAGATTTGTTTGATATACCTAAACGAGTGGTGTAGTTGTGAAAGACTACACCACTTTCATTTTTATAACAAACTTATTAAAATATCAAATTCATTAAGTTATAATAACTTTGTGTGCGTGGTATGACATAAGCGGTCCCGTATATCACATACACATGAATATTGCGAACATCACATTAGATGAGGTTAGGGCTAATTACTTGGAACATCTTGGCTTTATATTCCTTTCAAATCAGAAGTCTAGCGATGAAGCTATCGCCAATCTCTGTCAGGTGTTAAAGGACAAGGCGATCACTAAGAGCGATCCAAGTTTCATTGGCAGAATCAATGACAATACTACGGTGTTCGCTTATGAGAATGATTTTGATATGCCGTCATTTCTTTTTAAATCGAATATCGCCAATCAAACTAAGATGTTCTATGTCACTTCTATTAGAAAGTTTTTTATGGATTTAGATAATAAACCAACAACTAATTAATATGAATAAGATTGAGGGATTGAATAATTATGGGCAGGTTGCGGACTTCTTAACAGACTGTGACTATAATGATAAACCCATTTATATCAAGGTGGATGAGGCTAGAACAATACCATTAGATAACTATGAGTTCTTTAGGAAATGCACAGAGCATGATCCAGAGGAAGAATTTCCATTTATATTTTGTGAAGAAGATGGGATTGTATACTTTGGCTGTTAAGTTTGGTTAATTAAAACCGACTTATAATGGGGCCATGACGAAGCTAATTAGCAGAAGTAATACTAAAATCGTTAAAGGTGAAAAGTATGGATGGAGAACATTTGGTCTTCATCTTGCACCTACGGATTTGTCTGGTCATGATGTTTGTCCTAATGCAAGTAAGGGCTGCAAGGAATCTTGCCTTAATACTGCTGGTTATGGTCAATACGATATTGTGCAACAAGCACGGATTAAGAAAACTAAATGGTTCTTTGAAAATCGTGAATCATTTATGGCTCAACTCTATAAGGAAGTCCGTAATAAGGTTAGGACTGCAAAGCGTAGGGGAGAAAAGATTTGCTTTAGGTTGAACCTTACTTCTGATATTGCATGGGAATCAATTAAGTATCAAGGTAAATCTCTTATGCAGCATTTTCCCACTACTCAATTCTATGATTACACTAAGAATGATAAGAGAATGATGCGCTACATCATGGGGGAACTTCCTAAAAATTATCACCTTACATTCTCCAAGGCAGAGAATAATGACAATGCTGTTGCAATTGTCCTTGGCTGTGGGGCTAATGTTGCTGTGGTGTTTAAGGATAAGCTTCCCAAAACTTATATGGGTAAGAAAGTTATTGATGCCACTAAACATGATCTTAGGTTTAAAGATCCCAAGAATGTTGTTGCTGGTTTGGTAGCATTGGGTAAAGCTAAGAAAGATACTTCTGGATTTGTAGTCGAAACAAAAACCAATAAAAAATATGAAACTAATCGTTCGCTTGCTTACTAAGTTCTGGTATTTTATTACTAGAAAAGATTATAGTGTTAGATTGGAATACGCTGGTATTCTATTCGATAATATCATTGCATCCACTGATGCTAGGTCAAATCATTTTCGTAATATTCAGGGAGAAAAGATTCGTGGATATTATAATAGCACAATTGTTCGCAAAGAACTTCATCCATTGATTGTTAAGTATGGCTCCTGATATTAAGATGATTGCTATGGGCTGTAAACCAGACCCACACAATTTTGATATTGTTACAATATCTCATTGTAATGGTAATACTATTGTGGAAGCAAAGTATCATGGCTGTATTACATTTAATGGCCATAAGCTAATGCTACTGGCAGGAATTCATACAGAGTTTGAAACTCTTGATCCTCACTTTCTTGACGAAAACTATGCAGTCATTGGTAGATTTATTCCTAACAAATTTGGATGGTCAATGGCTAGGGCTGCTTCTCTTGAATACGCAAAACAAAAATGTTTGACAAAATGAAAAAAGGATATACACTACTGGAAATAATTGTTACATCATTGATATGTTTGACTCTCTTTTCCCTAATTTTTACTGTGGTTTATTCCATGTATAGTGGGGGAGATCTTACTTATATCAGTCCTAGAATTGAATCGGTAAGACAACAAAAACAGATGGTGGAAGAACTTAGACGACAAAACGAATTAATGGAACAACAACTTAAACAACAAAAAGAAAACGAATAATATGAACGAAGATATTAGAAAGAAAGAAAAGAAACTGGATTGCAATCATTGGATGTGTAAAATTCAACTTTACACTTTTGGTATTGATGCGCCGAATTTTTATATGGGTTATTGTCCGTTCTTTTGGATGACTTGGCTTGCCCTTATTTGTTTGCCCTTTGTCTTTGTGGCCAAACTTCTTTATATAGTTTCTCTCAAACCATTGGCGGATTTCTCGGATAAGATGGAAACTAGTAAATACGAGAAACTTAAAGCCAAGTTGAATACCCCACTTGAACCACCTGCTCATGTAATTGTTGAATGTTTTAAAAAATATAAAAACAATGCACAACTTTTCGATGGACTATTTAATTATCTTTATTATAATTATGGTTCAGACGAAATTTCTAGATATGCTGCATGGTTTAAGGCGAATACTAATTGGAAGAAAACCCATTATCCTATTGCCAAGAAAAGAATGGCGGAACTTGATGAGGTTAGAAAAAAGGCTATGGAGAAACACCAAAAAAGAGAAGCATTTAAGCGTAAGGCTATCAATACTATTTCCAAGTATGCTGCCATCGTTGTTAAGTGTTTGATTCCTGTGGTTGTGGCTGCTATTCTATTTGTAGTCTATAAGATGTATGCTTTCTGTGCAATGCATATCTTGGGATTCCTTCAAGCTGCAATTATTATTCTTTGTATTGCTATCTTTGTAGTGTGTATTAAGATTCTGTGGAATGTTCTAGATCAATTTGTAACTGCCGATCATATTACCAAAGCAGATAGGGTTATCTGTGGGTTCTTTGGGGGAATTGGTGGAATCTTCAAGTTCATTGGGGAGACTGTTAAAATGACTTACAAGCGTGAATGTCCTCTTATTATTTGGGGAGAAGAAACTGGTAAAATTGTTAAGAGAAAGAAAGATTAATTAAAACCGGGGTATACTTTGGGCATGAGCAAGACCTATGTTACCATTACTGAATTAGAATTTGATGGCCTTTTGCAACACGCTAAAGGTTGGACAAAGGATAAGTCAGGAAATGAGATTGTCTATTCCTACACTAGTAAGAAGAATCCTGATATTATGGTGTTGGTTTATTCCTCCATTACTAATGGGGTTTCTCGTAAGTGTGGAGCAGATGCTATTCGTATCTGTGCTGTTAATACTAGAACTAATAAGGGTGTCCTTAAAAGCACTAGGGTTAATAGAGTTGCAGGATGGAATGAAAGGGTTAAAGAAAGGGTTATTGAAACAATAGAAAAAATCTGGTATGGAAAAATCGAAAGTCTTAAGGAATTGGAAAAAATCTCTCTTTATATCTGTGACACGAATGAGGAGTATACTCATGTTAAAAAGGCTGTTAGTAATCTAAGGAATGTTGTTGCTAGAGCCTTGGAGTATATTAAAAGTGGAGAGGATACTACCCTTGAAGCAGTTGAACTTATGAATGATCTTCGTGACAAATTCAATATTGAGGATAAATAATATTAACATGGTCGCGTAGCTCAATAGGACCAGAGCAAATCCCTTCTAAGGATTAGGTTGCAAGTTCGAATCTTGCCGTGATCGCCATTAATTACACTATTATGTCAGAACAAATTGAAAGATATTTTGATTCTCCCAAAAAAGGGGGAGAACATAAACAATCAAAGTATCGTAAATATTTAAAGAAAAGTAAGATCAGAGAAGAAAGGCGAAAAGCCAAACAAGATCCCGAATGTTTTGATACTTATAGAAAATATAAAGGCTACGAATATTAATATGTCCTTAACCTTTCAACATACAGGTAGTAGTTGGATATTTATCAAAGGTAGAAAAACCTCTGTGACTACTAATTACTATGAGTTTGATGATGTGAATGAAAGAAATGAATTCCTTGGTAAAATGTGGAAAGAAAAAGGATACGAGTTTTGTAGATCATTTGAATATAGAAATAGTGGTAGAGGAAATGACAATTTGATTTACTGTGTTAATGTGCATACTCCAATAGAAAAAGAATAGTAATTAAAACCGGGATACAATAGGGCCATGAAAGTTATTAATGTTTCTCCTAATCAAACGGACATTCATCTTAATGATGGAAGCGTTATCTTTTATTCTTACTCTACTCCTGTTGCTGCATTTATTCCCGGCAGGGGAGTTGTTATTACTGGTTACAAACATAGTAAAACTACCAGTAAGTATATTAATGTTTTTATCTCTAGGACTTGTCCTAATGCTACTAAGTCTATGGAAGACCAATCATGGTTTGATGGTCTTGTGAATGCTAATAGAAACTACTAATTAAAACCGAACTATAATACTGATATGAGCGATACTACTAATATGTCATTGAGTGCCGATGCAATTAAGAATAAGATTCTGTCTGCAAAGGGTAACTTTGTAAAGGTTTGCTGGAAGTCTCAACCTAAACCTGCTGCTTCTTTTAAGAATGTTATTCTTGAAAAGGTATCAGAAGGTGTTGTAAGGGCTGGTATTGATTATGCTAACCTTTCCAGCGTTAAGCAGGGAATTGAAGAAGGAACTAGGGGAGAAGTTGGCGCACTTCCTTGGGGACAATGGAAGCAATTCCCTTATATCATCGAACATAAGGGAGTGGATTACATTCGTCTTTACCCTTCTGTGGGTAATAGGACTAAGACCCATTACTATGTTGATGGATCAGAAGTGAGTAAGGAACAGTTTGCTTCCTATCTTACTGGTAGTGATGCAAAGAAGCTTATGGGAGAAGTTGAGGAAGTTAAGGAATGTTTCAATGTTAAGGCAGAGAACATTCTTGGAATTCCTACAGATGTTGAATAACTTGTAATACAAGTGGTGGGGAGTAAAACGGTAGCAGTAATCTAGGAGTGGGTTACTGCTACCCCTTAAAATTATGGAAGACTATTGGACAGAAAAAGGTTTAGTAAAGCCTGACTCTATCATAGTATGTGCAGCTATGATGATGAAAGATGGGTTAATTCTTTCGGGAGTTAGACATTTTTCACCAGATATGAGAGAAACAGGTAGAAGAATCTATGGGGATAATTTTAAATATCAAGTAGAGAAACAAGGATTTATTAATCAGTTTGGTGAATTCTTATCAAGAGAAGAGGCTTGGGCAGTTGCAGAAAAAAATGGACAAATTAGAAAACTCTGTTATGATGGGCAAACGGGAATATTATATTCTGAAAATCTTTATTAATTATGAACAGATACATTACAATCGAAGAAAATGATGGCAATATTGTTGCTTTTGAAGAGAATGAATCTTGGAAAGATGCTTTTGAGAAGCTAGATGTTGCTTGTTGGGTATGGCAATTTGCCAACACAAGGGAAGAAGCAGTTGAGAATCATGTTCCTAAACATAATGAATGGGAAGATGATATCTGTAATAGAAGGACTCAGAAAGACACTTATTAATTATGAAAATACTTAGTTATCTTTTTAACCTTCCTTGGTGGACAGGTCTACCAATTATGTTAGGTGGTGGATTTTTGTTTGACTATGCATTATGGGGTTATCTTACAGGCTTGAGTGTCTTTCTATTTGGTGTTTGGACATTCTCTAAACTACTTAAGTTTGATGAGAAGCCAGAATCTACTCCTGCAATTATTGGTCTACCTTCCATTCTTTTAATCGCATGGTTTATGAAGGAACCTTATGTTAATGGTATTTTGGATTGTATCGGATGTTCTCTACAATATGTTGAACTCTATGTTATTAGAACTGCAATCCTATTTAGTATCTCTCTGTATTCTATCAGAGCATTTACCAAGTAATTAAAACCACGGTATACTATAACCATGTCACCGAAACTTATTAACAATCTTAATCTATTTACACTTACTGTAAATGAATCTGCGGAACTTGCAGAACAAAAGGCAAAGGAATTTGTTGACAAATTCAAGACCTTGGGTAAGTATGACCAACTCGCTATCTCCGTTCTAATGGATACAAACAATTGGGAGAAAGCGTTTGAAGAAATTAACAAACTATGAAATTAAAATATAACCCAAAAGCAATTGCAACTCCTCGTTGGGGTGTTAGGGTATATCATGCTGAACATAGTAAATGTTTAAAGGTGGAAGGAACAGTAACGGAAACTATTCCAAAGGGTTTTTTTCCATGTGAACATTGTTTTCCTTGTAACACTAAAATAAGAAAAGAATTAAACAAACTGTAATATGCAAGAATCAATCGTAGACTATTTTGATATTAAGAATCCTGAACATATTAAAGCATGGAAATATCTGTGTGAATATGGTAGGTGGCCAAAGGATTTTTGGGAGTTGATTAGGGATAAGTGGTTTCCCCTAACATGGCAAGTAACCATTATATCTATGATGGCAGACGAATATGTAAGACAATTTGAAGAATAAAATTATGGAACCAGAAGTATATAAGGAAATTAAAATCTTCATGGGACAGACTTATGGTATTTCTATTGAGAATTTTCGTAAAGATGTTGGGGGTGATGGAATTACTATTGCAAATTTTGAGATTGACAAGTCTCAAAAGATGAACTATAATGGTGGAATGGTTTGTCTTACTATCGAAGAAGCTAAATTGGTTCTTGAACATATTGGAGAACTACTGAAAGGCTACAAGAAATAAACCTATGAAAATATTGAAACTCATTGGTGAAATTATTCTAAGTATGTTCAATCCTACTTCTAGCCGACAAATCAATACAGTGTGTGAAGTTACTAAAACTGGTAAACATATTATGGAGTCTGCACACCCTGTATTTGGAGGAACTTTTAAATGTAAATGTTGTAATAAATGGTATAACTGCTAAAATAAAATAAATATGAAAACGTTGAAATATATTGGAATTATGATTGGTGCAATTACTCTTAGTAACTGTGCTGCCCTTAAGGATTGCAATCCTGCCTATGGTGTAAGCTATGAAGACCCTAAGACTCAATCTTATGCTTCTGTCTTCATTGTAGATGAGGCAGACTAAATAGAGTTAATGGCATGGTGGCGGAATTGGTAGACGCTACGGACTTTTTAAACCGATTAATATAGTTGAAACAATATTATATTAATCGTCAAAATCCGTTGCCCGTTTAGGGCGTGTGGGTTCGATTCCCACCCATGCCACTGTAATAATAAATGTTACATTAGCTCATTGGTAGAGCGGTTGGTTTATAACTGACGGGTGATTGGTTCGATTCCAATATGTAACACCACTTAAGTAATTAAAACCGGGATACAATAAGACTATGAAAACTACAACTAATATGAATAATTTTGTTGAACAATATAAAAATTATCAACCAGAAGATGCCCTAAAGAAATTGTTGGGGATTTTGTGGGATGTTGATCCTTCTAATGTTTACATTATTCGTAGAGGAGACTGCGAACATAAATTGGCAGAAATTGGAGCGCAATATGGTAATGGTGGCTTTTGTTGTTTCTCTACTGATCTTGATTCTTTGGCCATGTTTCAAGCAGTTGAATTGTTTTTGTTGGATTGGTTTATTGATTTTGAAGATGGGGTTAATTTTAAGTTGGAAGCTGCGGAAAGGGTTCGGGAAGTTTTACAGAAAATGTAATCTATGACATACGAAGAAATAGTAAAACTTGCAGGATACGAATTCCATAAGTGTGATCCTAATGTTTGGGGAGGAACTTGGGGATATTCTAAGAAGGGAGAACTTTGGGTTTGTAATGGATTGAAAAGTGAAAAAGCTTTAGTGTCGCATATAATTAAACAACACTTTGGAGATGATGAATTAGGAAAACTTTGTTTAAAGCTGTTAAAGAAACATAAACCAAACAAATAATATGACTATGAAATGGAGAGTAGACGGATGGGAAAACAGGTATTTTATTAGAGCAACTACACCTATTGGAGTATTTGATACTAAAGGTCTTAAGGAAGATGAAAGGCATCAATTGGATACCTTTCTTGACCGTGTGCATGAACTAGAGAGTGTTAATTTTTTAGGATTGAGTATTGGTAGTGATCTTCTTAAGCAAACAGTATTTCAAATTATGCGTGAGCGTGTTTGCACTAATTAATAACATAGGGGTATAGCTCAGTGGTTAGAGCAGAGGACTCATAATCCTTGGGTCGTAGGTTCAAATCCTACTGCCCCTACATTAGAATAATATAATATGACTGGTTACGAAATTACATACCTTATAGTGGCTGCGATTGTCTTTTACTTATGTATACTTTCATGTATGTATGAGGATGTTGGTGATACTGTTGCAAATTTTGTGTGCGGTATTATCCTAGGACTCATGCTAAACGCTATTGTGGCAACTATCTTTTGTTTATTCGCCCCTAATACTGTTACGAATGTTGTTAGGGATGAAGTTATTATTCCAAAGTTTGCAGAAGTTACGCATGAAGGACTAACTCTTTATATTAATAAGGATGTGACTAAACATTATACCGACTACACTACAGTCAATGATTGGACTAAGGGTAAGCTTGAACTTCACAGAATTGAAACAATCGAGGATGATAAGTTTGGTCCCAATGAAGAGTATACGGAATATCAACTGATTCTAAAAATATCCAAGTAAACAGTAATTAAAACCGACCTATACTTTGGGCATGAAAACTTACAATAATTGGACTCCAGTTGTTAAGTCTCTCCTGAATATTCTTGTTAAGGAATATAACTTTGAACTTTACAAAGTTAATGATGGAGGGGATGAAGATGAATTCATCGTTGGTAATAATAATGATGAGAAGATTAATCTAGCTACTAATTTGATTAGTGGTGTGGATTCAGCAGAGCTTTTTATTAAGCATCCTGATTATCCCAAGGAAACTTTGTGGCTTCTCATCGTTCTTGGTAATGAACCTTTTGAGACGGTTGCAGATTATACTTGCTTTTCTCTTTTGGAAGAAGCTATTGATAAGTTTTCCGAGGAATGGGAAGGAAAGGATTGTCCTAAAGTTAATGCAGAAGATTATAAGCGTTTGCTGTATAACAATCCTCCTACCTTGGAAGAACTTGTGCATAGTTATGTTAATGGAAATATTACTCATGTTAAGGATCAAATGAGAATTTATTCTATTTCATTGGGTGATTTGCTTGAAACTTATATTGATGTGGAAATTCCTAGTCAGGATAATATTGTGTTGTTTGTTAAAAGACTCTCTTAATTATGAAAGGACTTAGAATGTATTTCTTTGTGATGTATAACCTTAGTGGTATACAAAAAGGTATTCAGGTAGGACATGCTGCTGTGGAATATCAACTTGATTATGGTAATAAGAAACTCTATAAAGAGTTTGCTAAAAACCATAAGACCTTTATTGTCTTGGATGGTGGTGGTTCCAATGATATGCTTGAACGAGAAAGAGAACTTATTAAGTTTAAGATGGACTTCGCATCATTCCAAGAACCTGATCTTAATAACTCTGTAAGTGCAATAGCTTTTATTGTGCCAGAAGATGTTTATGGTATGGATATTTCTAAGTATGAGAATGATCCTGATCTGGAATGGTTGCAACCAAAAATTTATAAGGATCTTCAATTTGCTCGCTATCTTAAATCATTTCGTCTAGCATCTAACTAAAATGAGTAAATACTTTTACAGAGTAGAACATAAGAAAAGTAAACTTGGCCCCTATACTCACGAATTTAGTGAGAATAGTGAAGAATATAAGATCTTGGATGAGAAATACGGTAGCACCCTTGTTTCTCTCGCATTAAAAACTTTTAATGTGGATGTATATAATACAAGAACTCACCCCGGACCTAAAAGGGATATTCCTCATATTGGACATTTTGATATAGAAGATCTTAAGTTTGGATTTCGTGGTCCCGTGCAATTATTTAAATGGTTTAGCAGAAAAAAAGAAGTCTTTAAATTTTTGAAAAAATTCGGATTTCAAATTGTGAGGTATAATTGTAAAGAGGGGTCCAGATTGGATGGTAAGACTCATTCTTGTATTAAAATAAATGAACTTAGTAAGGGAAAAATTATGACAGATGAATGGATTGAAAAATATCTAACTAACTAACACTATGTTTAAAGTAATTGAATGGAAGGATTGGGTAGAGAATATTAATAAGAATACTACAGAACAAATCAAGGATGATTTGATTTCTGTGGATGATTTGATTAATGCTCCCAAACTTGATCCAGAAAATCCTAAACCATTCTGTGAACGATTCATGTTTGAACAAGTTTATGAATCTAATGTATTTGTAAAACATCCTAAAGAAAAGAATTGTTATTGGTATATTGCAGTTGGAGAGGCTTCGTTGATTTACCATCCACAATTAATTGATTAAAACCGGGGTATACTTTAGGCATGATCGATACACTTCCCATGAAAGATCAAATTGTAATCAAAGTATTACAATGTTTCAAACAAGCAGAAGACTTCTATGGTAGAAAGTTTTCTCGCCCAAACAATATCATCTTTAAGCGTAAAGGAACTTGGGGTGGTTATTGTAACTTTACCAAGAAAGAACTTATGTTCCAATTGGATTTCGCAGAGCATCATAAAGAGGATTTCCTTAATAGGACTGTTCCTCATGAAGTTGCTCATTGGATTGATAAGGAAGTTAATGGTTATCAATACAAGGGTGGTCGCCGGGACATTCATGGTAAGTCTTGGCAAGATATTATGATTAAGGTTTATGGTCTTGAACCTAGCCGTTGTCATAACTATGACATTAGTGTTACTAAGGTTAAGGGTGGTAGGAATTATGTCTATGAGTGTAAGTGTAAGGAACATCATCTTAGCTCTATTAGGCATAATAGGATTAGAAGGGGGACAATTTATTCTTGTAACTTGTGTGGAGGAGAACTTAAATTCAAATGCCGCAAATGAATATTAAAGAGGCAATAAAACTTGTTAAGGAGAATTGTTCTTGGTGTGTGAACATTCGTAAAGTTAATAAAAATCTTTACAAAATTCAACACAACCTTTTTGAAGGTGGAGAGTATTCTTATACTTCAAGAGAACTTATCAATTTGGCAGAAACTTGGACTTCTAATAACAAACAATCCACGGCACTTTCTAAAATTGTTAAAAGATATACTAAAAAGAAAGATAGAGCCGCTACCCGTGATCTTATTAATACTGAACAGTTTGATAAGATTCCCCAAAAAGGTAGGGTGAAAGAAATTGATCCTTGGGATTATGATTAATTAAAACCGGACTACAATAAGGAATGTTGAAAGCTAGTGGTAAAATTTCAGTAGAGAAAGACCATAATAGGATTGTGGTGGATATCTCTAGGGATTTTGTAAACTATTACTACTGGTTTATTTCCAAAAGGTATTGGATTAAAATGAATACTCCTATGCATGGAGCGCATATTACAATCTATAACAATGTAGTTAATAAACATGAAATCGACTGGCAAGCTGCAAAGGGATATCATAAACAATCTGTGGACTTTGAGTATGACCCATATATCATCGAAGGTGGATACAAAAAAGGGTTCATCATGTATTATCTTAAAGTCTATTCTAGAGAAATTGAAGGAATTAAAGCCGCTCTAGGAATTAAAGATGGTGATAGATATCGTGGACTTCATATAACCTTGGCTAATAGTAAGAATGGAACTATTAAACCTGATTGGCCACAAATGATTACAATCAAATGAAACATTTCAAACAAGTTGCAGGATTTGGAGAAATTAAGAAGCTGGACAAACAAATTGTCGATGCAATGGAACTCATGGATAAAATGTTGGCTCCGCTTATTAAGCAGATTCTTAATCCTCCTATTCCTAATCCTAAAAAACATACTCCTCAAATCTATGAGAGTGATCTTTATAACAAGCTTTTGAAGTATGAGAATAAGTTTAAGAGACTTGGATTTTATCCTTGTCATTCTACAGGGGTGACATTTATTGGACATAGACAAGTTATTAAGTTGGCTTATAATGTTTCATCTATTCCTAGTAAGTCTCATAGAATTCCCACAATGGTCTATCATTATGATACTGATTGTTGGAAGCAATATCAATACTTTCTAACCATTCAACCAAAGGTTAAGGTTATTGGGGAAGATAATGAAAGTATCTATAAATGTCCTAGAGCTATTGATGAAAGATATGTGGATAGTCACTATGATAACCTCTGTGTATATGGGGGAAAAATTCTACTTCTCGATTGGTAAACAAACAAAACAAACATATGGCAAATAGCAATACAAAACAAGCACGGAAACATGGATATCCTTCACTTAAGGATATGCAGACAAATGGTAACAAAGTATTCAAGGGTGAATGCTGCGATACTGGATGGGATAATAAGAATAGTAAGCATAATCAACGCAAGAACTATTCTAAGCGTCCCCTTCAAGATATGGGGGATTAAAACCGCCCTATAATACACCTATGGAAAATCCTAATCAGGATTACTCAATCAAATGGGTAATAAGAATTAGTGATGGCTTTCAAACTTATGAATATACTGTTTTCGGAACTGAAAACAAGTCTATTCGTGATGTAGTGGAGGCTGCTGCTAAAATTCTTACTGATAGGGAAGTCCCTGAAGGTAAACTAATAGAAAACCAAAACAATGATTAACAATTCGCATAAACCGTTGAAGTCGTCATGGCGTTCGGAAGTGTTCAAGAAACCAAAGGGTGGTATGCTTATGACTACCCATAGTCTTTTGAATGGCAGAAAGTTTGTTCAAAAGAAGTATGGTAAGATTGTTGCTGGTAACTTCTGCAAGAGTAATAGCAATCCTTATTAATATGGGAATTACCAGAGAAGAAGCAGAGCTTTATGCTCGCTTAACTCTTAAGCAATGGAAGGTGGCTGATACAAAAGTCACCTTCCATGATGTTCTTGATAATAGTAAGTGCAACCTTGGGCAGTATGTTTGGGCTGATGATGCGAATGAGATAAGAATTAGCAATCAATGTTTGGAATACTTTCCTCTGTTTGAATGGGTATTGAAACATGAACTTGCTCATAAGTTAGACTATGATGAAAGAGGAACTTTCTATGATGAGAAGGGAAAACTTGAGTTTCATGGTAAAAGCTTTAAGAAATGGTGTAAGGTTGTAGGTATTACTAACGGGAGATTTCCTCCAAGAAGGTTATTGAATTATGATTAGCTTCAAACTTCCAGTTACTACCAGAGATGAAAAGGGTAGAATGATTCATCGTAAAGGTCCGAACTACGAGCGTTGGATTGAATACGATGATAAGAATAATGTTTCTAGGACTCTTTCATCTACTGGTATGGAGCAGACTTGGAAGTATGATAAGAATAATAATCTTGTTAAGCATACTAGTGGAAAGACTTTCATAGAGAAGTATAGATACTTTGATACTGGCATTCTTAGGTATCAATATATTCTTGATGGTAAAAAGGAATATAAGTATCTCTATGATAAGGAAGGATATCTAATCTATTCAGAGGAACCTGAACCAGAACCTATTCCTTATCCAAAATACCAACAATATGAAGAAAATGACGGAATCTATTACTTCGGTAACTATTAATTAAAACCGGGATATACTGTGGGCATGAAGACTCCAATCAAAAGTATTGACATTCAACCTCTTAAGAAGGAAACTCTTGTGCAACTTAGCCGTAGGGCAGTTAATCAAGCAAACCTTAATTGCTGTGTGGTAAACATTCTGTTTGCCGATTCTGTTACTGCGATTCCTCCGCAATCTGATTATATTGAAGTTATGAAGAACCTTAAGGTTAAGGAACTTAAACTTGAAATTGTGCGTGCTAAAATGCGCCTTGCAAATCTTAAAGCCCAATAATAAATACATAAATAAGTCACTAACATTGCGTTAAGCTGACTGAGACAAATAAACAAAATACGGGCTTTGACATAATAGAGGCAGTCCCTCTCGGAATATGGTAGTGACACCGATACTACCCCAATTTTCTAAACTATCACAAAAATGGAAAAGCTTACACAATCTCAATTGCTGGCACTTCATATTAAGATTCTTGAATATAATGAAGATGTTAAGTATCTTAGGCAAGGACAACTCACAATGAATGCGTTGTTTCATGTGTCGCCTGAAATGTATAATGCCATTACTGGAACTGATGCAGATTGTTTCTATGATGATAAGAAGCTTCATGCATTTTGGAAGAGAGTAACCCCATGAATATTCTACAACATTCTATTGAGATTGCGGGATTGATTGGCATCATTGCTCCTATCTTCTACTTACTTGGATTTGTGGATTATGAGGATGTAACTCTTGATGAGAAAATGTTTAGGCCAATTCTTATTGCCCTTATGTTTGTCTGTGGCATCTTTTGTGCAGGTATTGCTATAACTCTTAGATTTCTTTAATATGGCTATTGGAATTATACTACTGATTATTGTAATTGCCTTTATTGCTCTTAAGATTCTTGGAGTGGTAGAATGGAATTGGAAGTGGATTTATTCTCCTCTATGGATTCCTTTACTAATTCCCGTCATTGGCTTTTTCCTATTTATTACTGCCATGATTGTTCTCATTGTTCTTACCAAGTAACTAAAACCGACCTATACTATACCCATGAAATACGAAATAAACATTGACCAGTTGATTAAAGTTTGGCAGAATAATATTGTTGAGGTAGAATTTGATGGAGATGAAACTGCCTTGGAAGAACATATTAAAAACATTAAGGGTAATGTCTTTCATAGTGATAAGATTACCATTCTGAATGTTAATCATTCAGAATCCTTTGTGGATTCGGAAGAATATATGGATGAGTTTGAAATTCAAAGCATTGATGAAGTATGAAAGCCAAAGACCTTGATCCTAAAATTCAATTTAACCCTCCTGTTCTTAAGAAGGGATATAAGTATATTCCTAGAGGATGGGGGTGGACGGCAGAAAATGTTAATTATCTTTGTTATTTTATCTCTACTGACCGTTGGATGTGTAATCCGTCCTATGATAATTTTTCTATGAGAGCTAATGGACAGGAAGATGTTTATTACCTTGAAATTGTAAAAGACGAACCTAATACTATGAAAGCCAAAGACCTTGATCCTAAAATTAAATGTGATCCTCCTGTTCTACCACAAGGATATAAGTATATTCCTAGAGGATGGGGATGGAGTGCTAAGGATGTTATCTTTATCTGCTATTCTTCTACTGTGGATAAAACTTGGGATAACCCTCATTTATCTACTAGTTCAGCACACGGATATAATGATCTTTATTACCTTGAAATTGTGAAAGACGAACCTATGAATACTAAACAAGAAAAATACCCTAAGCTGCAAGAGACTGTGGAATATGCATCCTCTCTTGTTGGTAAATTTATTAAGTCTCGATTTGGAGAAAAGAATATTTCTACTTCTTCTGTGACGGGATTTAAGATTCATTTCGATTGTGCAGGAACGAATAATAACCCTCATAAAAAACAATATTTTAAAAAGTATGGCTATTATGTAACATTGGATGCAAACTGGCCTGATGGTGTTACAGGGGGATATCCTCTTGATCCTGATAATCTTAATGAAGAATCCTATGATACTCGTCCTAAACCTGTGGTGATTATCAATGGATATACCGCAGAGGATAAGGGAAACTATTTTAAGTTTGGTTGTGCCAAGATTAGTAAGAGCCAACTGAAGGCTATTTATCATATCATGATTACCGATTATTTTGACGACTGTAAACCCCTTAAATCTGTTACCATTGGGCAGGGAGTGTTTACCAAACAAGACATTCAAAATCTACTTGACCTTTAATATGAAAACTGTAAAATGCTTTGATAGATATGGTGCATCGGATGAACTTACCCTTGGTAAGATTTATGAAGTCTTGGATGAATGTGATAAGTATTATACTATCCTAAATGATAGGGGAAAGAGGAATTATTATAATCGCAATCGCTTTCAACCAATGGACAATGATACTAATATGCATCCTAAATTGGTAGAGATTCAGAAGAAATATGAAGAAGCCTGTAAGCTTGTGGGCAAGAGAGTAAGAGGCAATAGCAGAACCTCTTTTGTTGTGAAAGAAGTAAAGATCGACTTGGATGGTAAAGTGGATGGATATAAGTCTGTCTCTGTTCTAGAACATACTGAGAAACATGGCTATTGTGTATATATTACTGAAAAGGATGGTGCGCGATCCCTTCCTTTTGAGGATGTTTATGAAGTCCCTCATAAGATTGTAAAGCTTAATGATAAGTATGATGCAATTGTGGAGGGGGATAAAGTAATCGTGGGTTGCCAAACCTTTGATATTAAACAAGTTGAAGAGATTCTTAAAGCATACAAAGAACAACTATGAAACAAATCATAAACAACAAGACTCATATCGTTAAACAGATTAGTATCACAGATTCTGACCAGAATGAATATACTATTGCAATTGATGAACAAAGTAACCCTCACCTTATTCATGGTAATACTACAAATAAAGGTGTTGCTCATTGGTCTGTTCTGGATCTAATCCTTAATGATGTGGATATAGATTACAATGAGGAGGAGTTTGAAGTTCTTATCACTAGACTTCTGGATGATGGATATACTATCTATCAATTTGATGACTTCTCCGAATATATAAAATATCTCGGAACTCTTTTAAAATCAAGGACATGAGTAAAGAATTTAAATACATTATTAAGTGTGAATGTTGTGGTAGGCAATATTCTCATTATTCTACTGAACCCAACTATGGAACATTTGAGAGAAATATTCTATCCAATTTTAATAGGGGATCAGAATTTCTAGAATGTGATGAATGTGGTATGATTACTGCCCAAAGGGTGGTGGCATATGAACCTAGGACAAAAGTTACCGTGGAAGAACAGAATGATAAGCCCAAGACTGTTCTTGGTAGAATTCCCCATATTGATAACATGAATGGTAACTATTATATTTGGACTTCAGAACCTAATCATACCTACTTATATCTAGGAAAGGATACAGGAACATGGAGCATTCTTTGGGATAAGAAATATTGGGGATCTAGAAAAGAAGCCCAAGACTTTATTAATTCCCTAGCAGACTAATAGTAATTAAAACCGGGGTATAATTAAGACATGCAAAACCTTAACTATCAACGGAAACAGGAAAGGGTGTTCTTTGGAGTTAATAAACAAACTAAAGAGAGTATCTATTTAACTCTTCCTGAATGGCAATGCGATTGGTATTGGGCCTTGGGTTGGATGGGTAATAGAAACTGTCATTATCATCTTAAAAACTATGCTGAGAAGGATAGGGTTTTTAAAGAAGGGGACAAGTATCATCTTGTAAGAGAGAATCGTAATATGTGTATGTATGATGCTCTTTTGGAGGATTATGAACTTAATCCTGCTATTAAAGAAAGGCTTTGGGAATTCTGTGACCTTATTCTTTCCGCCTATGCTCTAAAAAAGGCAGCGGAAGTTATTGGTCGTGGTGGATATCATTATACGGAAACTTCCGCCAAGAATGATATTATGGATAAGGAAATGGTTGACAACATTAACAATGTTAAGTTACCTGCCATCTTTAAAGCATTGGAAACAATTCTATTAACACAACTTTAAATCATGAAAGTTAAATGTATCAATAACAAGGGGTTGGAGCATTTACTCATTGAGGGTAATGACTATGATGTTTATGCTCATGATTCTTGCCAATTACTCTATTCAATTAAGGCAGAGGATCGTAGAGAACATTGTTTTGAATCTTATAGGTTTACAAAGGTTGAAAAAAAGGGTTATAATATGTTGTTGGCACAGAATCTAAGAAAAAGGGCAGAGAAATATGACCTTAAGTATATGTCTGAAACCACTAAGACAGTCTGTAATATTCTTAATGAACTGGCAAATGCCATTGAAGCAACAGAGAAAGAATTTAACTCATGAGATATCTAGGGCATAACTTTAAGCAGGTTCCTCGCGTGGAGGGTAAAATTCCCACAATAGGAATGATGACATTTATTCCCTATGTATGTAAGACTTGTGGACTAAGAGTTGCACAAGTTGGGCCTGAAAGATTGCGTTGTGATCCATGTCAAGGAAAGAAAACTAAGAAGAAATGAAAACCAAAATTCCTGTCACTAAGACCAAAACTGTTACGGAAGTCTTTAAGTATAAGATTTCTCCAAGTATTCGCATGGACATTACTTTTGTGAATGGTAAGCAAACGGAAAAGAATCTTACTTATATTGGTCCGAAAAGAAAGTGTGAATACGATGGTAAAAACATTCCCATGTTTCCTCTGTATGATGCTGATATGGAGTATCTTAAGACAAAGAATCCTTTTCATTGTTTACAAGTAGAAGTCTGGTGGGATAATTGCGGAAAGAATTTTGTGAACCTTAATCCAGAGGATATTGATATTAAGAAGATCATTCTTTGTTGCTCCTACGATCATACTCTGTGGACTCTTGAAGGGGAACAGATTCCCATTCCTGAATATGGGGATTATATTGATGCAGGTTTAACTTCCAAAAAATATAACCTTAAGGATCTTCATGCCTATCTAAAGAACCATAAGCAAACTGTAAGCATTACGGATATTGAGAAGATTCCTTGGTATAATAATGAAACGGGTAATGAGAAATGCTTTAGTATCTATGTTCTACCTACAAAACAACAACTTAAGAAGCTTAAGAGAGGTAAGGATATCTTTACTGATCCGCAGGACTTTTTAGGAATTGCTAAGTTTAAAAGAAAAGAGAAAGAAAAATAAACATTAAAACCGGGGTATAATTAAGATATGAATACTGCACAAATATTTGTAATCTGTCTAACATTCTTTATAGCCTACTGGCTAGGATTTAAAACAAAGGCATATATGGATAATGGTAAAAATATAGAGGTAGAATCTATCTTGCTTACTATATCTATCTTTTCTCATGCTATCTTGGGAATTGGGGGAATTATTGCCATGATTGCTCTTATAGTTAATAACTGGAAATAATATGAACTTTGAATATTTATTTTTAATCGTGTATTTGGGAGGATTTGCCCTAGGATGTATTTTTACGGGTATTATTATTCCTGACCTATTAGATAATGAGACTTATTCAGGAAAAATTGTTTTTTCTTTGTTTCTGGTCACAGTATGGCCTTTTACTATTGTTGTATCCATTTTCATAGTGTCAATTCTCTTTCTTATATGGTTGGGTCAAAGAATTCGTAAAGCATTTAGAAAGCCATGATTGCTCTTATAATTAATAACTGGAAATAATATGAACTTAGAATATTGGATGATTATCGGGTATTTCGTTGGGGTATGTTTGGGATGTGTGGTTATGGGAATCGCCATGTCTAATATGTCATGGAAAGAGAGGGATTGTTTTTCTTTGAATTGGTTTTTTGTTATTCTTTGGCCCCTTACTCTTGTGTTGATGATTCCTGTGGTTGTGGGAATGATTCTATTTTGGGTTGGAGAGACAATTGGACACGCAATTAAGAAACCATAGTCTAATCATTAAAACCGAAGTATGATAAGTCATGGAAAAGAAATATAAATGCATAACTTCCAATAGGGGTTCTCTTACCTTGAATAAGGTATATGAGTGCAAGAAACAAACTCCGTTATATATCTTTGTTGTAAATGATAGGGGGAACCTTGTGCCATACCTAAAGTCTTTGTTTGAAGAAGTAAAATAAACCATGAAAAAGAAAATTAAATGCGTATGTGACAATGGATCATCCCTTAAGAAAGGGGAAGTGTATGAATCTGAAAGAGAAGATACCCATTACTTCTACATTCGTAATAATGGAGCCGTTATAGGTTATGGTAAGTATAGGTTTGTGGAAATGGAAGAAGCCAAGACCCCCCACAATGTTCTTGACGAAATTAGAAAGGAAATGGAAGAAGCCAAGGAACTTGTGGGTAAATTTGTTATCTATAATAATGGCTCTTTGAAGCTTGAAGTGACCAAAGTAAACTTTTACATTGATAAGGCATCAGATACTAATGAGGCTAGTCAGAGTGTTAGAGAGGAAGCACAAAGAAAGGGATACTGTGTCTATATCATTTCAAAGAATGGATTGCTATATCCCTATAAGGATGTTAAGGTTGTGGAAGAGTTTATTAATGTTGGTCTTAATGAACAGTATTCTGCCAGAGTTTATAAGGATAAGGTGATCGTGGGTTGCCAAACCTTTACCATTGATAAGGTGAAAGACATTCTGGATGCCAATAAGAAACTGAAGTAATTATGAAAAAGAAAATTAAATGCATAAACTCCGCAGCAGTATCCCTATCCCTTAAGGAAGGTAATGTGTATGAATCGGAGTGGGAAGATAACGATTACTTTTACATTAATATGGAAGGAACTCTTACAGCTCTTTCAAAGAATAGGTTTGAAGAAGTAAAGGAAGAATCCAATGTTCTTGACAATATTAGAAAAGAACTAGAAGAAGCTAGAAAACTTGTGGGTAAAACTATTATCCATAATGATGGATTTGTTAAGTATGATGTGGGAGAAGTGGGACTTCATATTTATAAGGAACCCACCGAAGGCATTAGTCTAAGTGTTCAAGGGGAAGCAAAGACAAGGGGATATTGTGTCTATATCATTTCAAAGAATGGTAAATATTCCAATCCCTACAAAGCTGTTGAGGTTGTGCAGGACTTCGTTGATATCGTTCTTAATGACCAGTATTCTGCTAAGGTTTATAAGGATAAGGTGGTCGTGGGTTGCCAAACCTTTACAATGGATAAGGTAAAAGAAATCCTTGATGCTGGTAACAAACTGAAGTAATTATGAAACTAACCCTAAGAATTATGTGTATGATTGCTGATATTACTGCTATCGCTATGGTAGTCCTAGTATCTGCACAACTTGGCCTTATTTGGGGAATCATTGGATTCCTGATGCTTTCCACCGCAAATCGTATGACGGGAGTAGGTTGGTTTGAATCCCTAAAGTCATGAAAGAACTATTTGAACTATTGGAAGAACCTTTGAGAGAAGGTCTGTATGTAACCATTTATTACCAGAATGGTAATCTTTGGGCAGATCTTAATACTCAAGCCAAGTCTCAATGTATCTTGGAATGTAGAGAGGATGGTATCTATGCCCATCGTAGATATGATAGAGTTGATAAGGTGAAGAACTATGAACACCTGCTTCAACTTATTGTTGAATGTGGACATGGTAGAAGTTTCTTTTCCGCAGACTGGTGGAACATTCTAGAGAAGCACAATCTTAAACCCGATGTAGGATCATTGTAATCATGACACCCGAAAGACAAAGAATAGCAATTGCAGAGTCGTGCGGGTGGCAAATTATTTTTGCTACCGATGATAAACTAATGTCTAAAAACCCATTATGGCAAGTTTTTACCCCATCAGGTTCAAAAATACAATTTTGGGATGAACCTATCAGGGGTTATGGTGGAGTGGTTGATGTAATAACAAGGAAGTTTTTGGATGCCACGGATGCAATGAACAGATGCAATGTTCCTGACTACCTTAATGATCTTAATGCGATGCATGAGGTAGAGAAAACCCTATCGGAAAAACAACTTAAATCCTATGCTTTTATATTGGCTATGGTATTAGACACAACTCCAACGGTGGACTTATACGACCAGTTTCTTAATATTCACGCAACCGCTACACAAAGGGCAGAAGCCTATCTTAAAACAATCATTAAATGGGAATCATGAAATGGCTAACTCCAACCCAAGCAAAGGCTAAACTGACCTTTAAAAAGAATCAGGAAGTTGATGTTATTCTTCTGGTTCAAAATAAGAAGGAAGAATATTACCTTATAAGATATATTAAATGGGATGGATATGATGAAGGATGGCTTGATGCTCCCTTGTCTGAATTTAGCTTTGGAGAAATGAAATGGGAGGAATATAAAAGAATAGCCATTGTCGAAGGTTCCGAACATATTAACAAGGGAAAACAAAAGAACGGATGGCCTGATATCGAAGTAAGAAAACTTAAGTTATGAAACCCTATCAATTAGACATAGCCAAAAGACTAATTAAACATCTGTATGAAGAAGAACTCACAGATGAATATATTAAAGATTTGGTAAATGAACATATATTTGGAACTCTTGGACTTGCTACTATGAGAATTGAAAGACTGATAGCAGAAAAGAACAATGCAAGAGAACTGGCAGAGAAATATAGGAATAACTATGTGGACCTCTATGATAACCATTTGGAATGTCCTTTATCTTGGGAGAACTAACCATGAAGAATATTAAATTTAGAGTATGGAATAATGATGAGAAGAAGTATCATTATTATGATTACGATCAGGGATTTGATAACTTTAAGTTTTGGGATATTATCAATGACTTTGACCACGAAAGACCAGAACAATACATTGGACTAAAGGATAGGAATAATCAAGATATCTATGAGGGAGACATTGTAGCTATCTATAGAGAGGGTAAAGATACAACCATTAGAGAAACTGTAAGATATAGTGAAGAACTATGCTGCTTTACTCTTTCCTCTTGGCAATTTAGTTTTACCATAACTCTAAGAGAAATCACCTATGAAGTGGTAGGACAAAAATCAAAATTATGAAACTTAGTAGAAAACAAGTAGAACGATACGATACATTACATAATAAAATGTATCTTAGAGCAGACGAGATTGTAAGCTATTACCTGTCTCTTGAGGGGGATAAGTATTCTTATCATGTAAGTTTCTATGTTAATGGGGATACTCTATATATTGAGTATTGGGATAATACTGTGGATAATGCCCATAATACATTGCTTCTAAATGTGGATGATTTCGTGGGAAATTGGAAAGAAGTGGTGAATAAAATGTGGAAACATAGGATGGAACAGAGGATAAAGAGAGAGGAAGAACGGAAGATTGCCCACCAGCAAATACTGGATAATATGAATGAAAGACTGAAGCAAAGTCCTTAAGTATCAAGGAAATACACAATAATACACCGTAATACACCATAATACACTAAAATACAGAAGATAGGTAAATAATGGGGAATAAAGAAAAAGGTTTAAAATATAGTAAATAATTTTATACTATATTGAAAATCAATTCAAACATATTCACAATAGAAATAGTTATAGCCATTATAATAATATGGTTAGGAACTATCGCCATTACATCATGAATATATAATAACTTTGAAAATATAATAACTTTAACAATATAGTAAAATGATCAGAATTCTAGAAAAATCGAAAGTTAATGTGAAAGCCTTAGAGGATATTGATGAAAATGCTTGTCATATACTTCATATTTCTTATAATAACTTCTACGGATTAGTTATAACTCTGTATGATGGTATTGTGCTAAAGTCTAACGAAACATATAGCTATGCTGTTCTAGACTTGGAAGAAAATGCCATTACTACTATTGTTGCCAGTAATGATCTTAAGGACACTCTTCAACTAGCTCTTAATAGAGGATTTGAAGTATACGAATTTCCTACTAGATTGGAAATGTATCAATGGCTTGCTAGAAGAGAAGCAGAGAATGATGATGTTAAGCCTACTAATATTGAACCTCATCAGGATTACTCTTATGAAGAGTTAGATAATGATCTTCAAGAACTTGCCCAAGAATATTTTGATGATGGTATTGATGAAACAGAACCCAATTACTACTATAAGCAGTAGTAATTAAAACCAACCCTACCATATATAGTATTAAATTAAAACCTATTACTACCTTCCTAATTAAAACCGAATATAACAAACATGGTTTTAATTGGTCATATTCCTACAAGTTAAATTAAAACCGACCCATAATATCCATATGAAAAGCTCTTCCTACATTATACTACTGATTGTAATCGTTATTACCAATGTTCTTACTGGTATGATAGTAACTACCCATATTTCTCGTAAGACTGAAAAGGCTCTAGGAGAGAATAAGGAATTACTACTTGAATATATCAATATGGATCTGGAACATGAAAGCCAACAAGTTAAAATGTTTGAGTATGTGGTTCAGGAACTAGATGGAATTAAGAAGAAGTAATGAAATTATTTTTTCGGAAATCGACTTGACGGGGGCGGGGGAATTTGGTTCAATGGCGGCTCAAGGGCAATTCAGCCCCGAAAATAACCGAAAATCATGCAAACCACTGTCGCCCCCACCCCTACCGTATATAGTCAGCATCAGCAAAATATCTTTAATTGGATAGAAAGGGGGGAAGGAAATGCTATTGCAATTGCAAGGGCTGGATCTGGAAAGACTTTTACTGCCCTACATGGAATGGCTAAAATGTCTGGTTCCATTATCTCCATGACATTCAATAAGAAGAATGCGGTGGAACTGGAAGAAAAGGTTAAAGCCATGGGAATCAGTAATTGCAAGGCTGCTACCTTTCATGCAGAAGGATTCTTTAACCTTAAAAATACCTTTGGTAGAATGAAGGTTAATAACTCCAAGGTTTATTACATTGCAGATAGTCAGCTTGTGGGTAAGGAGGAAAGAAAGTGTCTGCAATTTGTCCTTAAGATGGTAAGTCTTGCTAAACAGGCAGGTTTTGGAATTGAGGGACTTCCTGCTATTAATGACGACCAAGCATGGATGGACTTGTATGCTCATCATGATATCTCTTTTGATGCTGATATTGAAATGGGGGCTATTTTGGATGTTTGCAAACAAGTCCTTAATACTTCCAATCGGGACACAAAAGAGATTGACTTTGATGATATGGTCTATCTTCCCATTCTACTTAATATTCCCATTACTAAGTATGATTGGGTTATCGTGGATGAAGCACAGGATACCAATGCAGTAAGAAAACTTATTGCACAGAGAATGCTTAAACCTACTTCAAGGTTTCTGGCTATTGGAGATGATAAGCAAGCCATCTATGGATTTACTGGCGCAGAGAATGATTCCATGAATATCATTAAAGAAGCTTTCAACTGTCAGGAATTTGCTCTGCCTATTTGTTACCGCTGTGGTAATAACATTATTAAGGAGGCCCAGTATCTTGTCCCTGATATTCAAGCCAAGGATAATGCTATCGATGGAATTGTTACTAGCATTAAGTATGACGAATTTGTGGCTGCTCTTAGAGATTATAAGTTTAATGACCACGATGGTATTATCTGTAGAAACAATGCTCCTCTTGTATCTTTGGCCTTTCGCCTAATTCGTCAAGGAATCGGATGCCGTATTGAGGGAAGAGATATTGGTAAGAGCTTGGTTTCTCTGTGTAATAAGTGGAAGTCCATTACTGAAATCAATGAATTTACCAAAAAGTTGGTGGAATATTTCGACAAGGAATTCTCTAAGGCTTCCCGTGTAAAGATGCAAATGCTGGAAGATAAGATGCAATGTATGATTGTCCTTATTGAAAGAGCGCAAGAGATTGGAATGACAACTACTTGGGAACTTGCCAAACTTATTGATTCCATGTTTTCAGACTATGGGGATAAGGGACTTCCCAAGGTTGTAACTTTGTCCTCCATTCATAAGGCTAAGGGCTTGGAATGGAAGCGTTGCTTTAATCTAGGCAATCGTGACTTTATGCCTAACAAGTTTGCTGTCATGGATTGGCAACAAGAACAGGAAAAGAATCTGGAATATGTAGCCATTACCCGTGCAATGAATGAGTTGGTATATATTACTAATGTTCCTACTCGTAATAATTCTACTAACGACTAGACACTATTACCTATCACGATCATAATAATATTCTTTTGATAATAATATTAATACCATGAAATAATAACTTTGTTAATCTGACAACTTTCATGCGGTAGGGGAAATCGTATGGAGTGGACAATAGCAACGCCTGTGTATGATCGTATGCACAGGCGTTGCAAACTCCCCAAGAAAAACATTAAATAATAGAAACATGAACACTCATCCTTTGTTGACTTCCTTTGTATTTTCCATGAATGATGGATTCTTTGCCATGGATTATAATGATAGGTATTTCGTTCTACCCATTCTAGGCTATTGGGGAAATACAAATGACAGTAGCTATAAGCATATCATTGTCTTTGACCAAAAGAAGAATGTCTATACTCTAGCTAAGTTTGATGTTCTTGTCCTAGATCATCATGTTACTACCTTTCCTCTTACTACTTGGACCTCCATGGAAGATATTGTAAACTTTATGGAGGGTTGTTATATGGATGTAGTAACACTTACTATCGATGAACTTAGATCAGAAGTTACTAAGATGATTAAGGATATTCCTACCTTTGCCATCGATATAGCAGATTAAATTAAAACCATTCCCAACATTTGTTTGACTACCTTGGGAAGTATTAAATTAAAACCAGTCTCAAAATTTTATTAATTGTTAGGGAGAAATTAAATTAAAACCACCCCCACCACTCTGCGAATCAGTGTTCAAGTGAACAGGAAAAAATAGGTCAAAAATAAATGCAAAAAAGTATTGCAAGGGGGAATGGCCTATGGTTTACTAGTGGCACGGTCAGCGAAGCAATAAGGCATAGCTACCTAACTCCAACCCCTAGAAAAAATACGACAATGCAAAAGCAATACCATATCGCAGTCAGTGAAACCGCTAAGGCATTCATTCAAACCACGAAAGCCAATTTCTCAGCCCCTTCCGCAACGAAGGAAAGCTTGGAAATGAGCGAGCGTGAATTCGTCAATGCTCTTGTGGCTCTGGCCGAAGCGGAGCCTAAGAAGCTTGCCAAGGAATGCGAGCGCGAATTGAGCCTTCGTGAAACTCGCACCCGTCGATCTGCCTCCCTTGCGGAAGTGGAAGCCCTGCAAACCAAAGTCAATGCACTTGCCGACAAGCTCCGCGCTGCTGGCATGGATGAGGCGCAAATCGCGGAAATCATCGGCCAAGGCTGATACTAATGGGGGGAGGGTCAAACCCTCCCCCCTAATCCTTAATCATTCCAAGGTGGAGGAGTAAGGACACATTAAAACCCCCCGATTACCCACCCTCCTGTTCAAAATTGGACTAGGGGGGTGGATTTTTGCTTTTTGGGGTGGGGCCAGTGTAAAATTTAACGGAAATTTTTCGAAGTTTTTCCTACTGCGATTTTCAAGTTAAAAAAATTTTTTACCAATTTTTTCGAAATTTTCCCTATGGCGACTTAAAACTCATCCTTATCCTCAATAACCTTCTCCTCAATTTCTTCAAACCCTAAGAACCTTCTATATTCATAAACAGCTTCTTTAGCATTCTCCAAGGAACTAAACTCTTTACAATACCACTCCTCAGAAATACCATTATATAGAGAGAAGTGTTTGTTTGAACATATCTCTGGGTTCTTTGAAAAGGGATACTTTACCTTTACGATCCAATGGTATCCTTCCTTGTAATTAGGTCTTTTGTATATGTGGAATGTTTTCATATTAATTATTTGGTTCGTTAATTATATATTTTTATTTGAAAAATCGGGTATATAAGGACAATAGATATATCCTTGAGAATGATCGTTCTCATCCACCCATTGTCCCACTCCTCTGAGGGAATCCAATTCTTCTCTCAATAGAATGGGACTTATCATATTCTCATCAATATAATCAGTCTGTTCACCATTGTCTTCCGTAATGGTATATATGGGTTCTTTATCTCTACGGTGGTCGTAATTGATTCCCGTTATGGTTCCCACAGTAGGTTGACATTCTGATTCGTGCCAAGTTACTAGAACTCTTTGGCCAAATTTAAATTCTGCTTGAGGTATTTTCATATGTTTAGTCTATATCTGCCATTGTCATTAAAGTAAGTATTATGGATGCATATAGAGGAAGTAGTAGTCCCCACCAAGGCGAATAATTTTTCATGAGATATGCTATTCCTGCAAGGGGAGCGATTACTACTGCAAAGGCTGCTATTGTTCCCGCAATTCCCCTTACCATTTCACACCATATTTAAAGAATTGTTTCATAATCAATCATCCCATTCTCTACTACATTGTTGACATTTCCATCGATGAGTTCTATTACTATATGCAGCAACCAGAGTTCTCTTGGAATGCATTAACCAACAAATAATAGTGTTCCACATCTTCATTATTCTGGATTGTTTTCCTTATATCTCTTAATAAGATCGTTTACATATTCTCTTACTTCTTTCTCCTCTAAATTATTATAGGCATCGGACTTCAGAATATTATCAATTCTGTCATTAATTCTATCGGAATGTTCAATGTCGTATTTTGACAGAGTATCGGCCAAATAGAACTTCCACCCATCCTTATAGGCAACGGCTACGATGTTTCTTGCGGCACTAGCCATGAATCCTGTAATTCCTCCCTGATCGTCACAATGGCATATAATACCATGAGTGGTGTTCATATTGGGGTAATACCCGATTTCATACTCTGTCGGATGCTCATCCAGATATTTCATTACATTAATGGCTACCTGTACACAGGCATTGGAATAGCCATCCCCGGAATTAATCACGATTTGTTTTCTTAAATACTCGGCATCTCGCAGCCCCTTAATGTTTAGTTCTTGGTTCATGCTAAAACTGTAGCATGGTTTTGGAGTTTGTCAACCCAAACAAATAGAAGAGCGAGGATTATCTTTTCCACATATTTTACATCTCATAGTGTGAAGCTCTCCATTTCCACATTTAATTTCTTTGGGACAATCCACTTCTCCCGCTCCCCACCAATCATGTTTTGGAGGATTTTCAAGACGAGCCTGAATTTCTCTCATGATAATATCTTTGGCGCGAGCGCATGAACATTTACCATTTTGAACACAATACATCAAATCCAAGAATTCAAATTCGGTGAATTCTCCCTCTTTGGTTTCTCGATAGAATCCTGTTCCTAATATGGGTATTTCTCTCATGGGGTTATGATAGCATGGTTTTGGAGTTTGTCAAGCGGGCTTCGCCCCGTTTAGTATTTGGCTTCCCATTTATCAGCAGGAGCATTTAATACTTCGGGAACATGTCGTTTGTGTCTTAACAATATGTGTCTGACGTTAAATGCCCATCTCTCGTCCTTGGAAGTGATCTCTATGGCCTGTGAAGGAATATCTTCTCCAACTTCCAGTAAGTCTCTAATAAGGCCATAGGTTATTTGAGGATCACTACTCATAGCTTTCCAGAAATTTTCGGGAATCTCTCTTTCGTATCGAACCATGAAAACGATGAGTTCTCGGACCGTGGAGGGAAATAATGATGCATTAAATATTAATTTTTCTGGAATGGGTAAACGAGACGCTACTAAGCGTTTAATTAATACTTGTACCCAATATATATCCTTCAAAATAATTAATAAGATATCTTCAGGAACCTCTTCTCCCTTTTCTATTAAGAATTCTGCAAAGTTAATACAAGAATAATAATTACGCTTAATCCTATTCATAATAGGATCAGGTATTTGGCGGGATTCGAAATATGTTTTAAAGTCTTTCATCTGATTCGGGTTGGAGCTTGAGCTATAATAGGAGGAACTTCCAATTCTCTCCTTTTTAAAATGGATGTATAAACAGCAACAGTGTAGGGATCTTTAGCAATGGCATCGATTACAAAATCAGGAATGGTTTGAAAACTGTCGTTTTCCGCACTACGTTCATCCTCAAGTTCTATAAGAAATAAATATATATCATTATGATTCCTTATTAGAGCCTTCCAGAATTTTTCAGGAATCTCTATATAGTTTACAAGGGACCATATTAATAGTTCTGATAGTCGGGATCTTATTCTCATAATCAATTCTGCTATCATATCAGGAATGGGTTGATCTTTTCTTATTAGATACTTCACATATTGTAATGACCAATAGGAATCACGCATGATGGCTTCCAAAGTCGATAAAGGAACATCCTCTCCCTTTCTAATCAAAAGACAAGCATACTGTGTGGCCCAATAGGAATTGCTCTCTATTTTAGATATAATAGAGTAGGGAATTTTTCGGGCTTCGAAGTATGTCTTAAAGTCTTTCATTTTATCTATTTCTTACTGCTGCTCGTATTTTTTCGGGAACCACTAAACCGTATCTAAGTAATAGATCATAATATCTGCTAGCGTAAAGTCGGTCTGCTGCTATAACATCCAACACTTTTTCTGGTACTGGAGGAGGATAGTTTGCACTATGTAATTCTCTAACAAATCTATAAGCTGTTGGGGGATTAGAACATATTACATTCCATTGTTCTTCCGATAGTTCTCCATGATATACATACAATAAACCATAATAATCCCCCAAATATTCTCTATACTTATAACCAACAATTCTATTATGTAAAATCGGGGGAACGGGTTTTTTATTTTTAATTAGATGTTCTGTAAACTCCAAGGTCCAATCTATATCAATTGCAACCGCATTTATAATAGATTCGGGAACTTCTTCCCCCTTGTTTACTAGAAACTTAGCATACTCTTTTGCATAGTATGGACTTTTTTCAATACCCCCTATTAATATTTTAGGAATTTGTGCTTCGTAAAAATATTCTATAAACGGTTTCATATCAGATCCTTTTCCCACTCCTCTCCCGATCTTCTGATAACTTCTGGAACTGGTCTACTTATACTATTCAACCAAAGCATCACTTGATAAGATGCAAATGAATTTTGGGATATGATTGATATAAGTTCTTCTGGAACCCTCTTTCCACGATTAACATATCTTTTTGCAATATCATACAAAGCACCCGCCATCTCTTTAACTGCATTCAAAAGAATGAGAGGAACCTCTTTATTATTTTCAATAAGATATAATATAAATCTTCTCAAATCGTCTATTCCTCCTTCAGCCAATGCTATCTTTTCTAAAAATTCTTTAGGAATTTCCACTCCATGATGAACACATGTTTGGGCAAAATAAATAGGTGTATTGGCGTACTTATAAAAGTCCTTTTGATCCAACATTACCTGTTTAACATCTTTTGGTATTTGGTGTACCCTTTCGTTTTTAATCATTGCTATGGCATAATCTAAGGCAATCCCCGGATGTTTCAAAATTTTATCATATACCTCTTTTGGAATCTCATCTCCTCTTTTAACTAAAAAATAGATATACTTAATCAACGCCAAATGATTGTTTAGAATAGTATTGTAAACCTTTGGCGGAATCTGTTGAGATTCGAAGTATGTTTTAAAGTCTTTCATGAGTTTAGATCGGCAATCCAATTGTCTTTTGCTTTTTGTAGTTTTGGAGGAATGTCTATTCCGTGTCTACTTAAGAGTTTCACTGTAATGAATGCATTTTCATTACTCTTAGCGAGGTTATTAATTGCTCCATTATAAATGCTTTGATGAAACCCAACATCTCTATATGCGGATAATACAGTATCTAAATATTCGTAAGAAAACGAGGGGGCTTTTTTAGTTAATACTTCACGAATAATTGCGGGAACACCTTTATTATGGCTAGTTAAAAAGATGGTAAATAATGTGGCTCTGTAAGGTTCTCTGGCTATAGCATTTATGATTACTCTAGGAACTGGCTTATTCATTTCAATCAACGCTCTTGCATAATGATCTGCATGTTGTGACGAATGTGTAATTCTGGTGATAAATTCTTTAGGCACTTTTCTATTATTCTTAGTAAACTCGACAGCTAACAAATAGGAGTAATGATACGATTTAGAAATTCTATCCATTATGGAGTCGGGAACATTAACTCTAGATTCATTCCACAAGGATGCTGCACTACGAATAATGGAAGGAACTTCCATGTTTTCATTATCAAATAATTGTTTTAGATGTCTTGAATGAAAGGGAGATTTAGCAACAGTTTGTATATATACTTCAGGAATATCTTTTTTATTATATATTAATTCTTTTATAAAGAAATATGCTGCCTCTGGAAGTTCTTTTATTCTATTCATAACAACATCGGGAGGAGTTCGTCCATTCTCTATAACTACCATTGCAAATGATGCTATAACATATGGATCGGCTTCCAATAGTTTTTTCATGAATTTTGGTGGAATCTCTTCTCCTCTAACCCCCAATAGACGAGCATAACGAGCAGGATAGTTAGGGCAGTAGGCAAAATGGGTTTGATTTAAAATTCCTGTCAATATTGACTCTGGAACATCCTTATTATTTTCCTTTAGGTAGGATGCCCACCTATATGCCATTTCGGGAGTTTCTGCCAACTTTTTTAACAGATAGGGAGGAAGCTCTTCACCTCTAGAGTCTAGAAATTCGGCATACCTAAACACATATCCATTCATGGACAATATCTTTTGTTCGATATTGGGTGGAATCTGTCGGGACTCAAAATATGTCTTAAAGGTGGGATACACTTATTTATTTAGTGTAAAAATTACATATTCTCTAGGTTTATCTTGGGTCGATTATTAATCAGGTCTACCAAAATGTCCCCATGACAAGGTAGTGGTTTACAATGACATCCCAACACTTTTCCCTCTAATTCAGAAAGCCTTTCCATTAAGTCCGGGTTATCCATAATATAGGCTCTATATGCCGCCACAGCTTCTCCTCTGGTCTTCACTTTATACTTGGCTAGTGTTCCTTCCTTGTGGCTGTAGGGGTTTCCCCATATGGTGCTACGGTCTATAATTACATCATAAGGCTCTTTTTGAATGTTTACCACTCTTGTCATCTACATTATTATTTTAGTATTATCTCTCTTAGTTTCTCTCAAACCTATTCAAAATGGCATTAAACTGAGCGTGAGCTTCATTAGCACCCGCACCATCTATCCAATCCACATCCTCCCCAAGCTTGGTTGCCCAAAAGGTAGGCTCCCAACAATCCATATCCTTCTTAAAGGGAAAGGATTTTAACCAACTAAAAGACTCTCTCTTACTACAATAGTAATAAAAGTTAGACCCATATTCGTCATCAGATTCCCCTTTAAGGTGTCGGCAGGTTTTACAATTAGACTGATCTACTCCCAATTCTTTTTTTAGGTCTTGAATACGCGCTCTATTTTTCATCTTTTCATAGGCTCCACAAGAACATATTTCTGCGGGGGGATCGAAATTATAATTATCAGGATTGTTATAACTAGGAACCCACCCCATCGTAAGCCCCGTCCCGAAACATTTTGTACATAGTGCTTGTTTCATAATTCAACCTTTTACCCACCATATCACGAAATCCTTAAGCGTCAAGGTAAATACTAATGTGAGTTTTAAGGATTTCTACTATCTACCCGAAGCTTTTCGAAAATCCGCAGTCTTGGAGCATCAATATGATATTCCAATGTTTTCCGTTTTTATTAAAAAGGATCTTCTAAATGATCCTACCTACATTGATGAAGAGGTAAGACTCAATGTTAAAAGCAAGAGAATTAAACATGTGTTTGAATTGGCTCGTAATTACATACATAAATTGGGATTTCCTTCCATGCACTCTAATGTTGTTGTGGCAGATCTTTCAAAAGTGAAAAATCAAAACACTGGAAAAAGTAGTGTAGCTGTGGGGGGAGCAGCATATGAAAAAGGAAAGTATATGGAGGTTGATTACAATTCTTTAGTAGATAGTCCGTATTATGCCACACAAATAATTATTCATGAGTGGGCGCATCTATGGATGTTTAATAATAGTTCAAACTTTAAGAAAGCAGTAAAACAACATTATGACCATATATTAAAAACTAATTATGATGAAGCCAATGCTGCGACAAAAAGAAAGGTATATCCTAAGAACCCTAAGATGCTTTCAGGAAAGAGAAATGATGCTGTTCGTGAAGAGATGAGAAAATTGGTGGATTGGGCAAATTCTTATGGGTTATCAAATAACTATGAACTTTGGGCCACTGGCATTGAACACTTTAACAAGCTTCCTAAAGAACACAAGGATGCCATTTTAACTCTTATGAGAGTTACAGGTTCTAGAGAAGAACCTAATAGAAGATTGAAAAAACACCTTTCAACTAAGGTTTAAAGGAAGTTTAATAGAGATACTTTACGTTTTGGTTTGTAGTATTTAACCACTTCATTTTTAAAGAAGTCTGATACTAAAAAGTTTAAGGCTGTCGATTCTTCAGGATCTTCTGCATGGTTCTTATCTTGAACAGCATACTTAATGTAATTTTTAATTGACTGTTTACCATGATCGTCTAGTTTACTTAGAGCGTAATCAATATAGTCCATAGTATCCTGCAACCCTTTTAACCATTGGTGATTGCCACCACGAACTGAAAGATAGGTCGATGCATTCACCCCCAGATTGACAATGTTCTCTAAAATGTCCTTCCATTCCCCCTCTTCCCCCACATCAAGCTCATCGCTTGGTTTGGAATTACGATCAAAGTTAAGAGTTCCCTTGGGTGGTTCAGGAGGATATTCATTTCCCTTAACAATATATTCTAGGTATATTTTAGAAAGGTTTTCTTGATCTTTAGACTTCATAGTATTATTTAGCAGATCTAGCTGCTTCAACTAGATTATGCCCCACCATATTAAAAAATATTGCGGCAGATTCGTCTAAATTCCCCTCAAAGTGAAAGCCCTCTTCATCCCAATAAAGCCTACCCACACCCAACCCACTCTCGTCATGAAATTTGATTTCGTTGTAATTATATACATTGTTAATATTCGTAAAGATGCCATTCGTGTTTGTATTGTATAATGTTCCACCATAAACACTAGATCCCGAAGTTACATAATAATTGGTATTACTCATACCCTATATTAGCATTCCCCATCCCATTGTCAAGAATCAGTATGCCGTTTCCAGAGCATCCTTGAATCTTTTTTGACCTCTGGTTAAAGGAATCTTGACATCAAATTTATATGTCCCCCTATCTCTCACCACTCTACAATAATGTAATGCATCCATTATATCCATGATTATAAAGTATTCATCAGAATAATCATCTTCAGGTATAAGTTTTGTTCCTAATATTTCTTCCATTTTTCTTACAATCTGTCCCCCCACATCAGAGTGTCCCATCATAGTTTTCACTGGTATAAAGTTACCGTGTTTTGAAACCCAGAAACCGTATGGTGGAGATGCGGGCAGATTTGCTAATGTATTAGAGAACCCAACGGTAGAATCAGGAATCATCTGCATTTGACTTAAAAGTTCTGGAGCTACTGCTTCTCCCACCAAAACAGAATCTCTTTGCTTTAGATACATGAGTTTCATATCCTCCACAGCCTTAAGTTGACTAGGGGTAGATTTTCTACCAATTCCCACTTCACTATAAATTCTACCTGTTGTAGTAACAACTCTCATCCAGCCATTATCATACATGAGTATCATAAAGGCATCCCTCAAATTATGGGGGGTTGGAATACCCTGTTTTTTCATCCATGATATTGCAGCATTAACTATAATCTCTGCTGTCTTGTTATGGTTCTGTGTAGGTATAAAATTACCTGACTTATCAATCCAAAAGCCGTAAGGTTTTTGTTCAGGAAGACTTCTTATACCATGTCTAAGACCAATAGCATTAATAGGAACTCTTGTCAAATCAATAGATTCTCCACCATTTTCTTCTTCAAAATATTGTTTAAAAGATTTCATATTCTATATTTTTCGTCTTCTGTTTTGTATAAGTCCTTCACATACTTCATAAATTTTATCTGTGATTGTGTGGGCATGTGACCGAAATTTTTACCGGACTCATAATATAATTGATCCCCCTCCAAAGTTACTCTTATCCATCCAGCACGAAATAGAGTCCCATAAATATTGTCTTGGGGAACTTCAATCAATGGTTTCCCTTGTTCTTCCAGATATCTATTAGCCGATCTAATTATATCCTTTCCCACGCTATAATGTTGCTGATATCTACAAGCAGCAAAGTTTCCAGACTTATCCACCCAAAAGCCATACGGTTTAAATGGAGGAACATCATTCAAGCTTGTTTTCATCCCCATTATGTTTCTGGGAACAAGATCTATACTGGCCCACCAATCTTCCGAATGTTGTTCCCTAAGCATAAGAAAAAGTTTATTAAATGCCAGCATGTTATTATTTAGTCGGAGTTAGCCTACGTCTTTCAGCCATAAGCTTTGCTAGGGGTTCTTGAATTAGTTCATATCTGGAATATTCTTGTAAATCATACTTCATATATGATGTCAAAGCAGGAACAGCGTAACTTAGGTAATAGAATTTAAGTTCATCAGGAATAAATTGTAATCCTTCTTCCCATGCATTTATCTCATACCATAATTGGTGCATACTTACAAGAAAGTGATAATGTTCCAAATCATTTGTTTTTTCTAATTCTTGCTTAAAAGTATCCGCCATTAATTTTCTTTCTGTGGCATCGTTCCATTGTAAAACATGTCCAACTTCATGTGCTAATGTGAATAGAGTTTGAATATACTTTTTATCTAAGGGACCACTACCCACTTTTCCAGTATACCCCCCATATTTTTTACCAGACAACCCCACCATCTTACCCTGTCTTACTGTATATGAAAATTCGTGTTTGTGAATATAATATCCCTTACTTTTAAGAAGGTCTTTCATCTTCTTAAAGTTCTCTCTGGCATGGGCAATATACCTTTTTTGAATGTCCTTCTCCTGTGCCTTAACCTTCGATTTGAACCAGTTTAGGGGGTTTAGAGAGAAACTTTCGTAGTATGTTTTGAAATTTTCCACTGTAATTATTTAGCAATTGTGGTAAGTATATATGTATGAAGTCGTTTCTGAAATTCTTTACCGAAAGCGTCAATTATAATATTGACGACTTTTCGGACAAATGGGAGAAAGCCCTACAAAATTCTGAGGAATTACGGGTCGGATTAGCCCTTATGAAGAAGATTAACGGTCTTTTTCCTAGGGGGGAGATCTATATTGTGGGGGGTGTTCCTAGGGATCTTTTGATGGGTGATCCCATTGATGATGTGGACATGGCGACCAATATTCCCTTTGAGGACTTATCAAAGCACTTTGAACTAAGAAACATCTCCAAGAACGATTCTCAACCAGTTTTCAAGATCATCTTTGGAGAGTATGCCTTTGACCTAGCTAAGTTTAGAGAGGATTCTCAAACCGAAATGGGTAGACAGGCAAATGTATCCACGGAAGTAAATGACTTTGAAACTGATACTAAAAGACGAGACATAACTATTAATAGTTTTGGTCTGGATTCTAATGGTAGAATTGTGGACTATCAGGGTGGTCTAGAGGATCTTAAGAACAAAGTTGTCAGAGCAGTTGGCAATCCCAAAGAGAGATTCAAGGAAGATGCCACAAGGCTTCTGAGAGTCTTTAGATTTGCTGCAAAGATGGGATTCGATATTGAGCAGAATACTCTAAATGCTGCAAAGGAACTGAAGGGATTGTTACTAGATCCTAAGTTAATCTCTATGGAGAGTATTGCACAGGAGTTCTATAAGGCAGCTAAGTCGGGAAAAACTCTATCAAACTTTCTATCCAAATTGGATGAAGCTGGTATTCTTGACGATATTCTACCAGAGTTTACCAGTATGAGAGGATTCGATCATGATCCACAACATCATCCTGAAGGGGAATCACAAGTGTTGGGTCATATTCATGAATGTCTTAAGGCATCTCCATTTAAAGACCCTATTATAAATCTAGCAGTCCTCTTTCACGATTTCGGTAAGGCAACTACTAGAGGAACTAATAAGAGAGGATTTAGCAACTATCATGGACATGAAGCTGCGGGAGTTCCCATCGTTCAAAACATCTTTAACAGATTGAAGTTTAATAATCTTGGACCACAAGAGAAGAAGGATATTCTTTCTGCTGTGGCAAAGCATATGTTAGTTCATGATCTGGATAAGTTAAATCTTAAGACATTAAGAAAACTGATTCACGATCCTTCTTGGAATGTTGTGAAGTCCGTAGCCTTTTGTGATGAAGCATCCAGAGGACCATCAATGTTTAATCCACAAGAATTTAAGGAAAGGATTGAGAGAGCAGAAGCAAAACTTAATACTGTTCCCGGTGGTGCAGACGAATTAAAGAAACAGGTGTCCGCTATTATCAACGGTAATAAACTGATGGAAATGTTTCCGAAGTTTAATCAGGATAGAAAGCAACTTGGTATCTACTTACCAAAACTCCAAGATTGGGTTGCTGATATGTTACTCAGTGGTAAAACTGTGACTGAGAATGATGTGTTTAGAAAAGCTAAACAGATTATTGATCGTTCTTATCACGACCATAAATGAAGGTTTGCATGACATCTACTAGATGGTCAGCCAGCCAACATATTGAGGAAGAATAGAATGCTAAGAATAATGCATCCGGCATTGAGTGATTCCCAAACAGAATCACTTTCCAAAATCCAACGTGAAAGCCTATACAGAGTGAACATGATAATAATTCGTTAAAAAATTTTAGTTTCTTTAGTGGTTTCCTTATGAAGTCTAAAATTGTTCCGTATTTAATTATGAAACAGCACCCAATTAGGGCTAGACTTTCTTTCCAGAGATCAGCCAAGAATTAACCTTTCTTCCTTATTGTCCAGAATCTTAACCCCATCAGAAATCATTTCTGCTTCCTGTTTCTTCATTTTTACAACGTTGCCGTCATCATCGGTGATTTGAATCCACCCATCCCCAAGGTCTGTCACCACGGGACAACCCTTCTTTCCACAACACAATCTAACGCTATTTTCTGATTCTCGCTTAATCATAGTATTAATATTTATCTGCAACGCCATCATTTTCAACAAAAAGTGTAGATTGTGGGCAAAAAAATCCTATTTTCGAAGATTTTTCCCATCAATTTATCTAAATATTAATATAACATTATGAGTGAAAGAGCCGCAAAAGAACAGTTTAATAATACGCAGATGTGGACTAATCGGTTATTACCTATAGCTATGTCTGTGGTATTGGCTGTGTCTTCATGGTTTCTTAACCTAGCGTGGAACAAGATTTCAGAATTGGAATATAAGGTCCACAATATTGAATTAAGTAACGCTACCAGTAGGGGTGTCGAGTTTACAAGATCTGATTGGGTAGAAGCCAAGAGAATAATGGATCAGGATCGAAACAATATGGAAACCCGAATAATCCGTTTAGAGGAAGCGGTTATCGTTATAAAGGATACCCTGATTGAGCTTAAAAAGGATCATAAGTGATAAATATAAGTATGAAGACTTATATTACATGGCCATTGGTCATGTTGGCAGTTCTTTTCGTAGGATGTAAGCCAACGGTTCCTCCAAATCCTCCACCCCTTCCACATAAGGTTGAGAGTGCTGTAGGGGATATACAAAACGTTTCAAAGAACGTTGATGGTGCTATTTTACTAGCAGATAGAATGAAAGACAATGTTGGAGAGACAGGTTCGATTCTTAGTAGGCAAAATCTAACCATAGAAGATAATGTTAATAATCTTGAAAAGTTAAGACAAAAAGTGGTTGCAAGCCAAAAGGTTCAAGAAGCCGAAGTTGTTCATGTTAAGAATGGACTGTTGCTTGTTGGTGAAAACAATAAGAACATTCAGGTTAAGAATGATGGGTTACAAAAGCAACTAGCTGAACAAAGAAGCGTTCTGGAAAGAACTAAGGGAGATGTTTCTAAATCCTATGTAAAGATGATTGAGAAGGAAAGAGAAGCCAACGAACTTAGAACACAAGCCGAGTTTCTACACAATCTACTTAAGTCTAAGGACACTGAAAAGGAAAAGCTAAAGGCTGAATTAGAAAAAGAAAAGGTTAAGTCTGCTAAGGCATCCGTATATAGAAATTGGATCTTTGGAATCGTGGGAGCTTTCGTATTATGGATAGTTGTTAAGAATGTTCTTATGATATACTTTCCATTAACAAGATTTAGAATTTAATAAATAAAATTATGAGTACAAAAAATGTAAGTAATAAGACAAGTATAGTAAAGGATTGGGGAATCGCTGCTGCTGTTGCCGCAGGATTATTTGCCGTTCTAGCAGTAGCAGGTTGGGTTGACACTAAGTTTAACTTTACTGAAATCTATAATCTGGTAGATATCTACGATGTTCTGAAAAAGATCGCTGTATCCTCTGCCTTAGTTTGGACCGTTAAGAAGTTTGTGTTTACAAACACTTTGGGTAAAGACTTTGGAGATGTGTTTGATAGCGGTTGGAAGAAAATGGATAGCGTGGAAAAGACAAGATGGATGTTGGGATCTTTCCTAGTTCTATTTGTCACCATAATGTTTAGCTTCTAATGAAATTATTATTCATTGGTGTTCTTGCTTTAGTTCTTAGCTCTAAGACTGGTGTTGTAGAGGAGAATCTTTCTTTACCAGTTTCCAAAGAGTCGTTGGATATGATTGTTCAATTTGAAGTTGGAGGAAGAAGCTATTACGAAGCCAAACTTCAAAGACCAACTGTTCCCTCATGGCAAACTACTAGCAGTGGTGTTACTGTAGGATTTGGATTTGATCTAGGATATAATACACCTGAACAAATCGAAAAAGCTTTTAAGGGTGTTCTTTCTGATAAAGAAATTGAAGCCATGAAAAGTGTTGCTGGTTTAAAAGGTAAACGAGCATATTACGAAGGTCTACCAAAGGTTAAGAATGTGGTTAGAGTATCCTATGAAGATGCTGAAAAGGTTTTTATTAGAGACTCCCTTCCAAGGTTCACCAAACAAACAGCAGATGCATTTAAACTATCTAAGGATAGACTTAACCCACATTGTAATGGTGCATTAACTTCTCTGGTTTTTAATAGAGGACCATCAACTGCAAATACAGATTCTAGAAAAGAGATGCGTGATATTAGATATCATATCTCTGTGAATAAAGAAGAATCTGTTCCTACCGATTTAAGAAACATGAAACGTCTTTGGTCGTATACCAAATTAAAAGGCTTGCATCTTCGTAGAGATGCGGAAGCTAAGATGTTTCAGAAGGGTCTTGATTCGAATTAATAATTTTCACTATTTCTCTTGAGGAAACCATTACACACTTTTCTTCAATTTCCTGTATTCTTCTTTTAGGAATATCATAATGGTTTTTATGAAACCAACATTTTTTAATGTTTAAATCTTCAGCCATTTTATGAAGATTGTCTTTAGAGTATGGAACACATACCAAATGTCTTTTACCATCAGTATAATATTTTAACTCTTCTGATTGCATAACCAATAAAATTGTCGTTATTGAACTTGGAGACTATAACATATGGGCTATCTGTAAACCATTGTAGTTTTCTTAGTATAGGATTTACTATACATTTTAATTTAGTTTTATGCATTACCTATACATTAGAAATATCTATTAACCGTATTTGTAAATATCTTAGATAGTTGAGGACTTATACCAAATCTCTCTTGATTATGTTCAATGGATTTATGTATATTACCATTCTTATTTCTTTTGGTAGCTGCCGCCCAATCACAGAGCATTTCGACTAGATCCAACAAATCCATATCTTCAATACCATTTGGCCAATGTTCGGGATGGTGAGTATTCTTTGAATAGTGATGATCTATAGCTGGTTTGACTTCTTCTAGAAGTTTTTTATATGCTTCGGTCCCATATTCGGTTCTAGCCAATTTAGGAGTATTAGAAGCAAAAACTGATCTTTCTGGTTCTTCAAATTTAGATGCATCGTGAACCTGCGCTCTTTCATCTAAATGTTTAATAAGTTCCCAGATATTTTCTCTTACAGCATTTACGTGTTTTAATGTCTCTGAGTCATGTAATATTAGTTCGTCATTCATATATGTATTTAATTAAGAGGATAGGGAGGGATTCGAACCCATCGGGCCGCTGTTAGCGACCGCTTCTTTAGCAAAGAAGTGTAATAAACCAGACTCTACCACCTATCCATGACAAATAATAGACTAGTTATGAGGATGCGGTAGGATTTGAACCCACGGACAGGCTGCTAACCCATCTTCCGATTTCAAGTCGGATGCCATAAACCAGACTCGACCACACATCCATAATTTATATTACCATATTCCAACACAATGTCAAGTAGACCCGCAAGGATTCGAACCTTGAATACCTGAATCAAAATCAGGGGTGTTGCCGTTACACTACGGGTCTGTTGGAGGGATGGCAGGGAATCGAACCCTGATAGGCAGAATCACAATCTGCGGCTTTACCATTAAGCTACCACCCCACTCTTCAATTATTATCTTTCTTTATAAGAAAACTTATAGTAACCCTATTCATTAAGTTTTTACCATATTTTTCCTCCAATAGTTCCCAAGGGGTTTTTTCTTTTCCACATCCCCATTCGCTTTCCCAAATCACCTTATCATTGTAGGTTATCTGTCGTTTATATAATGTTTTCGTTTTCATAATGTCCCTTGGGCCAGATTTGAACTGACGACACTCTGATCTTCAATCAGATGCTCTACCAACTGAGCTACCAAGGGATTGCAGTTTTTTGGTGTTTTATGATAGGCGTAAACCTCATCCCATCCCTGCGAACACTAAGGGTTGGCCTAATACGACTAAGGCCAATGGTGGGCATGGTCAGATTCGAACTGACACTATATGCGTTCTAAGCGCATCTCCTCTACCGTTGGGATACATGCCCGTTAATGTGGAGGATATCGGATTCGAACCGATGACATTTGCCTTGCAAAGACAACGCTCTACCAATTGAGCTAATCCCCCTAATTTCCCACTACCGATAATACACAGTGACTATTTCTTAATGGTCGCTACCCCACTCTTACTTTAATTTGTGTCGGATTGTCCTTGGCATCATTGAGTTGCGAACTCACTCTTATCCAAAGAATACTCTATTCCTTGTGCTGAATAGAGGCAGGAGGGCGGAACATTCGGGAGTTGAACCCGACTCACTCGCTCGACAGGCGAGGGTAATAACCGATATACCAATGCTCCGTTATAATTCTTCTTCTGTTAATTCAATAAAATTTTCTGTATGATATCCCCAATAAGTGTGACCGTCTCTACTTACCACAATACAATGCCCATCCATACCTTCAATTTCTCCCAACATAACATATACACCATGTTTTGTAAAGGGATATTCTTTATGATAAGGTTCTGGCATGTTGTCATAATCAAATTTAACAAGTTTGTATTTTTGCATATGTAGGAAGTGACGGGTTCGAACCGCCGACATGCTGAATGTAAATCAGCCGCTCTACCAACTGAGCTAACTTCCCATTTCAATTAATCCCTTTGACCGAGGGGGTGTATGTTTATCTAATAAATATATTTCACTATGCTGTATACTCTATATTATTGCGGCTCCATAAATCTACTTCATTATCTGTTGCATATTGGATAACTTTTTGACGATAAACCTAACTTTAATTGAAAAATTTTATTATGAGTTCCGGGTGTGAATCGAACACACATAAACAGTTTTGCAGACTGTCGAGTAACCACTCCCCCACCGGAACATCTGGCACACGGTTAGGGTATCGAACCCTACTCACGAAGATTTGGAGTCCTCATCGCCTTGCCTTGGACATGCCCGTGTATATTTAAATTTTATCCACTTTATTCAAATCATCTATTTTATAAATCTCTTTAATTATGTAATCATGGACTTTTACACTTACCATAATAAATGGAATATAGTTATATTTTTCATCCATATCTAAAGCAACATAACAATCAGTGTCCTCATATAATCCATGATACTTCCACAACATCATTGTTTCATTTTGCGCGAATCTCTTCTCCCAAAATTCGGATAATGGTAATTCTTTTATGAAAGAAACTATCATAGCAGGTTTTCCGCTATTTTTAGCTCTCTCCATATAATCCATTAAACCCTGTTTGAGATTATTATTCTCCGTAATCATATTTTTCAAAATTATTGACTTTGTGTGTTTTGATTGCTCTCTTAACTTCTTCAATGGCTTCTTTCTCAGTCTTAGCAAGAACACTTATACCAAAATGGGGATTACATGCTACCCACACATTATCTCCACTAAAATACATTGTCAATATTTTATCCTCTACAGGAGTAGTTGGAACATTAACTGATATGGAATATTTTTCAAGCAGTTCATTCACATCCTCAAGACTTCCTTCTTCTATCATTTCCATAGCAGAATCAAATTGTTTTTCGATTTCCTTATCCATACTAGATTTAAAGTCTTCATCGAATAAATATGAATCTTTATAACGATATAAGTTATATAACCAAGACCACATTTCACCACATTCCGTTCCTTCGTAACCCGATAGTTCTTCTAGAAATTGTATTTTTTCTTCGGTGTCCATAATTTTGTTTGTGTGAGAGTATGAGGAATTGAACCCACAGCCTCATCGTCCGTACCGATGCGTTCTATCCGTTAAACTATACTCCCTTACTTGCCCATCAGGATGAATATTCCTAAGAATACTGCTAGAATTGCAATCACGAAAATAGCAGAAATCCAAATGGGGGCAAGAACCCACCACCAAGACCAGTCTATAACATGACAAAGCTTCAGTACTACGAAAGCGACTGTTAACAGTCCTACGAAGCCAATTCCCCCACCTGCACCTGCGCCATTTGATCTATCGTTACTCATAATTATTGTTGTTCTATTTTATTTTCTTCTAATTTTTCTAAAACTGCCACCATAAATTCATCACTAATTTTTAGATCGATAACAAGATATCCCTCATTTAAAAGATTATTGACATTATCTTGAAAGTATCTGTTGTCGCGTTGGGCAACCACTCTTTGTTTAATTCTTCCTGTTTTCATGTTGTTTTTTGTTTGGTCTACTGTTTACTATATCAGCAAATTCGTCCTTGTCAAGATACCAGAAAGGTTTTTTACCATCTGGATACTGCATCTTAGCAAAATCGCTAGGATGAGCAATGACATGGGACAGTAATCTAATCATATTAGTAATATTAGAATCATCCCACTCTCTATCACTTCTAGCTCTTAAAAAGGCTAGAAAGGGAAATGATATGATTCCAAGAACGAAGAACGCGAATGCTATTAGTATATATTCCATAATGTTATTTAAGTTGGCGTAGTTGGGATCGAACCAACGGCTTGAACCTTATCAAGATTCTACTCTACCTCTGAGTTATACGCCATTTGTGATACAAGAGTGTATCCTCTACTCTCTTCTTCTTTGATTCTTTCTTTAAGGACTTCATCTGAACAATTATATATAAAAATAACCCCCATGCCATCTGGTGCTTTCATTTCAACCGTCACAACTTTTAGAGGATTCTCTTTTTGTGGGGCCAAAATTCTTTTACTTTTCCTCGGTCTTTCCATATATCAATCCTTCAATTCTTTCATCTGTGTAAGCATAATTTCTAGATTAGATAAAAATGTTTCCTTAGTGATCTTATTCATTAGATAACTAGTACACATACTCAGTAATAATTCAACATATTTATTCATTAATTCAATTCTTCCCATCTTTTGTTTTTCTGAACTCCATCACAGTCACAAACATCATAGGAATAATCCGTATGATCGTGACCAGTAGCTATATATTTTTTCTTAATCTCTTGACCACATTCAGAGCAACACCACAAACTCCAAGGTTCCATGGTATTGATATTCAGCCCCATTTCTTTATATACGGCCCTTGCCTTACAAAGTCTTTTCTTATCATAAGGTCTATTATAGTCAGACTCATAAATTGACATTTCATTGGTTTCCCAAAACTTTTTATACTCTGAAATTCTTGCCTTGGTTTCTTCAACTTCACGAAGATATTCTTCCTTCAAGGAACAAAGGCTGTCCTTGTATCTCTCAAGCTGCTCTTTGATAAGCTTTCTTTGTTCTGGTGTCGTTTTAACTTTGATTTTCATATTAATAATTCTCCTCTGGTAAAATTATTGGTTCACATTTAATTACTCTGTTTATGAATTCCTCTTCTGAAATTATTTCCACTCTACCTCTTTCAAAGGAAAACCTTATACCCCTAATAGTTCCGCTGTAAAAGGGATATCCACTTCCCCACCCATCATCACCTCCAGTTATGATGAATTCTGTTCCTTTCTTATAAGGATAAGAGTTTTCAATAAGTCTACCGTATTTCATATTATTTTCTAATGATTAATCTCCAATGTTGATCCATATCCAATTCTTTTGTTCCAATATGATACCAAGCTTTTTTTACCACCTCATCATGAGATCCCCAATCTCCTAAAAGTTCAGCTATTTCAGTAACCGTAATTGGTTGTAGAACTTCTACAATAGATACAATATCAAATCCTTTTTCAGCAAATTCAGGAAAACAACTCAACCCCAAAGCGTTTAATTCGGCTTTAAGTTTTTTCCATTTTTGGAAATTTTCTTTAATTTGTTCTTTGTTCATATCATTTGTCCCTACTACAATACGCTATTCCAAAAACCATCCAATGGAGAAGAATAAGTCCTCCAATAAAACAAAAACACACAATCGGGGCTTTTATAAAAGCCATAACGATTAGAGCAAGGACTCCCAACAGGAAGATTATTGCTCCTGATACTCCAACAATGGCTGCTATCATTTCTTCTGTTTTTCTTTTCATATTATTTCTTTACTAGTGATGCCCAAATCATTCCAACGTTTGCCATAGCATACGAAACCCAAACAATGGCCCAAGGCCAATTGCCTTTAATTGCGTATCCCACTCCTGTAGAGAAGTAGATAACAAACACAACGCTAATCATTATGGTTTCAAAGCTCATAATTTTCCATCCATTCCTTCAAATTTATGCAACCAGTGTGCAAAATGCTCAGGGGTTAATTTACTCATATCAAGATCAGGGTGGGATTTCTTAAATCTTTCAACCAAGTCTCCCACTTTCTTATTTCTAGACCCTACAAGAGTATCTAAAAAAGCTAAATCTACCAATTCTTCCGCAGCTTTTCTTAGGGCTGCTTCTTCTGGTGTCACGTATATCATCTTAATTCTGGTTTGAATAATCTCCACCTGTCACTATCGATGGATTTTACACCCTGATCGATATTTGTCAACATCAACTTTAACTCTTCAAAAGAATTGTAGATGTATTTGTGTGGCATCATTCCCATGATCCATAGTGGAGTCTTGGCTTTACCACCTTCAACAACCACAAAGGTTGGTCGCTTCATTCTTACACTAGTTACCAACTCTTCAATAGTTCCAAATGTGGGAACCTTTGGATTGATGTAACAAATAATAAAGTCTGATCTATCAACCATCGATAAGTCAAATGCTCTTACTCTTTTAAAGTGTTCATGAACTTCATCGAAGTCTCCCCCATTCATCAACTTAGCCATTTTGGAATGAGTTTGTTCATCCTCTTGTGGAGCATTGGTGAATGGTTTCTTATATGGATCAAATACAGTCACTCCCATTTGGTGAAGAAAGCTTGTCATGTCTTCTCTCCATTTTCTACCATCAGCATATTCCATTGGGCCGATTAGGTAGGTTTTTGTTTTGTCTAGTATATTCATATTCTTATTCTCTATTGGCTCCCAAGGACTCGGAGATTCTTTACAATAACATGGATGGTAAAGTTCGTCAAGTCTTCCTTTATTTGGATCAAACTCCGCCCCGCATCTTTTACATTTCCATTTCATTTTTCTTCTTCCATCACTGACTTCAATTGTTCGTAAAATTCTGGTAATCCGTTAATCACAGAATCTGCCATAAAAATCATACCTTCTACTTCTCTTCTACGATTATGAACTTCTTGTTTTTGTTTTTCGTTTAGTTCATCAAACGGCTTTTCTATTTCAATACGGAAATAGAAGCGCATTGTTCCATATTTTTCTTTAACCTGTTCGGCAACCACCTGCATTTTTGGGGTATTACTACTAACCCAAGCATAGTTCTGCATTGCATTGCAAAGTCTTTCAATCACGGGCATCCAAGCATAAGGAACCTCAAGCCCCCAACACATACAGGTTTGTTGTGGGGGGAGATCCTTTTCCTTAAAGATCTTGGGGTATTTTTCAAAAATTTGTTCTTGTGTAAGTTTCATTTTAATTATATCCTTGAATTTTTATATCTTTGTGTTTGATTGGGCAGTATTTTTCATAATACCAATACTGGAAAAATGGTCCACCCCCAAAAACATTTACGATGTCGGGAAAGTCTTCGTATCTATCATAGGTTCTCCAAAACCAATGACAAAATGGTACAAATTCAAAAGTAAAGTTTCTCCTAGTATTCATTCAATATGTACTTTTAGATATTTTATAGTATATTCTCCCTTTAATCCAAAAATCTTTGCGATTCCTAGATAGAGTTTGGCAAATACTTTATACTTAAAATGTATTCTTTTAAGTGTGTGTTCTTGCCCATCAATTCTGATTATTACCCATCTCAACTCTTTCATTGATTTTGATATAGTGTGGGATTGTAGAATAGAATATCACCATTCTCAGCAATCTTCTTGTCTTCATATGGTGCAACTCTGCGTCTATAAAGTTCTTGTGCCACTCCATTCAATGCTCCCAACATATCATTATAGGTTTGGTAGCATTCTCCTCTAGCGTATAGGTATTCCTCTAATAGAAGGTGAATAGCGTAATTTAATTCTCCTGCATTTTCTGGAACTTCCTTATGTTCCATTCTAACTCTGTCTTCTTGTTTAATGTATGGCATATGTTTATTTTTTTCCTATTTCTTTTTCGTATAGTTTCATTAGTTCCATATCAATTATTTGTAATTTAGATAATGGAAGAAGTTTATCAGGCATGACCTTAACCAGATTTGGTTTATAAATTGAAGTAGAAGACCTCCACGTTTTCTTAAGAAAAACGTATTGGTAGTATTGAAGATACAGATTGGCTTTTTGGGCATACTTTTTAGTATCGAATAGATCCCACTTTTTAGAAAGCTGAATGGTTCTTCGTTCACAGTCTCTTTCCAATTGAATCAATCCAAAGGCTTGATCCCAATCTTTTATACAAAGAGTTCCTTCAACCATATTGGTCCAAAACTTACCATTATCCTGTTCCCAGAGAGGGTCTTTTTCAATTGCTTGTAACATGTGACAAAACTCATGGCAGTAGACTTCTTGAAACATATGGTGCTTTGCAGCAACAACAATTTCCTCTCCTGTACACCACCCAGAACAATAAGTACCATCTTCTAAGTACTTAATTTTTTTAGTATTTTTAATTACTAACTTCTTATTATGTTCCTTAAGAAAATCACATGACCATGCGAAGAACTTCTTAAATTTAGGCGAGCAATTTTCGATGGCTTTATTCATATGTATTACTTTAGCATAGGGAGGGGGTTTGTCAACCCATTTGGGCAATAAAAAGGGCGGGTATTTAACCCACCCTTATTATTTGGACCTGTTAATTATCGGTTATTTTGATTCATCATCAACACCACCAGAGGGGTCTTCAGCACCACTTGGGCCACCAGATCCCTTTCCGGGGTTTGAGGAATCCACACCGTCAAGGTTGTTACCGTGACCATTGTTGTTCTTATCAGATATGGTTACAAGTAGAGCAATATCTTGATAATCAAATTCACCATCAGTAGTTTTTGAAGCACCAACTTCCATAAGAACGATAGCACTTGTTGGACCGACACTGATCTTACTAGTTCCATCAACATATGGAGCCAAGTAACTTGCAAGTTTACCACTTGTCTTAAGATCATAAGTAGTTGGAATCTTGTCACCATCCACTAGAACAACAACTCTTAAATTAGAACTATTACCTGTGTAAAAGGGAGATAGGGTATTATCTACTTCAAATCTTCCACCAAAGTTGACAGATGCGCCAACATTCAAGCTCTTTGTGTAAAGAACGTGGGCAGGGTCAACATCAGCATTTGTTCCATAGAACAATTGTTGAAACCCGCTACCAGTATTCATTCTAATATCCACATTGCTAGTAGCTGCATTGGCATTTCCACCAGTAACACCCACACCGATTGCTCTTACGGAAACATAAGATTGTTTGGTGAGAGTAACGACCCCCTTATTAATAGTGGCAAAACTACCCACATTTGAGGGATAGGAAATACGCCACGATAGAGTAGGGTATGTTCCAGTTCTTACAACTGTTGGAGTTGTTACCATATCCCCTGCTGGAACGCTAGGGATTAATTTCTTTGATTGTCCCGCAGCAATCACACTTGTTGCTAAAATGGCAACCATCACCGACACTGCATACTTTATAGTTTTCATATTTTTGTTTGGTTTTTTGTTTCGTGGTTCCTCACCACACTATTATTTAATCACAAAATGCCTCAAATGTCAAAGGATTTCCTATACGCGATCACGTTATATGGTCCCATTGGGATAGGTATTCTTCCTCTTCCTCCATAAGATCCCATTCAACAGCATCCGTAAAATCCACAGGAAGATTAACCCCTTTAACATTATCTTTAACCCATAATATATAAGATGGGTCGATTTCTGCCACATCATAGTATGTTTTATCCGCATACTTACCAAACCCAACCTTGTCTTTATATGGATCAATCATGAGTCCCACCACAGAATCGAACTGTGATCCCCTGATTACAAAACAGGAGCTTTACCATTAAGCTAGTAGGACACAGGGAGAGTTTACAACTTTACCTTATTTGTTACATATTTTCTATTCAACATATAATGTAAACTACCCTTGCTAGGAATTTTAAATTTTTCCATAGTTTTGTGGTAGGATTTGCATTCATTATAAAAAGTTTTTATTTCACCCATTTCATCATCAGTAAACTTTCTATTGGTTGATGATGCATTTACTGCACACCGAACACGAATTTCTAAAGGTTTATCCATCATGTTATCTGATGCGCTACCAATACCAATATTTTTTCGACTGTTATCCAAACAATTACTATTAATATGTCTAACATGGATACCCCTTTCAAAAATCTTATCACCATATATTTGATATGCTTGTAATCTATGAACTGGAATTGCTCTAGAAACTGCTCTATGGTGTATGTCTGTATTAAGTCTTATCGAAAAACAGAAATATCCAGTACTATTAGTATATAGTTTCAAATTATTATCTTTTGGAGATATTACATTCCCCTCATCATCACACCTATAACCTAGGTTATATGCTAGTAATAAACATTCTGCACATTTACTTAACTTTTTCATGTGTGGATGGTCGGAATCGAACCGACAACGCCTACTTGGAAGGAAGGCAGTATAACCATTTACCTACATCCACATTTATCAACCAAGAGAGGTCATTCGTTAACACATAGCCCTCACCATTTCACATTCGGTATAATGTAGTTCGAAGTTCCACCATACCTATTTGATTGATAATTTTCTACAATCTTCATATGGCCATATAAATTACGGGTATTGTAGCAGCCCGTGAGAGGCACTCGTCCTCTCAAACTTATTTACTCTTTTCTTTGTCTTTGTCAATATTCTGGTGGGTGCGATGGGCTACGATCCCATGACCTACTGGTTAAAAGCCAGTTGCTCTACCAATTGAGCTACGCACCCTTGGGCTTCTTGCTAATTTCAGGTTTCAACTATTCGTCAATGGTTGTTATCTGTAGGTTCGAAGCGATAGGACGGATTTTACCCCGGTTTTAATTATTGATTTTCTTTGCCATATATCTAAGAACAGCACAAACATTATATGGTGATGGCATAATTGATGAATCGTTTTCCTTACATCCTTTTTCAATAGCATCTGCCATAGCCATCAATGCTTTACTTTCATCCAACGAATGTTTTTGATTAATAGGTAACTCACCATGTTGCCACCTATACAACTCCACTTTGGCCCAAGAATCTTCTGGATCTGGAATTGTTTTGAAAGAAGATTTACCCTTTATTCTATTTCTTTTACCCATAATCTTTTTCTAGTTACTCTTTATAAATACATTCAACAGTTGCAACACCATCATAATAATGTTTAATATAATTCTTCTCTAGCCACTCATATGCAGCAACAATATGAGGAACATAAATTTTAGCGAAGGTGTTTTCAGTGTCTATTAAATACCATCCTGTTCCTCTCCACTCCATACTAAAGACTGATTCATATCCACAAAAACCAGAATCGTCTTTAAACATTATTTGATTATCATGTTCCGTAACTCTATACGGAACTGCACATAAAGTTGTTGTCATTTCTCTCATAATCTTTTCTCTCTAATTCTCTTTGCCTTTTCCAAGGCTCTTTCTGCTGCATGTTCGTATTGTTCTGCTGTAGGCCATCCTGCAATCATTCCAACACTTACGTCATCAAATGCTTTTACTTCACGAACTATCTTACCATCAGATCGAACCATACGCAAGTTATTTCTTGGGAATTGTCCTTCCAATGCATCCAAATAACCATCACAATAGGTTCTTGTTTGCATTTTTATAAATGCTACCCACTTGTCACCAAGAGGACACTCTATATTATAGGTGTATTTCATTTTTGAACCTTTTCTAATTTCTCAATTCTATCTAGAAGATGCAAAATTATTTTTCGATATCCATGATTAAGTTCATCATCGGAATCTATCACCCCCTCAAATCTTTTTAAACATTCTTGTAATGATATCTCTTCTTCCTTCTCTTTTTTAAATATATCTAAGTTAAACATAATTTATTTCTTTCTTTTGTGAATGTTTTTAATTATCTTATTATAATTTTCATTTCTTCCGATATTAAATTTAAGATCAGCGTCTCTTGCAAGTCTTTGTAGGGTAAAAAATGGCAAGTTGAATTTTTTTTCTGCTTCTCTAGATGTGTGACATTCTATATACATGTATTCAGCCACCTCCCTTTTAAATTCGTCCGTATATTTCGTGTTTGCTTTTTTAGCCTCTATTAACCCTCTCACTGATCTTTTCTTTCTAATGTCTTCTGGAATGTCTTGTTGGTTTTGGTAATTATCACCGATATCAATATTATTAATATTATTATTTTTTGGATTTCCATCTAAGTGTCTGGTCATTATACCATCCTCAAACAATTTATCGCCATATTTTTGATATGCTTGTAGTCGGTGTAATTTTACGGGATATGAACCAAAACTTACATTATTTGAAAATATTAAATACCCATCTTTATCCTCTCTCAATCTCCTCGGCGTATTGTCGGGAGATAATAGGTTTCCTTCTTCGTCACACCTAACCCCCTGATTATATGTTTCAACTAAGGCTATGTTGGATTTAGAAACTTCTCTATTTTTTTCACTATTTACACGTTTTAGAATTTTGCTATGGTATGATTCTATGTGAGGAATCTTTACAGGATCGTTACTATATTTATCTCGGTATTTTTTAATTATTGTAATAATTACTTTATTGGTTTTTCCGAATTTATTCATAGCCTCTCTTTTAGTTTTTACACCAATATAAATATAATCTCCGACATCATCAATTAAGTTATCGGTATATTTGGTATGTGGACCATGAATATATATTTTATCGTCTGTGGTTTTTCTATATTTCCAAGTAAGGTATGTGATGGTACTTTCAGGTAAATCAAATTCCTCAACTGCTTCTCCAAAGGAATGTCCTTTGTTGTAGATATAGTCTACAATTTTCTCGATTAGAGAATCACTATACTTTGTTCGCTTCGGTTTCATTCTATGTCGGAATATTGGGATTCGAACCCAAAGTCTCTTGCTCCCAAAGCAAGCGCGATACCAGATTACGCAATATTCCGTAGTGGTCATTTTTAAATGTGACCAACATTATAACGATTTATTTCATACATCGTTGCTCATTACCGACAACCTGCTCCCAAGGTAGGGGTCGAACCTACGACATTCTGATTAACAGTCAGACGCTTCTGCCACTGAGCTACTTGGGATTTTACATAACCCCCGTCAAGGAATTATGGGTATTTTATCTCTTGATTGATTACTTGTTTCGGTTTGACGACCTACTTTCTTTCATCTCAGATGGAATTTTACCATTACCAGATTTTTCTTCATTTAATCCTAAAAGCTCCAATATAGGAGATCTTTTTGAATTTTCATAATGCTTCGGATCATTTGGATCGAAGGGGACTCCAAGAGCATTGGAGGTTGTTTCCACCCATTCCATATATGTAGAACTTTTAGGAATGAGTTTAATTGGTTTGTATTCTTTCATGATCGGAGTGGAGGACTTGCACCCATAGTTACTCATCTAGAATTTTCACTATGTTTTTCCAACTTCCCCCTAAATAGAGGACATTTTACTTGCTACTAACTCCGCGTTTTCAACTAAGCAGTATTTTTTCTTCTGCCTTTGTGAACTTGGTCATAATAAATTTAATTTCATCTCTTGTCAATTTACTACGAATATTCTCTGCCAGTTTTTGTCTTTTTTCTTTTTTAGTCAGTTTCTTATCTTTCTCTTTCTTATTATAATTTTCGATGATATTTCTTTCTTCGTCAACAAATTTTTGAATAGTCTTCTTCCAGTTTTTATCCCAAAGAAGTTCTGTGGGAAACCCATACTCATATGTATACTTACGAGATTCCAATGACCATCCAGCCTTTGAATAGTAACCCGGACTATTCTCTCCACCAATTGAAATATACTTAAAATCGTTCTTTACATCAAAATTTCCACCACTCGATCCGTCTCCGTCAGCATATTCCACATCATTTGAAAATGCCCACCAATCCATAGTTCTATTCTGCAAAAAACATATATATTCCCAAACTTCTTGAGTTCTCCTAGAAATTTTATCTATGATTTTATCATAATCTCTTTTAAGAATATCTTTACTCTTCAACTTGTATACTTCTTCTTTAGTTATCATAATTATTCCCCTATTTCAAATTTAATTATATCCTCATCAAGATTTATCTTTATATTTTTATACATCTCATCGAAAGGTATAAGACTACCATTTTCTTGTAGGAAGAATTCTAATCTGGCACTTCCATCACCATCAACAGATACTAGTAAATCTCTACTAGCACCAACTCTTCCTAAACGTTGTATGGTATACAAAACTTTAAAAAGTTCTATTACTTCTTCTTGTCCACCAACAACTCTAATATCCGTATATATGTTTTCCATGCGCCGAAGGATAGTTGTAAGCTACCATTTCTCCACACGAAAAGGTGGGTGAATTTAATTTATTCGACTTCGGCTTTAATTTTATTATATCTTTTTCTTACTGTAGTATCAGATACATTATATTCTTTGGCAATTTTTGTAAAAGATATTTTATTAAAATCGACCAATGATAGAAGGTAATCATCTTCTATTTTAAATTTTTGTGGCAATGATTTAGATTTGTGTTTGGAATTACATGAATAATCATCTAGGGTATTCTTTTTATTTCTACCAGAAAACGTAGAAGTTTGTGAGTTACAATTAGGACATAAAAATCTAAGATTTTCTAATCTATGATCGTTGGATATTCCATTAATATGATCTAGAATTAAACTTAGATCTTGACCATTCCATTTTGAGATTCCACAATTACTACATTCATATTTTATAAGATTGTCAATTATGATTCTTTTCTTTACTGTTCCTCTAGCTATAGAAGAGTTTTCTTGAAATAGGTCTTCGTTTGTATGAATTCTACATTCGGGTATTGGGTTACGTTCTTTCTTCCAGTGTGAAGTATCAAGATTGAGTCTTTTGATATGCTTCTTACACCATTTAAAATTACTACCGACAGCAGACCTATTCATCTTTCTAATAACATTAGATATATTATTAGATTCTTCGACTGCTTTTATAAAATCTTTATCGTTCACGGTGCAATGTGTGGGAATCGAACCCGCATTGAGAGATTTAGAGTTTCCTGTCTTAGCCGTTAGACGAACATTGCATTTGGTATACTTTTCAGCATACCATTTTATTGAACATTGTCAACTGTTATTCTTGAAACCACCTTTCTACTTCTTCATCGTAGTTCTTACCATATGGTAATCTACCGAATTTGGTGGCCAGTCTCTTAACCTCTTTTTTAATATACTGCATATCAAACGCAGTAGTATAGGTCTTAGACTCTATTTTCTTATAGGGGATTCCTTTTAGAAACCCGTAAGCCAATTGTGCAGCCCTTGCTGCTGGTCTTACATGGAACCTTCGATGAGCGTTAAGTTCAAAGAAATCCTTTGACCTTGGGTTTACATTCATCTTACCCCCCTTCTTTACTCGACTTTCTTCTAGTCGAATATATCTAGCTTCCTGTGCTAGTTCCTTTACTCTTACACGCAATCCACTAAGGAATGCACCGTCTCTTGCGCCTGTTTCGGCAGTCGCTACCTATTGTTTTTGCATAGATTCTTTAATAGTATTTATCAATTCGTCAAACTTTTGTGTTAATTCTTCATCAAAATTTGGATCACCCATCAATTCTTTCAAGACCAAAAGGTATTCATCTTTCAGCCTTACACCTTCAACACTTTCCAAATATCGATCATTAATGCAGTCATTGATATGATCTGCTGTTAATCTTCCGAATTCTTTATCGTTAAGTTTTACTAACCATTTAGGTTCGAAATTCACAATCTGACGTTCAAATGTAATCATGTAATGATTTAATCACACTTTTCGTTTTTGTCAAACATAAAAACGTCATCGACATTGATTTTTCGATTGTTTAGTTTGACGGAACCCTGTTCAAGTTCTCTTTTGATTTGTGTTTTCGACTTCTCAATTCCAAAGGTATGTTTCCAAACCCATTGAATAAGATCTACTGCTTTATAATATACTTTCATCCTTCAACTTTCCATTTTGTTTGATTTCCGTCTTTATCAGAGAAAATGAATCTATCGGACTTTAATTCTTTGTCAAATATAGGTGATTTCATTTTTAAATATTTCTTTCCTTCTCCGGGATTTAAATATGCTATTGTGAGATGTGGTATATAATCTGGGTAATTATTAGTGTGTTCTAATTCTCTAGCTTGTTTATTAAGAGCATGTAGAGATTCAGAATCTACAGAACATTTTAACACATCATATTCTTCATTTTCAAATAATGATAATCCAGTAAGAGTATATGTTACAGGGTATAGATCCATTTGATCCTTCACTAATTGTGGGGATTGTTCATGAATCCCATAAAGAACCGTAATGTGTGGTTCTTTTTCTAATCCATGACCTTCTTCATTATATATATCAGATTCCTTAATATTACTTTGAATTTCTTTAATTTTTGGTAGTAATTCTTCACAGTCTAGCATTAAACACGCATAAGACCTAGGTGCTGCATTTTCACTCATTAACCAATATTCTATAAAAGTTTTCATATATTTTATTTATGGTGTATAGGGCTGGATTCGAACCAGCGAACCCCGAAGGGAACAGATTTACAGTCTGTCGCCTTTAACCACTCGGCCACCTATACTTTATATTCAATCATCCACCTTTCTTTCTTTAGTAGTTTTCTTCTCCTTATACCATTTCAACCACTTTCCAATAAAGGGAGATTTAATCTTAAACTTCGTTCTTAATTTCTTCAGACTCATTTTGATTATTACTCATTGGTTGAACTCCTATTATATCTTGCACACTAAGGGTTGGAAAACATCTATTTACAATTTGTGGAAGAAGAAATGTTAATTTTCCTTCTTTTAGTTTCTTCATGGCCTTGTCAGAATTTCTCTTAGCTCTTGCAATTTCTTTTTTGGTTGGTGGTCGCCAACTATCCCAAAGAATAGAACCATCTTTATCAACAGTTCCCCAACCTTTTAGAAAGTCGTGAATTCTATGATTCTTATGACCTGATGCAACGAAAAGATTTGGGTTCTTTTCTCTATATCTTCTATTTCTCATCTTGTTCTAATTCTAAATGTTTAACATCAGGTTGTACTCCATAAATTTTACTACATTCGTTACATCTAGTTTTACTAAACCAAAATCCAGTAGATCTTCCAATTTTAAGAGTTCCGCAATGAGGACATTTTAATAAAAAGGTCCAAATGCTTGTTTTAAGAGGGTTCCCCCATGTATCTGTTCCATTAGTTATTGGGGTTCCATGTAAATCCGTATTAGCATCCCATATCTCTTCTGGTAAAGAGTATGCGTATACTATATGTTCTTCTGGCAATACTGTTTGGTCTAGTGGGTCAACATGTCCCTTGTTTCTTCCTATATTCATATCTTAATTAGTTTGAGATTTTCGAATTTCAAGTTGGAGTAGTCAGATTTGAACTGACGATACGGACCTTATGAGAGTCCTGCCTTACCACTTGGCTATACTCCAGTTTTGTAGTCTCTCCTACTGTCAAGCCTATCCTTTATTGGTAGGTGGCTTCCAAACCATAGTTGCGGGTGGTGAAATTGAATCACCCTCTCCTGCTTATGAGACAGGAATGGTCAACCAGACCACTTACCCGCATTATTAAAATAATGTCTTCTTCTATGACAATTAGCACACCTGATTTCACACTTATCCATTTCTTCAATTAAACTTTTTTCAGAATAATTATGTGCTATAGCATCAGCGATATTGAAACACTTTTCAGATTCTATAATATGGTCAAATTCTAAAACTATAGGATCTGATTCCCCACAATCAATACAACACTTTCCAGATAGGAAATTACTCCTCATGGTTTTCAACTTAGTTTTATAT